GGTAATACAGATGCTACTAGAAAAGTTTTCTCTTATATGAATGATTTAATGTTTAATTAAGGAGTAGATTGATTATGTTGTATAGAGATATTAAAAAACGACTTCCAGAACTTTGCAAAGAATTAGTTCTTATGATTCCTAAAGATATTGAATACTCATATCATGAAGACTATGAAGGAAATGTTTCTGTCAAAATTGTAAAAGATGAGGATAGAATCAATCTAGAAATTAATGATATTAAATTCAGTATTGGTCCTTCATACTTTGCAGAAAGATATTATCTAAATTGTGAAAAATATGAAGATGCCTTTTCTAGAAATCCAGAGCCTATTATTCTTTTATCAAAACTATTTACAAATTTAGCATGTGAATCAGATAAAGAATTTAATAAGGTCATAGGAGAGGGAGATCAAGAATCTGATAAAGGTATGATTAGATTCCAAATCATGAAGATAGCTAAAGGGTTCAATGATCTTCATGGATGGTTTTCCAATCCAGCTTATCTTAAAGCAGAAATTGAAGAAGCAGAAGAACGAGCATATTATGCTGAACAACGTAAAAGAGATGAAGATTCTTTCTGGGAAGAAATGGCTGCAGTTGGAGTGACTCCAGAAGATGTATATGATTAACATTTTATATGAAGTCTTATCGGGATATTATTAATAATATCCTGATGGACTTTTAAATAATGAGAAATTTAATAAAACTCATTATTTTTTCTTCTAATTATGGCTTATGAGGTGAGATTATAATGCTCAAAAAACAGTATTTCGACACAAACACTAATACGGTTAGTACCACTAGTATGACTGCAGCAGAATTGCTTGTAGAGGTAGAAGATAGACTTAAGAAGTATGAAACTTTAGTATTTAATAAAGAGATATTAATCCATGCCTTAACATTGGCATCTATTTTTCCTAAAGACTGTAAATCCCATTTTAATGATCCTCATTATCTTATTTCATTGGCTGAATATACTGATCATGATGTAGATCTTATGATTTCACTAGTATCTGAAAAATATGGAATTAGATATAATGATCTAAAAGAATTATACGATTATATTATTAACAGATATACTATCAAATATTATGATGGTGGTGTAAGAAAGAAAGAATTCCAACTACCTACATATGTAAGAGTTATGTGTGATATCAATAAAGGTTTGCAAGTTAAAGAAATTATTAGTAATAGAGCTAAATGATATAGTAGTTGTATACTATAATAATGGAAGCTATAATAACAAAATAGTATTCTTTGATTAAAATTGAAAGGAGAATGGAATGAAGATTCCAAATAATTCTAATCTCTCCAAAGAGATGACAGCTAATATCAAGGATTACTCTAAAAAGATCAAGAGTCTTGAATCCTTTGCTAAATCTGTTCGAAAGAACCCAGGCCAGTATTTATCCTCAACTGGTAATGAGGGTCAATTGAATGCTATTCGAGAAGTATTTCAAAATGCTACAGATGAATTGAATAGACTAGTATCTCCATGTGATAAAGTATGGATTGAGTTCTGGGAAGGTTCTTTTAGAACTGTAGTAATCGATAATGGCCGTGGTATCCCAGCAGAAGATATTGTTCGTGTATTTAGTAGGGAACATACTTCTACAAACTACGAAAAGCATAAAGGTGAATATCCATCTGGTCTTCATGGTGTAGGGTCTAAATGTACCAATGCTGTATCTTCTAGATTCACAGTTACTACTTATCGATTAGGTAAAGCTTATCAAATCGAATTCTCTGAAGGTGAACCTTTAAAGAAATATGGAACTGGTAAGAAAGGTCCTGATGGTAAAGAAATCTTTATGCCTAAAGAAATCAAATATCCAGCTGGTGCTCAAGGTACTGTAGTAGATTTTGAACCAGACTTTTCTATCATGGGTGAGATCACATTACGTCATAAAGATATATATCGTTTAGTATCTAATATTGTACCACTATTAAAACCTGGTGCTGAAGTATTCTATACTGCACATCTTTTAGATGGTTCTACATTTACAGATCACTTGGTAAATAAAGATGGTGTTCTTACATATCTTATCAACAAAACTGATAAGCCTATGATCAAACCAATCATCTATACTCACGATACTGGTGAGATGAAAGTAGAAGTTGCTATGACTTATGTAGCTAATGTAAATGCTGGTCCAGATGTAATGACATTTGCAAACACTTCTCCAGTAAATACACAATTATCCACTCCATCTATTGGTTATTTTAAAGGTGTATGTGACTTCTTTAAAGGTTATATGAATAAGATCTTCTTAGCAAATAATAAGAAGAAATTAGAAGTAACTAACTCTGATGTGTTAACTGGTTTAGTTGGTATCGTAGCAGCAGCTCATATGGACGTTATGTTTGATGGTCAAGCAAAGAACGTTTGTAAAACTCAAGAGCTAACACCATTTGTTAGAGAAGTAACTATTGACGCATTAAAAGATTGGTCTAAGAAGAACCCAGATGATTTGCAAAAACTTTGTAACTTCTTAAAAGATGTAGCAACAGCTCGTACCAAAGCAGATAAAGAAAAGATTAATATCTCCAAGAAATATAAGACTAATACAATCTCTGGTACTCCTAAAGGGTTTATCAAAGCAGAAAAGAAAGATCATTTAGAGTTATTCATTGTAGAAGGTTTATCAGCTGCTTCTCCATGTCAAACTTCTCGTAATGAATATCAAGCTATCTTCCCAATTCGTGGTAAAATGCCAAATGCATTCTCTAAGTCTAGAGAAGAGTTCTTGAAGAATGAAGAAGTTCAAGCTATCTTAGCAATTATTGGTTGTGGATATGGTAAAAACTTTGATATCTCCAATTGTAAATATGATAAGATCATTATTCTAGCAGATGCTGACTATGATGGTTTCCATATTAGAACATTGATCTTGAAATTCTTATTAACTTACTGCCGTCCTTTAATTGAAGAAGGAAGAGTATATGCAGTATTATCTCCATTATACCATGTAGATAAAGGTACTAAGAAATGGAAGTATTTCATTGATAAAGATGACTTCACTCAATATGTGAGGGATGAGTTCGTAAAAGCAAATAAAGTTGTACATCAAAAGACGAAGAAAGAATTCACTAAGTCTGAAATCTCTTCACTTATTATCAATAATAACAACTATGATTTCTATATGGAACGCATTGCCAATAACTATATGATTGATCCTATCTTATTAGAAGATTTATTACTATTAAGAAACGAAGCATTCAATAAATTCAATGATTTCAAGAAATTGATTAGTAAGAAATATAAGTATCTCAAAATAGAAAGAAAAGGAGATGCTGTATTGCTTAATGGTTTGGTAAATGGTATCAATGGTGATAGAGAACATACTATCATCTTCAATGAACAATTGATCAATGCTTGCTCTGTACTATTAGGATACTTAGATAAATCTGAAAAGAGATATCTTTTAAATGGTCATAAAATTGGTTTATATCAATTGATTAGTACTTTCAGAAAATCTGAGCCTAAGAATATTGAACGTGCAAAAGGTTTGGGTTCCTTGAATGATATTGAAATCGGCGTATCCACATTGAATCCTCATAATAGAAAATTATTGAGATACACAACTGAAGATATTACTAGAGAAATCGAAGAAATGAGAAAGGTTAATGATGATAAATTCACATTAATCAAAGATGTCGATATCTCCCAATACGAATTCTAATTGGGTCTTATCAAGATAAAGATAATAGAGTGCTCATTACGGGCACTCTATTTTTTTACTGCTTAAGGAGGAAGTGTAGTGTTTACAACTTTTCAATACAAAGATATTGATAAATATATAGAAGAGGATTTTAAGAATACCACAGGCAACTTTGATTACATTAGATCATATGCCGATGGTGTAAGAATATCTTATTCTAAAAAAGAAAATCTTACTACATATAATGGGTATAACGAATACAGAATTAAAGATGAGAATGGAGAACCTTTAGCTTTATTCCATTTTAATAATGACTTAACTGAAGTATTAGATATTGATACTTTGAAGAGTCTAGAACATGTATGCTTTGCAGATAATAGAAAAGCTGCTAATACAGTCACAGTATTCCATCATACAGATTTAGATGGAGAATCTGCAGCATCTTTAATTTGCCAATTGTTACAATTCCAAACTCAAAGAAGTATGAAGTTTGTAGGATATAATTATTCTGGGAATGCTATTTCTAATGAAATAGAAGAAATGCTTAACAATCCTGCTATAGAATCAAGAACAAATATTGCTTTCATTGTAGATTTGTCTCTTAAGAATGATCAACTAGAAGAGATCCTAAAATATTACGACAAAGTAATTTGGATAGATCATCATATTACTTCTTTATATCAAAACCCTATAGCTCTTTGTAATGAGCATAATAATTTTACTTATATTTTAGATACTAGACAATGTGGTTGTTGGTTAACTTATGCTTGGTTATATAATTGCATCGAAGCTATTAACTCAGCATCTTTATCTGATAAGATCATTGAAGGTTTGAATTTAGATCCATTCAGAGATAATAGTGCTGGTGAAGAAATTATTAAGGTATATAAATCTAAAGCTCCATTAGTTGGATTGATTTCTTTATTTGATTTAAAACAAGATGTAGAATTTCCTATTAGTTATAAACCAGCAGCATGGTTAAATCAATGGTATAATAAGATTGGAACTCTTGCTCCATATTGTAATACTTGGCAAAATTTATGGAGAGGCAACTACTTCTATGAAGAAGATGGTAAAGAACAATACTTGACTCCAGATATTAAAGATATTCTTTATCATGGTCATAAGTTATATACAATCTTCCAAGAAGAAATGCAAGCTCTTAGAGAAGCAGACCCTGTTTATGAATATCATGTCTTTAATGAAGAAGATCATTTAGTATTCCATTGTATTAATGGATTTGGTTTCTCCCAAAGATTTGAAGATAATAGAGAAGATATTAAGATTATTGGTAGATTTGTAGATAATAGAAATAGATTCTCCTTCTCATTATATACTGATAATGAAGAGATAAAAGAACTTATTCCACTAGGTAAGATTGCAAACAAATACTTTACTGGTGGTGGCCATCCAGGTGCTGCTGGTGGTAGTTATCCTTCTAAAGAAATAGAATCAGCATTTGAAAAGATTATGAATAGAGAATTCTTAGGAAAGGATTTAGAAGTTATCATCCAATTTAAGAATATTACATTCAGTGGTAATGAGGTTGATGAATTAGAAACATTGATTGGTAATACTTCATATACTGGATCTTTTGATGATGTAAGATTTGACGAAGTAATCGATATTTATTTCAGATTATTTGTTGCTATTATTTCTTATGAATATAAATTAGCTAAATCTAAAAAATGACACAAGAGGAGACCCCTAGAGCCTTAGCGCTCTAGGGGTAATTTTTCGAACGTGTGTGTTATGTAAATAAATATATTTATATTCGCTTAGGAGGACGTGTCCTGAGAAAAGTAAAGGACACATTCTAAAATGAAACAATCTTAGCAACGAAAAAAGAAAACAAAGTATGTGTAAAACAAAGAGGCAATTTAAAATTTAAACAACTTTAACAATAGCAACATCGTCATCGCGTATTTAATTTTTCAATGGGTTACCTACCTACACTCTGGCCGTCTTAGAGTATAAATAGAATAAGCCATTACTTTATGTTACTAGGGTTTAAGCCGGTTTACAAGCATATACTATAATTATGGTAGAGATATATCTACAAGATGTTTTTAAAGGAGAAAAACGAAATGCAAAACGAGATCAAAGAATTTGGAATTGCTATGTATAATATAGCAAAGAAAGAAATCTTCCCAGATGTAGAAGAAAGGGTTAAAAGTTTTAAAGATAGAGTAGTAAATGATATCCTAAACAGAATTCCAGACGATATAAATCTCCCTATCAAAGAAACTATTAGAGAATTTAAAAGTGATATAAGAGGGTTTACTCATACTCCTGAACCTCATCAAAGAAAAGTTGTTGTAGAATTTATAAGAGAAGAAGATTCTTATAAGAATAGATTTAATAATTAATACGAATATGACAAATTAGTAGAAAAATGTAAGGCGATAGGACTCTACACAAAACACGCAATATACATGAATCTTACCACTTGAAAAGAACGGAATATTCTCCCAACTCCAGTCACCCCCTGGAATGAATATTAGCACTCAATACGACGCATGTGACCTTTTGATATATGCCACAATCCGCATAACAACCATTACATATCCAAAAGCTGCTATCAAAAGGATCAAACAAATAAATTCATGTCAAACTCAATCAGATGAAACGATCTGATACATACCTCAAAATAAATCACTCAATCACAACACAATTCCTCTGTCGCCTTATATTTTTCGATACATAGTAAAACTTCTCTCACAGACAAAGATTTGGTGAATGGGTTATATTCCATTCACCGTCTTTGTTTTTTATAAATTCTTATCTATTTTAGGAGGAAAATAAAATGGAAACACCTGTTAATGACTTTATCTCTCATGATATCTCTCCAGTATCTAAACAAATGTTTATTTGGTTTGTAAATCGTGAAGATGGTTCTACTGCATATGAATTTACTAATGATGGTGAAAATCATGACTACAATAAAGAAGTAGATAGTCGTAAAGATGAAATTAAAGAATTTGGTTTGCTTGGCAATGGATCTAAAATTTACTTTAATACAAAAGATGGTGTCATCCATGTAGGAAATAAAGATATTAAAGTATTTGTAGAATCCGATGAAGATTCTGAAGTATATCTACGTCTGACAGAATGTGAAGAAGCTGATTATCATAACGTAATCCAATATAAAAAAGCAGCATTCGATTATAATCCAATTCCTGGAGTGCCTCAAACAATTCCTGGTACTGTAACTAATCATTTTATTGGTTATAATTGCGAAACTCCTCAATACTCTTTTGAATTGATCCTAGATGTTCCTGTAGGTCAGGCTATGGAATTAAAAGTAATCATTACTATGAAAAATACAGATTTTGAAGGTAAGCTCTGTATGCAATATGGAGACTATGAAGAACAAGAATCTGTTACACTAGAATGCAATAAAGTATTTGAAAAGAAAATTACTCTTCTATAATAAACGCAATGAACCCGTATACTCGTAATGAGTATACGGGGCATTTAGTGCAATAGAAAAGTTTTGAAAGAAAGGGATTATTCTATTATAAGATAGTTAGTCTAAGAATAGACCATGTGCCATGTTATGCACTTTTAAACGCATATCATTTGTAACAGCTTCTGCTTTTTTTACTTCTTGATAGAAAGCTTGGATTTGTTGAAAGTTAGCAGGATTTGTTGTAGGAGCAGAGTAAATATCCTTTAATTGTTTAAGTAATGTTTGTTTTTCATCCATTGTAAAAACACCTCTTTATTTATAAGTGAAAGTAATTACTTAATGTAACCTATATCTATTTACCAGTGGATCCCATACCACCAGTTCTTTTTTTATTTAAAGGCTCGATTTCATCTTTAAATACATAGAAGTTCTCTATAATACCTTGACAGAATTTATCACCTTTTTTAATACTGATAGGATTTTCTACTGTAAAATCAACGTAGATATGGCCTTCATTTGTTTCATTGTTATAATAATCCATTTTGTTATCTATAGGCTATTTATCCTATATTCTTACACTTTCATGCAAGTTCAGACTATATCTTCATGTTTCCATGTTCGGCACTCGTGGGTATATTATTGTTTTGACTAACTCAATATCTAGTCGTTGAACCTTTACCATACTTCGATGTCATTTCAGGTACTTGGCTGCTGATTGTCCAATCTTATTTATTTTCAAACATTCACAATTTCCATTTCTAGATTTGTTGTAGTTAAATAAGCTCTAAGGAGTTTCCAGCAATTCACCGAATTTAAAGATACCAATTATTTTTCTATACCATTTGAATTTTTTAATTTATGGTGCAATTTCTTATGATCTGATCTTGTTAGCACTTCTAAATTCTCTACTCTATTATCTAATTTATCGAAGTTTTTATGATGTACATCATATTCTGGTTTTAAATATCTTTCACCATTAATTTCGATAGAATTTGTTTCATTTAATAGATATTTTTCTGCTACCAATCTATGTTCTCTAACTCTACCACCAGCTACAGCAAATGGGTGTTCTGGGACATATCCCCATCTGTAGCCACAATGTATGAAGTCTTCTTTAAATAAAGGGCTTTTATCTCCTCTATTATTATAATTTGGGTTGTTTTCGCCTTTATATTTATCACTTCTGTATATTGCTAAGCATTTTTTAGAGCAACAGCATTCATGACTATTATATCTTTTAAGATGACTTTCACTTCTCTTGAATTTTGTACCACAAATAGGACAAATACAATTCAAATGTTGAGATTTAGTATATGCACCAAAACATTCTTTAGAACAAAATGTATTTGCAGCTTCTAATCTTTTCTTATGATAGATATCTACTTGTTTTCCACAAAAAGTACATTTTCTAGTTTCTAATAATCGCATATTCTAATCTCTCCTTAAAATTAAAGAATAAATTTATTTAGCATCTATGATTCCAATTGTGTTCTCAAACTTAAAACCATATTTCATGCCATAAGAAGATCTAGGATAAATCTTTAAAACAAGATTTTCTAATACAACAGTATTAGATCCTTTAATATTTGATAAATGACATTTAATACCAGTAGGCACTAGATATCTCAATCCAGGAATAGCATTGATTTCAAATGGAGAATAGAAATCATATCCTGCAGAGAAAGGAGTAGATCGTCTGGGAAGTTCGATTCCTTCTACATCATAATCCTCATCTTTAATATCTTTAGAATATACATAATTCCACAATCCTGGATTGTTGATTTTTAAATCTTCTAAAGCTCTTGCCCATTCTTTGTTGCTTACTCGTTCGAACATTGTTGTCTCCTTTATTAATTTATTACTATTAATAATTAGTATAGGAAATCATTAATTGTAAAACTATTTAGTTTTGATTATATACTATAATAATGAAAACACCTAATAAATATAAAGGAGGTGCTATTATGAAACCTACCGTTTACGGTATTGACAAAACTGGATTCGATCCAGAAAGTGATGTAGATATTGTGTTGTGGTAATTATGAACTCACCGTTTATGGTATTGAAACCAACACTGATATCTAGTAAAAAAGAAATGAGAACTGATCACTCTCATTTTTTTTTTGTTTAAACACAGGAATTCCCCATCCCAATTTAATGGGATGGGGTTGATTCCTATTAGGTGTAATAACCAGTTAAACGAATTTTAAAGGTTTTGTTACCAGGAGTACTATTGATAGGTGCATTAACGCGGAAAGATACAGTAGCAACGTTTGTACCACTTGTTTCCACACGACCATTATTCATAGTACCTTTTAAAACGCCTTCACCAGCAGATGCAGTATTAGCTGTAACCTTTTTAGATACGAAGCTAGAACCAGAACCACCGATTTTCAACCAATCGGAATCGGAAGCAAGTTTAGTTTCAATCCATTTATCACGAGCTACGTCTTCATTTGCTGTATTACCATTAGCATCTAAAACAGTAAGAGTACATTCACGAAGGTCAGAATGATCTTCAGTATCATTACCACGGTTGTTCCAGATATTAACCACTAATGGAGTAGAAGGTTCTTGAGCTTTTACAGTACCAACAGACCAAGTGTCTACTGGGCTTGTATTGGCTTCATTATATAATGTAATTACTGGACCCAAATTTGCAGCCATGTAATTTACCTCCTATTATACATAATAACCATTAACACGAATTTTGTAAGTTTTAGTACCAGGTGTAGCATTTACAGGTACAACAACTTTCAAATTCACTTTACAGTAGTTTTGTTTAGACGATGTAGTATTTTTATTACCATCGTTAACTGTTCCTTTGATTGTGAAATCACTAGCTGCAGTAACTGCTTCTGCTTGGAGATGTTTACCATCAGAACCACCTACAGGTGTCCATGTAGAAACGTTACCGTCAACTTTAGGTACGTTTACACGAACCCATTTGCCAGCAACTAATTCACCGTTGGAAGAACCGTCAATATCGAGGGCTGTAATAGTTACATCTTTTAAGTCAGAAATAGCAGTAGAGCCATTGCGATTGTTCCATACATATATAGAGAAAACAGCAGATTCATTACTTGCTTGAACGACACCAGCGTCCCAGTTAGTAACAGATTTATCTGATTCATCCATAATAGTAATACTTGGAGCTGCCATGAATGCACTCCTCCTTTCTTTTCAAAATATTATATAAGTGTTATCACTTCGAATCTTAAAGGCTCGATAAAGCCTCATTAAGATGTCAAGTGATATCATTATATCATAATATATCATATCCAGTTGTAAGATTTAATTTATTCTCTTGCAATCCTAGATACTTCGCAAGAGTTCTTTTAAATCCACCATTTGCAATCTTTAACTCCATAGGGAAAGAGTTTTCTACAATTGGATCTCTTATATAAACATTTATAGGATTTTTTATTTTGGTACAATCTTTGAAGGCTTTGTGATTATTAAAAGTATCTTCATCATATATTAAACTAGATAAGTCTAAAGTACCAACAATATTTTCTAAATTTGTACAACCTTTAAAACTATCAGAAAGTCTTTCTACTCTAGACATATTTACCTTTGATAATCCAACTAATACAAGTTGAGAGCAATTTAAAAATATCTCATCAAATCCATGCTCAGAAAAATATAAAGTTCCACCAGTATCGAATTCAAAAGTTTCAATTCCAAAACAATCTGCGAATGCTCTAGTCATATCAATCGGTGTAGATTGTGAAAAAGTATTATTTCTAAAAATAGGATAGCTTAGGCCTCTATCATATCTAAACATTTCCACACCAGAAGTGCATCTAGAAAAATTAATATTTGGAATTATCTTTGCTAACGATCTATCATTAAAGAATGTGTTTTTATTTACAGATGGTTTAGGACTTGCTATAAATCTATTTGCTGATGATGCATAAACTATAGAATCGAAATAATGTTTGATTCTATCTTTATCATCATCCGATGGTATATTTCCAGTTTCTGAAGAGGCTACAAATTCAATACCATTTGGCCAAACACTAACATTCCCACTATAATGGATACCATGAACTGCAAACCAATCATCTAAATTTTCGTATTTGATACTAAGCATATAAGTAGCCCAAGCTTTATATCTTTTATCTATATGCTCAATATTGTATGGGTTGCTTCTTCTATTACTATCATTAGATAAAGGAATATCATCATTATTCATGAATGGATCTTCAGATTTATAATCTGGAAGGTTTGGGTCACCAGAAGGAGTTTCAGCAAATAGCTGTAAATCTAATTTGAAGGAAAGAGAGATAGAACTCCTTCTTTCTAATCTCTCTTTTTTATTAATATTATTTTCCATAATATCTACTCAACGATCTTATATGTAATATCAGGTTTATCATCTCTTAGAGTATTTACATTAATAAACTCTGGTACTGTTTGAGTTTCTTTAAAGTAGTTATCTTCTAATTGAGGATTTTTATAGATGGATTGATGTAATGATTCATAGTTATTCAAACCAATGAATTTGATATATACAATTTGTTCACGATAGATATTTGTAATATAAGTGATAAGGTTAGGCATATGAAGATCTGTAAGGTTATTCATATCTTCAATATATTCTTTAATCGAATTTGTAATATCATCCAATACAGAAGAAGCTTCTTCTTTAGATTGGAATTTTATTTCAAATTTAAGAGAAAGATTAATCTTATCAATATTAGATTCTCTATCGATGTTGTACATTTTAGAAGGCCCATAAGTATTGAAGAATTTATAATCAATACCAAAGGAATCTTCTAGTAAGAATGTAGCTTGTTGAATATATAATCTACGTTCATCAATCATTTCTACTAGCTTATTAATTCTTTCATTAGAATTAAGATAAGTATATCTTACTACAGGCATTTTATGAATTCTATATCCATAAGTGCCAGCTTCTTCATCTTTGCTTAATGCAATATAAGAGTTATTGAAGTCGCTGTAATCATAGAAGATATCCAAACCAGCATCACCAGCAGAGTATACGTTTAATAAACTCCATCCATCTAAACCTGGAATTATATTATCTAGATTTCCTTTCTTTTTATTAATCTCATAATCTTTACCATACTCTTTATCTTCTTTAGCAACAAAGAAGAATTTAACTTTTACGTTAGTTGGTAAGTAAGTTCCTAGATCTTTACCATTCTTGATATTATGCATACCGCTTGGAGAATAGATATAGGTATCTTTGGATGAGATGATATCATTGAGCTTAAATTTAAATTGTAAATCATATTTATAACCATTTTGGTTATAGCTCATAAGATTAGATTCTAGATATTTGAATGGGTATTCATTTCCATCATTATCAGTTCTATAAAGAACGGCGTATACTTTGAAATTCAATTCAGAGATAGTAACACCATCTTCTTCATATTTAACTAATTGGAAATCGGTACCGATAGATTGATAACAAGTCATATCAATTTTGAATGTATCATAATCATCATAGAATTCTCTATGAGCATGAACTGTAGTAGCTACGAATTGAATAAGAGATGAGTTATTTACATATTCAAAATATAATGATCTATAATAATTAACAAGAGTTAAATAATACGATACATAGAATGGGCTTTTATTAATACACATTAGATATGGATTCATATATAAGAACCCATTGTCATCCATACTATTAATAGTCGCCTCATCATCTGCAGTTACATTTCTAATTGTTCCAGTTACAGGATCTGCATAGAATTTAGCACCTGGTTTGATAATCATATTGCTCTTGTTATTATTAGAGAATACATCAGAATCAATATCTGCAGTGATTGTATTAGTAGGAATGATATTATCCCCATCTTTCATCATAAGATATACATAATACAATCTCTCAATTTGATTATGGACTTTTCTTAATAAATATAAACGGCAATCATCTCTTTGAAGAGAGTTAAAGAAGTTATCTAAATCTGTATAAGTAGAGATAGATCCTCTAGATAATGCTTCAGCAGGAATTGCTTGTTTTAATTCATCAATAGTAAGTTTATCATCACCATATTGGGAATCTGATGCACTCATAAGAACTAGATACATACCCATATATGGATATTTATCAGATTTATAAGACATCAATTCTTGATATTGATTTAATTTGAAATTACATTTACTACCAAGAGTTGTAAATACATGAACTGTGATTTCAGCATTTCTTCTTGGTTGATTTTCTCTATTAAATCTTAAACGAATTGTCTTTTCATCTAGATACATGTAGTTGATGAAATTCTTATTAGAGTCTGTAGTATAATCATATAAACCATCATAGATAGGTTCATAATATACAGCTTCTTTATAAGTACCATCTTCTTGTTCTTCAGAAACCATTACATAGAAATATGCTAATTGATCTTCGAAAGTGAAGTTTAAGATCTTAGTTTCTAATGGGTTATTTACAATAATCTTTTTATATATTTGGGTATGAGTAACTTGTCTGATAGTAGTCTTAATAGAGATCATTCTATCACCAGAAATATTCACTACACCCAAATATGGTAAATAAGGATTAGTAACTGTAGATAATTTATTTGTATCGGTTAATTCATATGCAGCAGTATATAATACCTCACCAGTAGGAAGATGGTGGCGTGTTACTATGATATCATAATCTAATACATATGGATATTTTGTAGTTTCACCAATATAGAAGATATACTCTTTGTCAATAACAAATTTGTTATTCTTCATATTGGCAACCATTTGAGATTCTGGTAAGTTGATGGTTACTTCAATCTGAGCAGGCTTTGCAGTAATACTATTAATTCCTAAAGCTAATGCATGAGAGATTACATTTCTTTCATATTTAGCTTTTGTAGGAATAGCTTCCATAGAATATTCTGAAGCCATAATAGCTGTATTCTCAGCTAAGTTACCAAAGATTGAAGATAAATAACCATAAACACCTAATACCAGAGTATCTTCTGGTATATCGATATACTTAGACTTAAGACCTTCTATAAAGTCTGTTACTTTATAGATATCTGTACTAAGTATATTAGTAGTATAATATGCCATGTCTTCTCCTATTCTTCAGTTCCACGTCTAAACCATTTTTTCTTTAAATATAAAGTTTTATTATTATTTTTGAAGTTTTGGTTATAAGGTCCTTTTTCCATACCAAGTATTTGAGGTTGGGATTCTGGTTCATCTTTACCCCATTTAAGTAATGGCAATTTATAACCTCTCCAATCAGCTTCTTTAGGGAATACTATATATGGATAATCCACATTCTCACCAGATACTGCACTGATACTTTCATCCCAAATATCAACTTCATTCTCTGGAGGGGCTGCCGTCATACTACCTTTTTTCCATAGAGATATTAATGAATTGAAATCTGATAAGATATTAGGTTCCATATCTTCAAAGAATCCACTTAGTTTAAATCCGATAGTCACTTTTAAAGGACCTGATTGAGGGATTTCACTAAATGAAGATCTAGAGATAGATTTAGGAAATACTCCTGTAAATTTAGAGAAGTGAAGAATAGTTTCACCATCATCATCTACTAAGAATCTAAATATACTCATATGAGAATAAAGTATCTTATTTATAATATAAGATTTCTTAGGAGGTAGTAATCCTAACCAAGATAATTGTCGTGCAATATCATAAGTTTTAAAATAGTTATAGATTTCTAGATATCTAGTATCTTCAAACTCTACACTAAAATCAATATTTTCATCAGAGCTTATAGAAGATTTAGGATATAAGATTCTAGATCCAAACATATTTTGAGCAGTTTCTAATTCATCTACTGCAATATCTGGAATATCAATATTAGACGTTTTTCTATTACTTAAAATTCTAACAAATGGACAAGATCTACCAGAGCTACCATCAGATGCTCCATAGCAAAGATTTTCTAAAACAGTATATAGATATCCATGGCTATATAACCAATTAAAGTATGGGATCTGACTAGCTTCAGCAGATAACCATCCAGATTTAGATTTATCATCTGGACTTCCATCATTATATCTTAAGATGGGAAGATCTGGTTTTGTAAAGAATACATATTCTCTAGCACCCTGAACATGATTAAAAGGGTCTAATCTTGGAAGTCTATAGAATGTAGACCAATACTTAAGATCATCTGGCTCATATATACCATTTGCTCTCATAGTCTTTCTCATGTCGGATTCATGAGATAGTACCTCTGATTTTAATTTTACTATATCCTCATTATCGTCATTAGCACGTCCCCACATATGCATAACCGCTTCATCATCATTTCCTTCTATAGGACCTAATGCATCACGGTAATCTGTGTCTCGTGTTATTTCGATAAAATCCTTAGGATCGGCCACTGTCTCACCACCTAACAAAAAAATACAAAAATTTATTATACATATGTCGGAGAGGGTACTAATTAATCAGGGCTGTAATGAGCTAATCCTATGACATTATCGTAATTATCTTCAGTGATAATTATATCGATATAATTACTTTTATAATTTCAGGAGGAAATATTTCATGCATGAATATAAGACTCTATTATCCGAAGCGGATATGGGACCTTTAAAAAAGGTTTTGTCCTTAATGGATTTAGACTTTGATGAATTAAAACGTGGAATTACTGGTACTATTAGTGGTACTTCTAGTACAGGTTTTAAAATGAACTCTAATATTGCTAAAGAAGCAAAAGGGTTAACAGCTGTATTCCCAGTATTAGTAAGTGAATCTGTATCTGTAGAACAAGCTCAAATGATTGCTAAAGCGGCTGAACGTAAATATGTGACAATGTTCCAAATGTTATTTGCTGCTAGCCAAATTACAGATGCTAAAAGTGCACAATCTTATTTGAAGAAATTCCATAACAATATCACTTCTTCTTTAGATCTTAGTGATATGACTGTAGATGATGTAATCGATTTTGCTAATAAGTTAGATGAAGAAGTTCAAACAACTGCTTTAACTAATGCTCGTATTACAGAAGCTACTAAAGCTGTATTAGAAGATTTAGCTTTCAATGAAAGCTATACTAAAGTATTAGCAGAAAATCTAAATCCTGTTTCTTTGAATAATTACAAAGTTAAAACAGTATTTGGTGATTATAAAGCTACTCAAGTATCTGAAGCTAATGATGACTATTACACAGTAGAAGATAGATCTGATTCTACTGAATGGGAAGGCAGAGACGATAATAATGGTAATGTTTATAAACAAAGAACAAATACTACCACTAGAAGAACTCCTATTACTGCTAGAGATCGTGCAGCTACATTAAAAGATAAAAATGCTACTCTTAAAGATAAAGCAGATATCATCTCTAAACAAATCGTTACTACTGATATCAAAAAAGCTAATGAAGCTACTCCAAGCTTAATGATCATCAACTTTGTAACACAAGCCGATGGTCGTGATAATGAAATTGTCAATACTGCAGTTATCGGTGTTAAATGCGTTATTCATTACATTCCATCTTCTGAAATGATGAATCGTATGGTATTGAAAAATACTGATCGTCGTGGTTTATTAAACTTCATTCGTGCTACTACTGGTGAAATCCAATTCTTCCGTGATTTCTTATTTGCTATTGATCGTGCTAAAATTGATGCTGTAGCAAAAACAAATAAGGGCTCTAATTCCCGTATTTGGAAAATGCTTGAAATCCGTGCTAACCGTTCTAAGATGAATACTACTGCAAGAGCTGACAATGCTGCTTGTGCTGCTATCACTATGCTAGTATTATCTAAAGCTGAAGTGGATATTATTAAACAAAGCTATCGTTTAGATCTTTCTAAAGCATCTACTATGCTTTCTGTTATGAAAGGTTATAATTTCATTGGTGTAGCTGTTATCGATGAAGTTAATGAAAAAGTTGATTTCTTATATGATGATGGTACTAAGAACTTTGAAACTATCTCCTTTATGAGTCTTGAAAGAGAACAAGGTGCTGGGGAATATAAGAAAATGATTAATACGTTGGTGAAAGGAAGATAATAGATGATTACATATAGAGTCGGGGTTGGATCCTTGAATGAAGAGGATATGACTAGTACTGTTAATGATAATCCAACTAGTATGAATCCTCCAAGATCTAACGGAACCGTAAATAATATTGGTCCAAAACAAGCTGATCTAAATATCAACTTTGATGATGGTGAAGGCAATGCTAATCCTAAACCAGCAAATCCTATGGGTAAAGTTGCTTCTACTGTTAATATGGTTAAGCCTAGTGCTCCAACTACTAATCCAAGCAATAATGTTGCTAACCCTATGAACAATAATAATTCTAATAAACGTGCAGTTGGAGAAGAAGTTATGACAAAAGAATTCAAACAAATCGTCAGCGAATATATGGATATCGCTGATTACAAAACTACTACTCGTTTATATAATCTAGATGAAGCAGAACAAAATACAGTATTGCTTTCTCTTACAAATAAATTATATCAAATGATTGTAGCCAAAATTGATGACGTTGAAAAAGGCGATATTCCTAAATCTCGTGGCGATATTACTCGTCTTCCTAAATACGCTCAATTAAAAGAGTGTGCCAGAACACTTACTGATATCTTTGAACAATATAAAGAAGATACTACTCCTGTAAAAGTTATTGAAAATGCTATTGATAACTTAGATGATAATTCTGATGTATTTGTTCAATCTTATATGGCTAAAGTTGATTTCGGTATCATGTTATATGAATCCGTTACACTAGCAGTAATCGGTTCTTTATCCTATATGATTGCTTGCTGTATTGAATACGTCAAAGATCCTAAAAATGATGGTCTTACTATTGTAATGGATAAAACTGGTGTTGCTAAAGTAAAAGAACATTTGCTTTATGAAAACTTAGTTAAATTCAATGAAGCATGTAGAACAAATGATGTAGAAAATGCTATTCGTCCATTGATCAAAAATAGAACTCAAAATCTATTTGGTGTTGGTGGTATGGTATTGGTTAAAGGGTTATTGATTGCAGTTCCTACAATTATTGCATTGATTCCTTTGATTAAAGACTTAGTATATTATTTCTTTGCTGCTCGTCAACGTGTATCTGTATACTTCGATATTCAAGCAGATTTGTTAGAAATGAATGCTAATGAATTGAAAGATAATCCTAATATCACTACTGATGCTGATAAAAAATCTGTAATTCGTAAACAACTTCAAGTTGCTAGAACTTTCCGTCAAATTGCAGATAAATTAGCTGTAGAAGCAAAAACTGCTGAAAATAAAGCTGATAAAGAAATCAAAAAGGATAATAAGAAATATCGTATTGATGATGTAGAAACTAATCCTTCTGAAGTATCTGATGGTCCTTTATTCTAATAAGGGGGTAATTAGATATGCTAGTACTTGGTAAACAACCTGACAAATCTTTATTAGAAAAAGATGAGTTTAATATTGATTGGATGCTTCAAGGACCTGAAGTAACTCCAGAAATGAAAAAAGATATCTTAGCATCTTTGGAAGATTATGGTTTTAAAATTCCTAAAGATATTGTATCTTATATCATAGCTCACTATAACTATGCTCCATATAGTAAAAATAAATTTGATGTAAAAGATCACAAATGCATTCAATTCAAATATTTCTTAAATTTTGAAAATCCTATGTATCTAACAGCTAAGGAAAGTGCATATCATTTATATCAATTCTATTGTAATGGCGAAAATAGTGAATCTGGAATTTCTCCATTTGAGGTAAGTGAATTGTATCCTATTGCTTGTACAGTTAATGATGCATTAATTTGTGCAGACTCTAAAGGTGCAATCCATTTATATTATTTGGATTCCGATGAAGTTATTAAAGCTGCTGATACATTGGACGAATTCTTATCTAATTTTTACATTAATGATGAATGCTAACAGGAGGAAATAGAAACTATGTTCAAAAGAGCTCCTATGAGCACAGCTGAGTTGATTAAACGCAACTTAGAACAACAAGCTCTTAAAGAGGAATCTATTAATCTTTATCCAGACATTGATAAAGACTTAACTGATGACTTTGATTTTTATAAAAAATATACAAAAGCACAAGATAAAGCTAAATTAGACAAAGATCTTGTAGACCAATTCTCTGAATCTGTAAATAGCAGATTATTAGAATGCTGCTTATACCAAGGTATGTTGAAACCTGTTCTTAAAGAACAATTCTGCAATTCTCATGAAAGAAAACTTGGTAAAACTTTGGTAAGAAACTTTATCAAAGAACATGGTGCTTTCAATTTAGTTCAATCTTTAAAAGACAAAAGCTGCTACTTAAATGAGTGGTATGAAGCTATCAAAGGTTACCATACAGCTATGATGAATGAAGCTAAAGAAATTGCTCAAGATGGAATTCCTGAAGCTGAATTATTCGATATCGAAGATGATACTATCAAAAACTTTGTATTCGATACAAAAAGTATTATCCCTAAAGATATTACTAAAATGATTACTTCTCGTGTAGAAGATGCAGTCAATGATTTCATTGATCAAAACAAAAAACAAAAAGAAGAAATCAAGAAAGTATATGAAAAGGCAAAAGAAAAAGTAGCATCTTTAAAAGACACTATTGATCCTAATGACCCTAGCTTCCAAGATTTCAATGGCGATCCAAATACTGAATTAGATCCTAAATATGGTGATCAAGTTCAAGAACAAGCAATGGCTATGGTTCGTGGTAAACAACGTGCTTTCCGTGAAGAAGCTACTTCTGTATTTAGTATTTTAAGTAAAAATACTTTAGAAGCTATTCATAGAAATCAAGCAATCAAAGAATCTTACTCTGTAGGTATGACTGGTAGATTAGATTTCCAAAAAGCTATCAATGATACAAAGGTTATGTATTCTTTCTTGGAATGCTTGAATACTTTGAATATCATGGATTTGAATGAATCTACATTATCTAAACTTCTTACTGATATGAAAAACTCTATTCGGGAAGAAAACTCTGTTACTAATGTAGCTCCAAGCAATCCAACAGCTCCTGGTAGCGAAAAGGCTAGTGGTACTATGACTGTTAATACTAATAATGCAGAACCTAGTCAAAAAGCCCCAACTGCTACAACAACTAATAGCGGTACTGAAGGTAATACTTTATCTTAATAAACAAAAAAAATAAGAGCAGAGTCATTACGACTCTGCTCTTGTATTTGTGTTATTTTGAAAAGATATCATCAAGGAATTCTTCCATTTTAATCTTTTCTTTTTCTTTTTCTATTCTTTTTTTATGAATTTCCATATGACGCTCTAAGGAGATCATTGGATTTTCATCTATAATAATAGGACTACTTAACAGAGCTTCTGTTATTTCTTTAAGCATAATATACCACACTCCTTAGGATCAATATTTAGATTTAGAAATTATAAAAGATTGGAGATTAAGCTTGCTGCTTCTTCAGCTTTATCTTTATTGTTTTTCCAATCTTCGAAAGCTAAGATAGCTTTATCTGCTAAATAAGCACCTGTTACCACACCAACACCACAAGCAGCACCAGTGATAACACCTTCTGTAAATGCATCAACTAATCGATCATTTTTATTATCTTTAGCTACAGCATCTGCAATTTTTTCTGCTAATAACGCATTAACTACTACTTCTTCATTTTTAGCTTGTTGGTTCATTTTGTTTTCATTAGTCATGTCTAGGTTTTCTTGTTTTGTCATGGTATTTACCTCTTTCTTTTCAATACTAGGTTGTTGTTGACTTTGTTGAATTTGTTGTTCTAATGCAGCTTTTTGTTCAGAACCCATAGCTGCAGGGTTAACTACTTTTGTTTCCATTACCGGGGTTACTGGAAACTGAATTGTAGTCTGTACTGGTTGTTGCTGGATTCCCAATGCTGGGTTTTGTAATCCATTATCGAATCCAGATTGATTTTGCTGTGCAGCTTGTTGAATAGCTGCATTCAAATCATCAATGCTGCCAGTATAATAAGTAGGTCTAGCAATAACTGGACCTTGTTGTTGCACAGAAGAATCCTGTGTCGTTTCTTCAACTGCAGGAACTTCAGAAGTAACTTCTACTACACTTTCCATTACTACTGGCTCTTCCACAGCTTTTTTAACTGTGCGTTTGCGACGAGTTACTGTTTTCTTAACAGCTTTTGTTTCATCAGTCGCTTTTGTTGTTGAAGCTTTTTTCGTTGCCATAAATGACTCCTTTCTGTTTTTATAAAAAAGCTTAAAATTTAAACAGTCAAAAGACTAGAAATCCATTACCGGATTTCACTATTATAGTATATAATTATAATTAATATTACTATTGCTATTTTACATAATATATTGGGTAAGGGAACTTAATCCCTTACCCTAAATATTTATATATTGATTAAATATGTTCCTCTAGCGATCTTATTGCATGTAAATAAGAATCCTAAATTTTTACAAGCAGATAAATAACTGAGTTCCTCATTGTTTAGATCTGCATATCCGAACTGAGCAATAATATTGTTAATACCCATATTAATAATATTGAATACATTGATATCATTATCCTCTTTAGGATATAGATAAATATGAAGATTATTTGTATAAGGTTCTTCTATAACTTTGTAGGTAAAATATCCAGACTTATAGTAGTCAGAATTATCTAATACCAATATTAGATTATCAGATCTCAAAACATTACTACGAAGAAGTTTAATTTTTATAGAAGTGCATAAATTAAGATTATTAGAAAAAATATCTGCTGTTTCAATATTGACTAATCTACCCATTACTTTAACATCCATCCTTTATTAAATAAAATTAAATATTATTCGCCAAAGAATTTAATGTCATTTTGCCCAAGTCTTTTAGAAATAGATTTGTATTGATATTTGTTATATAGCATATTCATATACCTTAGAGTTATTTCGATTCTAGGAAGTTCTGAATAGTATTTGTTGAAGCTAGAACTTATCACAATAGAATCATCTATCCAAATATTGCCATTATACATATCAGAATATTTCTTTTCTACGTTATCAAAATCAGGTTTTGATAGAGGACGTATCATTCCCATTTCTGCTAACATCTTTTCTTTAACATTAAAAACGTTAGGAGTTTTGAAATAAGCATTATAATGTACTTGGCAAGGTGTATAGATTAAAGACTCTAAAAAATCGAAGTCCTGAGTAGTTTTAAATTGCTTCATAAATTGTCTGTCGGCTGCACCAGTAATAGAATATACCTGAATAAATCCTGGATTAGATCTAGCATTAGAAAGGATACTATTTCCTTTACTTTTAATAAATCTAGCTCTAGGTCTAGGACTTCCTTCTGGATTCTCATATATTACTACATATAATTCTGGCATATACTGCATTTGTTGAAGCATTTGATTTCTAGTATTGATAATATCATCCATTTTGGATTTATTTATTTTATATTGGTCTATCATCCAAGAAAGTCTCTCTTGATAGTCTCTTGGGACATGAGAATATTTCTCTTCGTATAGTTTTGCTTTTTGCTTTCTAGTCTTTATTTTATCTCACCTCCCTGAAATAAGACAAGATTACTTAGTAGTATTAGTATATATAAAAAACAAAAAAGAAAGACATACTGCAATCAAGCAGTATGTCTATATTCTTATCGTATTATGTTTCCATACTCATCTAGGTGTATGCCTCTTCTTGCTAAAGATTCTACAACCATTCTATCTAGTTCTCTTTTATTAGCTATCAGCAATTCTAATTCTCTATTAGTTATAGCTACGTTTCTTCTAACAGTATCAGAATACATATAAAGAGCTCCTGCCCCAAATAAGAATCCCATAATAAAAGATGAGTTCATAATATTATCTCCTTATTTAAATACTACAAAATATGATAACCTCATAATTATAGTATACAAATATAAGATATATTACATAATAGAACCATTACCAGATTGGTTGCCACCCATATTATTCCAAGCAGCGTAAATAGAACCTAATGCTCTTGACCAAGTATGAACTAATCTATCTTTTACAGTATTAGAACCGAGACGTGTTAACCAATATAATTTTACATATCTAAGCATATTAGGTTCGGCAATATTGACACCACACATATTAGCAAGATAATCTAATTGTGCTGGATTGCCAATCATATCATTATCACCTTTACCAGTTGCCATAGACATGATATCATATAGGTCTTTAATAGATAATTGGATTGTTACTTGAGTAGGCAAACCATCTTGAGTCCATCCTTGTAAATCACCACGTTGAATAGAGCAGTTTGTAATAATACCCATATCAACATGGAACATGGATTTGTAGAATGCACGAACCAAGAATGGAGATACATATGTATTATCACCAGCAGATCTAGGCATGACAAATCCTAAAATATGACAAAGTGGAACATAAATATTTAAATAGATTGATAATACGTCACAGTCTGGAGAATCTAATTTGATAGTAATATCATATGATCTCATGAAAGAAGAATCTGCCCAGATTTCTGGGAAGAACATCTTACCACCAGCCATCATAGTATTAACGTGTTTCCACATAGAACCAAGAATACCACCCATGCTACTAGTATCACTAGAACCTTTTTCTAAATCTGCTTCTGGTTTGAGATTCATATTAGTTACACCAGATGCACCACCCAATAAGAAGTTGATCTCACGAGCCATATCTGATACTTGATTAATCTTATTAGCTAATTGAGATTGAGTTGTATTATTAGAGAAAGATTCTTGTACTTGAGTTTCTGAGTTGATATAAAAAGAAACGGATCCTCTATGATACCCAGCAAATGGATGTTGAGATGCTAGACCCCAATCAAAATTGCCAAGTTTATTCTTTTCGCCATTAGCCCCATATTCTATTTCTACATCACTGATATTTAATAGTGCTGCAACAGATCTACACATTTGATTTACTGCAAAGAAATAATCCTCTGGAGTAGCTTTAAAGTTATAATATCTACCAGATTGGTTTACCAATTTATTTACATCAGATTCGCTAACTTCACCATGATTATTACTAATAGCAGATACTATTTCTTTTTGAATCTTAGATTTCTTATCTCCTTCATAACCTTGAAGGAAATTAGCAACACCTGCTTGTAATACCATAATAGGAGCACGGCCTACTATTTTTTGAGCAAACTTTCTACCAAATGATGCATCGTTATTAGTATTATCAATTCTATTATCACAGATAGGCATAAATTGGTACGGCATACCAAATACAGTTCTTATGTTCTTTACTGTCATTTTATTCATATTACTAATGAAATCGTCAATAGCATTAAATGCCTTAGTAAATCCTTCTTTAAAAGATTTAATTTCACTCATAAGATCTTTATACTGAGCTTCAGATGCAGCTTTTTGTAAATCTACATCTTTAAACTTACCATCTTTATTTTTATAAGAAAATTCATTTAAAGATACTCTATAACTATTACCATCTACGTCTTTAATATTGGCATAACCAGATGAATCAATCGATTCTACTTTGAAGGTAGTTCCATCAGCTTTAGCAGATTCTGGAATATCTAAACCATTAACGTCTTTCTTTACACTATCTTTAATCTTGACAGTAGTTCCTTCTAATTGGAGATCCATATCATCATTATTTTGTTTTTCATCTCCAGCAAACGATTGTAGATTGAGTCTAAACATTTTTTCTTTTAAAAGATCTTCATCTATCTCAACCATCTTAGTCAATCTATCTGTTTTTAATATATATCTACCAGAAATGGTTTTAAACCAACCATCTTCTTCAGATACTATTTCTACAGTTTTGCCTTTATCTAAACTATTTACAACATTACCAGATGCTGATGGTTTATCCATAACCAACACCGGTGCATTGATTTTATATAATTCAAACATTTTATTTCCTCCTAAATACCTTAGGTTTATTACAAAAATGTCAGGGATAGCATTTCTGCTATCCCTGAATAGTTTATCTTAAAGCAATACTGTTCATATTGTCAATAATTGATTGATAGTTACTAATATCGGTTGTACCGACTCTATTGAAGTTGCCCTCTATACCTGCACCCGCACCTACTGTAGAAGCTGCCATTGCTCCTACATTAGCTCCAGATTGAGGCATAGCCGCTCCATTTACGTTAGCCTTAATACCTTCTTTTGCAAAAGTATTTGCTAATTGAACGATTGCGGAGAGTAATTCATTAGTTTTAGATTGTTCTTGAATAAGCTTATCTAATTTAGCTCCTAAATCACCAGTACCAACATTAGCAGAGTTAGCTTGAATTCCAGAAGGAGTTCCAGTTGCACCGCTAGCAGCAGTAGTATATTTAGGATCTTTTGATAACACTTTAATCGCATCAGCTTTACTCATACCATGAGTATTCACTAAGTAATTAATATCATTATCAGAATATGGAATACCATTTGGTGCTATTCCATTATTAGTAGCTTCAAGACTAGTCTTAGCAATAGGTAAATTAAAGTTAGAGGATTTTAAGCCATCTAAATAGCTTCTACCATAAGATTTAATACTACCCCATGCATTAGATGCAAGATTTTTGATCATAGAGCCAAAGCCTCTACCAAATGTAGAAGTTTTTCCTCTACCAAATCTAGATCTTGTATTTTTAGGAATTTGTTCATGTAAACCATACATGCCTTCATCGATACCTCTGTTGGCTGTATAGTCTACTTTAATTCTAGTACTACCTCTACCGTATCTAGAGATACTCATAAATCCAGGAGTAGATGCATCGCCATGTTTGCCTTTACCAGCATTACCGGAAGCCAAGCCTTCGATAGAATATTGGCAAGGGTCTACTGCACCATTCATACCAGCACAAGATTGATCACTTGTTACAGTATAATGTAAATGAGGACCTGTACTTGCACCAGTGTTACCAGATTTGGCAACAATAGTACCAGATTTAACTGTATCACCTTTTTGAACACATTGTTCGGATAGATGGGCAAATAAATGATACATTCCTTTGCCATCTTTAATTACTACGAAGTTACCATATCCACTACCAGGACCACCTTGAGATCCTACATCGTCAACAGTACCATCTACAGGAGTAGGAACAGGAGTTCCTTCTGCAACACCTAAGTCAATACCATTATGGTTTGTAGAACCTACGCCACCAGGGCTTTCACGAGGTCCAAATGGAGATGTAATAGGAGCATTGCCCATGCCAGCTTGAAGTGCAGCTGCTGCAGAGCCAGATTGAGGAGTTGCTACAGATCCAGCACCACCAGATTGACTTCCTCCAGAAGAGGAGCCACTCTTATTACCACTATCCATACCTAAGATACTACTAAATGGATTTTCATCACCAAATAAGAATTTGAGATTATTACCAAATATTTTGGATGCAGATCCCATGATTGTTGAGCCAAGCATCTTAGTCATCTTAGACAATGGAGCAGCCATTCTTTCAGCCATACCAGTAATTCTTCCAAAGAACCCTTTACTATAGTCAGCACCAGAAGAAGCTTTATTAGCTGCAGCTGCTTGAGCAGCAGTTTTAGCTCTATTTTCTTTTTGTGCTTGAGTAATAGTAGGAGCAAATGCAGGCTTAACTGTAGGTTGAGCTAGCATTTGTCCAGGAGAAGAAGCTGTCAAAGGATTAGCTTTAGGAGTAGGAGATACACCCGTAAGTGTTTGAGTAGCATTTAAAGTCAATTGTTGAGGACCAGCACCCATACCAAATCTAGCTTTAAGATGTTTACCTTTACCAGAAGTTGGAAGGGTTCCTTTTCCATCTAAAATAGCCTTTGCAGAAGCAATACGTCTAGGATAGCTTGCTGTATCTCCAGAAACTTCAAATCCTTTTTCCCAAGTAACTACTGCATCTTCAATAGATTGATTTGCCATAGCTTGGACGAATTGATTATAATACCCACCAGGTCCGATTTCAGACCATAAGTATTCTAGTTGTATTGATAGATCATTCCAATTCTTACCTTTAGAACTTGCTAAAGATTGTAGTTTGGTAGCACGATCATTTAACCATTGACAGATACCAATAGCACCAATTTCATTTTTAGCAGAAGGGTTATATTCAGATTCCGCTTCAATATTACCACAAATAGCAGCTGCTTGAATATCATTCAAACCTTTAGATTTTAAGAAATCAAAGATTTGTTTTGCATTTGCAGCAGCATCACCATTTACAGCATTATTAGAGCCGTCTGAAGAACCACTACTGCTAGAAGTAGTACCAAATGATAACGCATTGCTAAATATTTCTGCTACTTTAGCAAATCCACTTAAGAAGCCAGTAGCACCAGAACTACCACTAGAGGAACCTCCAGTTGCTTTGCTTGGTTTACCTGGATCTCTCTTACCGAATTTAGAATTATCGATTAGAGACATATTTGGTTGGCCGGATGGGATAGCAGACATAGCTCCATTCATGCCATTAACATATTCGTCAATAGATGCACCAAAGTAACCATTCTTTTTCAAACGAGTTGCAAAGTCAGTTACATCTGTCGAACCACTTAAAGATGGCTCATTGCATTTATTGCAATAATATGCATAGTATTCAGCCCATTCTTCTTCGTTTCCGAAGTGCATGTAGTAGTTACCACCATCAGGTTGTTTATCTTTAGGATCACCTGTTGGTTCATTTTGAGTCATACCGCCAAAGTTGTAGTTTTCTGTAGCTAATTGAGAAGAGAACCCACCAGATTCATGATACCATTGAGCAAAGATCAATTTAGCATCAATACCAGTTTTAGGAGCAACCCAGTTAGCCAATGCCCACATCTTATCAGCAGAGATTCCACCTCTACCATATCTAAACTTACCTGTACCGAAATGGAAATTATTAGCTCTTAAAGAGGAAGTTCCTCTACCATATCTTACATTTTTACCAGAACCATATCGTTTAGATCTAGCACTAATAGCAATAGTAGATTTAGATAAAAGGTCATTTGCTTTATAAATCTTATTAGGTTGACGGGTTTCTGGGTCTTGAACAACAACGTTTCCGTTAGCATCAATACCAGTAGCTGTAACATAATGAGGATTTTCAGCAAATGGAGTTCTATTAGACTCACCAGCTGTATCTTGACCCATCAATACAACAGGATTTCCTGCTTGTAAAGATCTCTTAATAGAATCATTATCATAAAGAGTATCTGTTTCCATACCAGCTTTATTCATGAAACTAGAGAAGAACTCAGGTCTAGTACCACCATTGGTTTCTTTGAATCCGCCTTTGATAGCATATTGAGCAGCCATACGAGGATCTACATCAACACCTAAAGATGAAAGAGCATTAACAGCAGATACAGGACCACATCCAGAGTCTGCCATAGTTTGAGCTTCAGAATCACCAGGAGCATTAAATGGCATAGAGTAATTAGAATCTAATTGAGAGTAGAAGTTTCCTTTACCATATTTAGAAGTTTTACCTTTGCCACCATTTCCGATACCAAAGAAGTTCATAAGACCAGTTTTAGCCTCTCCAATAGTATCAGCAGCTTTACCAGCTTTATCTTTAAGCCAATCTGCACCTTGATTGAATCCTTGTTTAACAGTATCTGCAGCACTAGAAATACCAGAGGTTACAGAATTATAGATATTCGAAGCCCCTTGTTTGAGACCTCCCCACATTTCTAAACCTTTATTTTTAGCCCACTCTAGGTTGTTACCTACAAAGTCTTTAAACTGATTTGCTTTTTCAACGACTTTTTCAACGACGCTCTTAGCACCAGTTTTAACACTTTTGACCATATCACCTAAAGTATCTTTAGCTTTATCTACATTATCACTGAAGGAGGAAGACTGTTCGTCTTTTCCTCTAGGTTTTTGTCTTCTTAATTCATCTAGTTCTTTTTTACCAAAACCAAATGCTGGACCGATATATTCAATACCCATTTCTAATACAGCATCTTCTGGAATGATGATACCTAGAATAGGGATTGCGGCACACATAGCTGTTACAACACCTGATACGATTTTCATACCAGTACTAGAAGTACCTTCAGAAAGTTTAAGCATTTCGTCAGCATTGTTATAGCCATGATAGAAGTCTGATATAATACCACCAACGATAATAACAGCAGATACTATAGCTCCGATACCTGTAGAAGCAGCGGCAGCTTCAGCACCTTGTCTGATTAGTTTTGTTGCAGCACGAGCAATATTAGCAGGTTTAGCAGCTCTTTCTAAAAGCTTAGCACCAAATGCTTTAACAGCCTTGACAGATTTGCCAGGAAGAACTGATTCTAATTTGCCTGTAACTTTTGTAATACCATCTTTAAGTTTAGCCAATAAAGCTTGGATAGTAGAATTTTGAGTTTCGGCTTTAGCAGCAGCATCTGTTACATCAGACCCTACTTCTTTAGCAAATCCTAAAGCATCTTTACCTTTGGCTACTAAAGAACTCATTCCCTTACCAGCCATGCTCAATGCCTTACTATCTACCATACCATGATACATGTCACTTGGGATAGAGGAGAAATCTCCATTAGCTATATCATAAGCGGCAGCACCAGCGGCACCCATCTTACCAACACCACCACCAAGTTTACCAACTAGAGCAGTTGCTCCAAGAGATGCACCAAGACCACCAAGAATACTTCCAGTACCTTGTTGTGGATCAGTTTGAGCTTGACCAGTCATACCAGAAGTTTCAGGTTCAGAAGCACTAGAAGATCCTAATCCGAAGCCTAATGCACCAAGACCTGCAAGAGCAGCTCCGACTTTACCTTTGCCTTTAAATTTAGCAGCAAGTTTACTAATCATTCCAGGACCACCACCAGAAGCAGCAGCACCAGCGGCAGCTTTGGTTGCAGCTTGAGATGCAGCAATTTGTTCAGCTTTGGCTAAGTTTTTAGCACCAGATTTAGCGAATTTACCACCAAGCTTAGTAAATGCATAGTCGCCTAATGCTTGACCACCTAAATCTAAAGCAAAATCACTAAGATCGAAATCTTGACCATTTGCCATTTTATAGGCTTGCATAGCAGCAGCGCCGCCTAACCAGCCAGCAGGTTTGCCAAATCTTTTTCCTAAGAATCTATTAGCAAGCATACTACCAGTACCCATTGCTAAATCGCCAGGAAGTGCAGATAAGCTTTCTTGAGCAGCAGCTTCGTCTCCTGTGAGTTTGTTGTAGATATATCTACCACCATCAAATAGACCGTAACCTGCTACACCACCTAAACCTTTAGCAGCTGTAGATGTAAAGAGTTTACCAATTCCACCTTTAAGATTACCTAAGAAGGAGTTACCAGCACCAGCAGCTCTAGTAGCAGCTGCACCAGCTTTTGTAGCAAATTCACCAGCTTTTGTTCTTAAAGATTCAGGGATTAATCCATTTGCCATAGATTTTGCACTACCCCAAATGAATTTACCTATATCTTTAATACCCTCTTTGATAACAGTTTTTACTTTACTACCAAATTTAGCAACTGCGGCAGCGATTGCTGGGCCTATTAATGGAATAGAAGCTAATGCATTCATTATAGTGGAAAGAGGTCCACCAAATAAAGAGTCTAATAAGCTACCACCAGCGGCTTTAGCTTTTTGACCAGTTTTAGATGCACCAGCACCAATCTTTTCAGCAATTCTTTCTAATGCAACAGTAGATCTTTCTTGCAATTGAACTTTGTGTTGGTTCTTAGCATCGATCTCTTTATTGTGTTTATTAGGAATTTCCATTAATTGACCATCTGCAGAAGAGATAGCATATTCTTTAGTATCACCGTCAGCAGTAGGAACTGTTGTTATACCATTTTTACCAGCTCCCATACTAGAAGCACCTTTAGAACTAGACATATTTGCTCCAATGATTCCAGCAGCAGATACTGAACCCATATCTTTAGCAATTTCATCTCTAGTTCTCATATCAGTAGGTTTGGAAGAAGTAGATACATCTTCTAATCCATCAGAGGATTTATTACTATCTCCACCACCAAATAAACTACCGAATAGACCACCACCAGATTTAGAGCCACCGCCAAATAGCCCTTTAGCCATACCAATGATGCCACCCTCAGCATGGTGCTCAATAGAGTCATCTAACTTTTTACCATGAAGGACTTTAAATGTTTCTCTAGCACCTGGGGCTAAACCAACTTTCTCTGCCATACCAAATGGAAGGAAAGATTTGGATATCATTGGAATTATTGCATTGGTAAAGTTTTGAAGGGTATTCAATACTTCACCTTGGCGTTTATCTATTTTTTCATTAGCTTTTTCTAGTTTAACAAAGAAGCCTTTACGATCATCATATAATGCATCGTAAAAACCTTTCTTAACAGCATCACTCATGTCTTTAGCTCCACCGTTCCCAGTAAGGAAATTGTAGAGTTGGGTCATGTCTTTATTAGCAAGATTATTATCTTCAGCTTCTGTTTCGTCTAGTCTAGAATTCAAGGACAAACCTTTACGTTTTTGCAATTCGTTTACACGGCTACCTAATACTCTGGAAATAGCTTCCATTTCTTTAATAGCTTTTTCATCTCCTCGCACAACTCTGAGGTATAGTTTTCTAAAATCATCTTTTTCGATGAGAGGATTTTCAATACCTCTAGTTAGTCCTTTATATACTTTATCAGCTATTTCATAAATAGCATCTTTATTATCATTAGAATTGAATACTTTGGCAGCTTCTTGGGCTCTAGCAACTTTCTTTTCACCAGCTTTTAGAGTTTGTACAAGAGATCTATATTGTTCATCTGATAGTACACTACCATTTTTAGCTTTGAATTTAGCAAGTTTATCAAGTGCACCTTGTACACCTTTACCATTTTTAAATTCGTCAATAATACCTAGAGCATTAAGATCTACAGCTCCTCTAGTTTGCTCTTGAATATCATCTGCTGCTGCTCTAAAGTCAGCATAAGATTCTTTAGTAGCTTGATTTAGATAATAATCTTCGCCACGATATTTTCTATTCTTAGCAAAGTCTAAAGCATCATTCATTTGAGCTCTAGCCATATTGATACCAGCATAATTATCGGTACCAACTTCGCCCATCATTCTAGTAACGTCGGCTACATTACCAGTCATATTGTTTTCATCAATCAATCTGATTTGATCTTCAGTAGAACCAGTACCATAACCTTTTTGAATAAGTTTCCGGTTAGCCCATCCACCTACTTTACGTTCCATACCTTTGGCAAATGATCCAGCTTTTCTACCAACAAATTTGACTAAGCCTTTTCCCCATCCTCCGATTTTAGTTCCGATACCTAGTTTATCGAAAAGTTTTTCGAAGAATAGACCTGGAGAGTCTAATTTAGATTTAATAAAGTTTGTAATAGATTTAGCAGATTGTAGACCATAAACACCAATTAACTTAGTGACAGGTTTGACGGTATTGAAGATAGGTTTGATCATATCATCTCTTAACCATCTACCCATATTCTTTTGAATATCTTGAAGAGTCCATTTGAGAGGGTTAGTAAAGTGACGTCTAATAGCACCAGCTAAACCACCACGTCTTACGCCATTCTTATCCTTGATACCAAGCATAAGTTCTTCAAATTTATCAGTAGTAGATAATACACCAAGACCAGCACCTAGAATAGAGTTACCTAATAAACCAAATGGTCCAAGTACCATTGTACCAATTGTAGCTGCAGCTACTCTAGGGAAATGTTTCTTGATAAGATCTTTACGGTTTTTATTTAATAAACCACCACGGTCACCAAATAAGAAATCATTCAAATCTTTATTGTTTTTAACTACAGAGATACTAGCTCCAAGCATAGCCCCACCCAAAGGACCGAATGGGAGTACTAAACCGGAAATAGCACCTACTGTACCATATTTCTTAGCATCAGGCATATACTTTTGTAAAGTATCTTGCCATTTTTTAGAGATTAGGCCTTCTTTATGAGTAACATTACCTTTTTCATCAACAATATCTTTACCAAATACTGTTTCTTGGAAGGTTTTATTATTCTTGATAATATTGATAGCAGAACCAGCCATGGCCCCAAATAGTGGACCACCTAATGGGAATAATGTACCAAGCAAAGCACCTGCGGCACCACCTTGAACTGCATTACCCATATTCTTTTTAGCAAAGTCATTAAATTGAACTGCTGCTTTTCTAGGGTCTATGCCAAAGGCTTGTTCTATACCTGTAGATAAGCCATTGAGACCAATAGCATGAGATACTTTTCCTGTAGCTCTATCAATACCTCTTGTGAAGAAGTTTCCTTTATTTCTATTACGTTCATCAGCATATGCTTGATTATGAGCACCTAATTGTTCAACAATTTCTAAGTCAGAAGTACCTCCAGCATGATGACCAATATTAGAAATTAGTCTACGCTTAAAGTCTTTTTCTTCAGATAGTTGTTGCCCAATATTAACGCTATCTCTTTCAGGATTGAAAGGATTCATATTAGCAGGAATAACTAATTCACCTTTGTGAAGTGTAGTAAGTGTTACATTTCCTTTTGATGGGTTAACATATTTTACACCACTAGCATGATGCGTAATATCACGTTCAGCTTCTGCTAATCTAGCGAGTCTAGATTGTACCGGACCTCTTTGAGATACATACGAATTTATGGCATCTGATTGGTACCTTCTTCCAGCAGATGGCAAATCGAATCCAAGGAATTGAGCTGCCTCTCTTCCTGAACTTTGTATAGAATCTCTAGCGTATCCGTATACACCTTGAACACCTTGTTTAGCATTATCTTTAACGAAGTTAACACCACGTCTTACTTTAGCTTTAGCAGCAGCTATTCCTCTATCAAGGTCAAACCCAAACCAATCTTTAGCAAATCCTTTAATCTTATCAGGAAGTGACTTAGCTAATTTGTCTCTAAGACTTCCTAAAATACTATTAATTTGCTTATTAAGATTATTAGTAATTTCTTTCATATCATGAATCATTACATTGAATAACCCTTTAACTGGTTTGCCATCTTCATCCTTGATATTAGTATTCTTACCAAAAAGCATATCATGCATGAATTCATCAGCACCAGCAATTACTGTTGTAAGTAATCCAGCAGGAGCTTTGAATATACCTTGTACACCTTGTTGAATAGTTAATAGCTTATCACCAATTGTACTAGATTTTATTACATCATCTAAGAAACTAGTAGCTTTATTAGTAAGATTATCAGCTAGCTTACCTTTTTTCTTCTTAGGTTTGAATGTGCCACCACTTATAGCTTTAAGGGCATTAGTTAATTCAGCATCAAGAGCAGAGGCTGTAGCTCCACTCATATTGGAATTAGCGTTTTCCACAACAGAAGATTTTATGGTCTTTTCTTTCTGTTTTATTTGTCGTAAGAACGCTTGGTCTATTGCTGTAGTAGGATCAGCTTTTCCTCCTCTACTACCACCAGATCTAGGACCTCCTCCAGAAGATAATAAGTTTCTGATATGGAATAATTCTTTATAAATATTATATTGATAATCGTATAAAGACATACCATATTTATCTTTATATCTTGCATTAGGAGGTACGAAATTATTAGCTATATATTCACCACCAATAGAAGTTTTTATACTCCCATTAGTAGCTTCATGTACAAGACCTTGACCAGAAGCAAACAGGTTTTGAACCATTTCATTCTTCTTAGCCAAAGTACTGCTTATCTTAGCTTGCTGTTTACCTAATTGACCAGATGCTCTAAACATATTCATCACAAGATCAAATGTTTCTTGAGAAGTATCTTTGTTCTTGTATTGATTATCTTTATTTTTATATTTGGTAAGAATACGTTCTATATCCCTAGGATTGAAGTTGCCATTCTTCCAAACACCATCCATCAATTTATTAGCAGCATTTATAATTTCTTTTTTACGCCTATTATATTCTTGCTTATTAGCAGTTCCTAGATCACTATTAGAAAGAGCAACAGCTATAGATTCCCTTAACTCTTTAAATGCTTCTCTTTTTAATTTAGTATCTATATTCTTTTGACTATTAGCAGCACTAAGCTCATTAGTCCATCTACCTGTTTGATAGTTAAATACTCTAGGAGTTTCTCCTGTAAGAGCAGATTCTATCTTTCTTAAGTATCCAGGAATAACTTCTACTAAAGATTTCTGTGCAATACCATTCCAGGCAATAGCGCCTTTGTTGTAATTACTGCTTTGGAAATCTTTTAAGAAATCTTTATATTCCTCTTTTACACCAAAGATTCTAGATAACTCTTTGGCCATACCTTTCTTACCATTACCCATATCAAATACTTGGGCTAGGGCAGATTGTATATAGCCATTGATATTTTTATCAAATCCACTAATAGCTTTCTTTAGATCTTTACCCATAGCCATACTAATACCGCTTTTGGTAATAGCTTTCATAGGATTACCGGTAAACTCAGCTATAAACATAGGAAGGGATGCATAGAACATTTTCATTGTTTCTAATGTACCGCCTTCTCTGTTAGCTTTTCCAGAAATGGATTTAAAATAGTTTTCTAAACTAAATCCATCAGATCCAAATACTTTACTAGCTTTAGATTGGTTTCTACTAGTCTTGGTATCAAAAGAATCTTTATATACAGATCTCTGTATATCTATGAGTTCTTTTAAAATAGCATTGTTTTCATTAGTCAACCTACTCATAGTTTCAAAATACTTAGTAGCATTTTGAGTATAAGTAAGCATTACTTTATTATTAAACTCTATCAAAGAGTTCATACCTTGCCCCAACATACTGAAGCCATTGTTCATTATACCAATTTGTCTTTCACCCTGAGCAAACTGTGCATGGGAGATAGCTTTTTGGTTCTTGAGTTGAACATCAGTAGTCTCAGCAATTACTCTAGATAGAGAACTAGTATTAGCTCTTAACTGACCAGAAATCATAGATGCTACTACAGCATCTCCACGGGATATTTTAGATCCAGGGTTATTCTCATCAGTATCTTCAAAGTCTTCCATCATGTCGCCAAACATATCAGACATTAAGTCCATCATCATTTTTTGTTCAGCTTTAGCAACATTTTCGTTTTCATGATAGAAGTTACCAGAAGTAATTTCTCTTTTTAAATTCCTAAACGTATCATTGACTGGTTTGAAAATAAATTGCTCTCTAAGATTTTTCATCTTAAGACCAGTGGCTTGTCTTGAACCAACGATCTCTTTAAATGAATTCTTAGCATAGTCTCTATTATTTTCAATCATCTTAGTTGTTATCGGTGCTTGATCTTTAAGAACTTCTACCGCAGCAAACTTTAATGATTTACCAAGTCTTCTCGTATAGGCTAGAATAGAGTTTTTTGCCATAAAAGACTATATCCTCCTTTCTTTAAGCATTACGCTGATGTCTTAATTCGACATAATGATCCCCACTACAGAACTTAATCTGTAGTGGGATGTTCATTATTGCGGGAATGCTCCAGATATACTAAACGCTTAGTATATCAAAAAGGTAGAACTGGGTCTAACTCTTAGAAGATATTATTTATCCTCTTCTTGTTTTGTGAAACGATTAAAAGATTTGCCTTCTGTATCATTCCAAAAACGTGTTTGCTTGGTTGGATCAATTTCTTTCCAATTATCTTGTTTCATTTCTTCAATAGTAGCTTTTCTAAAAGCTGGTACAGAAATAAATGTGATACGGAATTTATATTTAATCGAAGCAGTCTTTCTATCAAAGACTGTTCTCCAACCAAGGGCAATATTGGAATCTGTTTTGAAACCTACTTCTTTAGAGTTAATACTAAAGGAAAGTGTATTAGGATAATTTTCATTTGATACAGATGGGATATTATTAGCAATGCTATTCATCATAGCTTTAAGAACAGCTGCTTCAATAGCTGTATCACCACAATAAGCTTTTAATTCTGGAATATTTTTAATTACTGTAGTATAAGCCTCTTCGAATGTTTCGAATGTTTTAGTAAGATTTATAACAGTTGGTTTAGTGCTGAATTTTCCTTTAGCAAAGTTAGACATATTTAGTTCTCCTCTTTATCTGATTCGTTTTCTAGTTGTTTGTATTTTTCTGCTTTTTCTAGAATATCTTTTGCATCATCAATAGTCTTTACTTCCATATCAGTAATTTCTACTTCTTCTCCAAGATCTTCATCTACTCCATTAGATGTATTGGAATCTGATAAGAAAATTGTATTAGGATCAAATCTGTTTGAAATATCTTTATTATTTGGAGTTAGAGCTATAAAAGCTATTCTAGAAAATATATCTGGGAATTGTTCATCTTCATTGATTAAGAAGTTGCAGTTTAATTCATCAATCAAATGTTTAACCAATTCTTCTGTAACTAATTGAACTTCTTTTTGTGCAGCCATATCAGATCTAATATTTATAAAATGAGCAAGTTGTTCAATAGTAAATGTCATCATAAGCTTAGTAGTTACATTCATAGGTAACCAAGCTCTGGCATCTTCTTTAACGATCTTATTATCCAAAGCATATTTATAATTACCAAATGGATCTATATTTCTAATATAGTCAACAGTTGACTGATCAAGATCAGCATATCTTCCTGGATTAGTATCTAATGGATTGATAAATTGAGATAAGTCAGTTTGATGTTTTACATAGCGTTGTGATTCTTGAGAAATAGCAACTCTATGACGAGTCATCTGATTAGCACATGCTCTTGAAATATCATGGAATACAAAAGACATTGTAGAGACTTTGAATAGATCTTTGATATCAAACCCATATACTTTGATATGGTTGAATATCTTTTCTAAATATTTATCTTTTCTATGTAAGAAGGTTACGGTATTAGAATCCCATTCTTCCGTAATTGATTGGTACTCTTCTGCTACTGTATCATAATTATTTGGAGATTCTAGTTTCTCATGTTCATATCTATGCTGTGTTACTGCAGAAATAATTTCTTTAGTAGCAACCTCTGGTTCATATACACATAAGTCTTCATCAAGAATACCTTCTTCAATATATTGAGATAGTATTTCTTTTTCAAAAGATGCATACATAATATTCTTAACTGTTTGAACAAATGGATTCTCTTCAGAACATTCTTTAATTATATGACCAAATGCTCTAGCTGACCCACTAATAAGAATCATAATAGAAAGATTAGATTGTTCTTTGATAGAAATTCTACAGTATTTAGTATATGATAAAAATTCTGTCACATACTTCATATAGTTTGTCGTAAATGAAGTATAGGAAGGAATCTTAATAATAGCAATTGCATTAGTATGCTCAAAAGGAGATTCGTGACCTCTTGCTCCCATTCTAAAGCAATATCCTTTTTGTTTATCATATCCTTCATCAGGAAGCATTCCTACACAAACTCTTCCAGACCTGTTGAGCAAATATACATTATCAGATACATCTACTATTTCAAATTCTGGAGTTGGAATAACTATTCCTTGCATTTTCTCCATATTCTTTGTATCAGTATTCCATTCATTATTTGTGTGAGAACCACCTTTAACTATATCTGTGATTTTGTTTATTAGTCCCATTTTAATACTTCTCCTCTTAATAAAGGTATAAAGCTATATAAATATTTATCTTATAAAAAAGTCAGTGAAATTATATAAAATTAAAGAGAAACCCTAGAACCATTACGGCTCTAGGGCATGAATTAGAAGTATTAATCAACCAATTTATGAGAGTTATAAAGTCTACCACAAGGGTCCATGTATGAATCATATAAATCATCATAATCATACATTAAATGATGTGTACCACCATTTCTATGATGATGATATGGCCCACCATAATATTCACCTCTCCAACCATTTTCTCTGCTTTCGTAGTCATAGGAAGGTGGATATAATTGAGGTCTGCATATTCTACCATGTTCACAACAGCAACCACAATCTTCTTTAGGAGATTTAGGAGCATAAACATAATTAGATCTGCTTCTTGGATGACATTCATGAATCTCATGAATTACATTACCAGGATTGAATCTTTGGTATCTTTCTGTACCCATGATGAGTTTGTTAGCATTAGGGTCATACCAATATCCATCATAGAACGGTTCGTTTATTTCATCATATTGACCATCGCTATGAATTAGAACACAAGGGATATTATTCTCTCTGCATAATTTAATAATTGGATATACAGCAGAGGCTCTATAAGCAACATTGTTATCCATAAAAATAATAACTCTATCTAATTTAGAAGTATTGGAGAATGGATGGAAGTTTTGTAAAGCACATAAGAAATCAGAGATACAATGTCTCATAGCTCCAGGATTTCTTGGGTCTGAAATTAATGGAGATTTATGCATTCTATTATAGTCTACACCATACATATGAGCAATCTTTTCTACATCGAAATCAGATCTTGGAGATCCACCATAGATAACTTCTAAATTCATTCTTCTATAATATCTTTCAAAGAATGTAGTTAATGATCTGGTAACAACGTATGCTTCATATCTCCATAAAGGATCTACTACAATAGCTACTCTACCATAAACTTTAGGAGTTAAAGCTTTTGCTACATTTCCACCACATTCACAATTAGTCCAATTATCCATAATAGGATTAGGATTTCCTTGTACATTGATAGAACAAGAGAATTCAGCTTCGGCTGTTACATCAAACCAGTTAAGCATGAATTCATCTTCTTTACTTAGCTTATCTCCGCAACAACACTTATTCATGATTATTTTCCTTTCTATCTCTTCTTCGACCTCCAGCAAGTCTATATTCTCGTTTAGTTTCTTTAACGTAGACTTTCATTCCAGGTCTTAATAATTCTCTAGGCATTTCTAGAAGATCATTCATTGTATCTACAATCATAAAATCGTCAGTAGGTTCTGGTTTTACATATCTTGTATTTATTACATGAATTTCAGAATAGATGTCTTCTAATTGTCTATTACCAGTAGTAACTTTTCCAGGAAGATCTTTATAATACCCATTAACAATTACAGGAACTGTAACAGAGGCATTGATATCAGTATTGCTAGGAAGAATGATATCAATCATACCAGAGAATTGTCTGAATGTATGATAGTGCTCTAACTCAACAGTACCATTGATTTCCGATGTAATATAGTCATGCATATGAACTACACCATCTAAAATATCATAATCTTCGTATTCTGGATCAATATCTACATCACATAATAATTCTTTGATATAATCATCTACTGTGACAGCTGCCAAGAATTCTGTATTAGAAGTACAAGGTACTACTAATTTAGAATAAATAGAATATGGATATCTGTTAGATTGAATACAGCATCTACCATAGAGATATAATTGTTTTAGATTTTTATCACTAATTTCTAAATTACAATCTAGATCATAATTATCGATAGTTCCTAGATAAATAAGATCATCTACAACGAATAAAGTTCTACCAAAAGTATCCGCATTGATATTAACTGTAGAATCTAGATCTTTTGTAGACCAGAAATCTTTTACTGTAATTTGAGATATAATAGTATTCTTTTCAGTTTCTTCTAATTCTGATTGAACGTAATCTAAATTGCATTTCCTAAGAATATCTAATGCTCTTACAGCTGGTACTGTAACAGTACTTGAAAATCCAACCTTATCTTGATCAATATCTGGATTATTAATATCTTCAATAAAGTTTGCATGTAGTTTTACTGTAGATTCTAGATCTGTTTCACTTACACCTTTATCAAATATCATTTGACCTTTAAGGTCAGGGAATAGTCTAAATGTAGACTCTTCTAGATCAATGTCACCATTAATATCGATCTGATTTAGATCATCGATATATTTCTTACCAATAGTGAAATCACCTTGGAGGTCTTTAACGACATCTGTTGGTATATGGGTAAGTTTACCTTTGATCATAGAAATATATTGCACATAAGAATTGTTCTTAACCTTTACTTGCGCTGGAACATCGTACGCATGCCAACCACCTACAAAGAAGAACTCTCCTTTTAATATATTCTGTTTAAATCTGATTCGATTGGTTTCATCAAAATTCTCGATATCTGGCATTTTGTAGCCCCCAATCTTTATAAAAAATTTAGCTAAATTTTGTATTATAATGATGTGATAAAGTAATCCATAGAGTCAATTAAGACTCTATGGATTTTAGTTTAATATTCAGATCTTGTATCAATCATTTCTACAATTTTATATCCAACTACTAAATCTTTAGTATTGTTTTTATAGCAGAAACAATAATAATCTTTAAGGTCAATATGGAAATCTGTTATTAAAGATTGAATTGTTCCTTCTTCAATACCTTTATCAATTCTATTTTCTCTAAGAAGATCCTTAAGTATTTCTATAGCATGAATTTTACTATCGAATACTACTGGTACTACTAAGATATTATTGATTGATTTCTTAAGATTTATATGGAACTTATCTTTAACTAAAACAAGACTTTTGCCTTCCATATTATTTAACCTTTCTTGATCTTATAGATGATCAGTAGGAGCAACAGTGTCTGGTTCTTTTTCTACTGGAGCTTCTTCATGTGTTACTGTTGGTTCTTCTTCTGGTGGTTCAGCTGGGCTAGGCATACCAATACCATAATAATGATGCCATACAATATTATCATGTTCGAATGTAGGAGATGTAGTATCTTCTGGTTTAGGCAATTGCATGAAATGATATTTACGATATGCTACAGATTGATCTGTATAAGGGTTTGTATCGAAATCATCAGGTTTCTTAATTCCCAAATCATAAAATCGAGCATACACAATAGCCTCATCAGAATATGGGTTTACATCGAAGTCAGCTGGTTTAGGAAGATCCATAGAATAGTATTTACGGTATGCTACAGATTCATCAGAGTAAGGGTTTTCTTCCAAATCATGAGGTTTAGCTGGAGCATTTTGATCTTTCTTTTTAGCACCATGAGTAGTTTCATCATCATCAGGATTGTATAATTTATCGAATTTGAAACCTACTAAGAGTTTTTCACCATCGATTTTAACACCAACAACTGCTTCATAAAGAGCTTCAGCTTGTTCACGATCTTCTACACCTACAGCTTTAGCCAAAGTAAGAACATCGTTTTGAGTAGTTTCGAAATAACGGTTGTCTTTTACATAGTCTGCTACGATATCCAATAATTTAGTAGTTGCACGTTCTTCATTATCGAATACAAACATAGTAGTCAATTTTGTATCTTCCATTAAGTCATTTTTTGTAACATTGAGAGTATCATTAGTGATAACAATCATCTCTGCCATTACTAAACACTTCCTTTCTTGATTCTAAAATTATAATAATCCTATCTTAGGACTACTTATTTGTCAATTAGAAAACCGATATTGGGTAAAAAATAATCAGCGGAGTCTGATCTGGGTTTGGGTGTTGGCGAAGCCAAAAACCCAATAACCCCCCGTCTAGTATATTAATATATATTATAGAAGACAACATAGAATGAAGTAGATAGATGAAGACTAACCTAACGGAAGGAGACCCACACGTCAGAATAGGTTCTAATATTAGAATCTATTGACTACAAGGTTTTACCTTTTGTATCAGACTTTAGGTCTGATTTATATCAGAAACGAAGCAAAGAGCTTTTTCTTCTATAATATATCATCAAAAAAATTATTACCAGGTCATAATATCTAAAACTTTCAATATACTCAGAAAAAAAAATAAGAGATAGATACCAAGACCTATCTCTTAAATTTATCAATTATTATTTAATTTCATGACGGTCTACTTTAAAAGTAGTTCTAGAACCTTCACCAAAGTTAGGATCAGATTCATCTTCATTATTGTAAATGAAATCTATAGAATATATATAATCAGCATCAGAGTTATTATCAACATATGGTGGTTCTGGTTCGATACCCCATTCTCTTTTTGCTTCTGCTACTAATTGATTTACAAAATCAATAGCAGCTTGTTTATTATGGAATACTCCCATAATATTACTAAATACATTATCGGAAGAATCCATATTAAAATAGTTTTCTGTTTTTGTTACAATGTAGCTATAGTTCTTAGTCATAATTTTATCTCCTTGGTTGTAGCATATAGTTCTTACTGAAAAACTATATGCTTTATCATTAATTTTAAAAGATATAGGTTTTAGCTTTTTATCATTAGAAGCAACAATAGCATGGAAGTAAGTATTTATTTCTTTTACTTCACTATCTTCTAAATATTTAGCACCTTTATCAAATTCTTTGTCTATGAATTCATTTAATTTCTCAAATGCTTCATCCGCAGTTTTAAATGCTTTATTAGCCCAAACGATACCAAATTTATTTTCAATTCCGTGATTAATACTTGGTAATTTATTCGTATTTAAATTATAGATAGATTCTAAAACAACCGTTACATTTTCTTTTAATTCATGCTTCGCCATCTTCACCATATTTGTTATCCTCCATAAAGGTTAAAGTGAGTATGAGTTTATACAATGCCCTATCTTTCAATGTATTATGTCATACTAGAAATATATCATTGAACTCCATTAACCCTTTATAATAATCCCTTACCCCTGATAATTTGCCTCCTTTCTTTTTGAGATTATTATAATTTGATGTAATAATCACTATAAAACTACATCACCATTATAGTATATAATTATACCAAAATTTGAAAAAAAAAATAAGAGATAGGTCTTGGTGCCTATCTCTTAAATTTGTTATTTCAAACTAATTTCAACAACTTCATATTTTGCTAAATATGTATCAATTTTAGCTTTAGCAGTATACACTATTTTACCATTATAAATGGATTCTTCTTTCAAGAGTTCTTCTTCCTCTTCTGTTAGATTAGTAGCACCTTCTACTTTTAATAGTGTAGAGATTCGATCAATAGCATCTTCCTTGTTCTTATAAGTTGCTAATTCGAATAAAATATTTTCCTCATAATAATCAATATATAGATTATCAAAATTATAATCCTTTGATATATTATAAGTAGATTCTAATATCCCATAAATGGTGTTCATAAAATATCTCCTTTCATACTAATACTAGTTAATAGTATTTACTGCAAGAACTTTATAAGATATAATAGCATTACGAAGTTTTACAACTTTATACAATTCCAAAGCATCTTTTAAAGCATCAACATTAGGAAGTTGGTTTTTGAATTCTTCTGGAATATCTTCAGTAGCCTCAGGACTTCCAATATTGATTAGCTCATTAACTTTATTAATGGCCACATCTTTATCAGAATATAGAACCAATCCAAATAGTCTATCAGATTCTAATTGAGCTAGTTCTCCATTTTCATGAATCACATAAAGGCTTTCCAAAATAGCATAATGTTTTTCTACCATAATAATCCCTCCTATACTATAATATATTTTTCAAGATTCAACCCAATAACAGTATCTTGATATCGATCATAAAATATATAAGAATATGAATTTATATCACCTTGAGTATATTTACCAAAAGTTTCAATATTTTTTGAATATGGTCTAATATATCTATCACTATCTCCAAAATACTTTTCTTTTACCCTATCAATAACCTCATCCCGCTCTTCATGTTGGGATGTTATATATTTAGAACTATCCCTTACTTGGCCTTGGATTGTAGATCTTTCAAATTTATGAGTTTTTAAACAAACCTTATCTACCTGCACTACATATCTAGAACCTAGAATTTCTTTATCGATATACCTAGAATATATAAAAGAGCGTATAATATCTCCTAATAACATTTCAAATCCTCCTTAATAATACTTAGTTTATTTTTTCAAGACTCAACCCAATAACAGTATTTTCATATCTATCATAAAATAAGCAAGCATATGAATTTATATTGTTAGGAGCGCATACAATAAAAGTTCTGATATTTTTTGAATACGGCCTGATGTATCTATCACTATTTCTAAAATACTCTTCCTTTATTCTAGGAATAATTTTATCTGGATCTTCATCATGTGGACAGTTTATATATTCGGAATCAATTCCAGCATATCCTTTGATTGTAGATCTTTCAAATTTGTGAGTATCCATAGAAACCCTATCTACATGCACTACATATCTAGATCCTAAGCCCCAATCGAGAAACATATGGAAAATAGCAGCGCCAATATCGTCTAATGACATTTTTTAATCCCCCTTAATAAATGGAATAATCAAACAACTTATTTTCTTCGATAAGATCATCTACAGAATGACCATAACCAGAACCTTCTAATAGATTACCATCTTCTTTTACGATATAGAAGCCATAAGTTACGTCATTAATGTTATCATACATAATTCTGCAATAATCCTCAATAGGATAAGCACAGTATTTATCAAACTGACGCATTCTATTTTCTGGAACGTCTATTAGTTCTCTACAGTCAACGATATCACCAATAGTATCGAATGCTTCATCAAGACCATCTTCTTCCATATTAATTAATCCATCTACTGGTTCTTCATATACAAATGGACCGCTATTGATATCAGTTGTTTTTCTAAACTTAGAACCACCAATAAGCTTATGTGCTTTGATATAAATATTCATAATTAACCTCCTGGCAATAATGCCTTTAAAAATTTAAATAAAAAATATAAAGACTTAGATCAAACAATCTTTGATCTAAATATGTACTCACTGTTATAGTATATAATTATATTATATTTTTAGTAAGACTTTAGATTAAATTTGAAATTCGCTTAATAAAGGAGATAGCCATGTATACTATAAACATTTATCACTTATTTGATAAACTATCTGATGGGGTAAAGAATAATTATATTTGTGAGAATGATAAAGAATTGTATAGATCTTTACAAATTCAATTATCTAATGCTAATACAATAGAAGATGATAATGTAAATATTAATCTATTTAGATTTATTGATGAAGAGTATCTTCCAGATGAGTTGGCTAATAGAACAAAACATATTGAAGATCTTATTGCTGAGCATCACAATTTTGATATTGATGAAAATGAAATAGAAACCAGTATCATCAATTATCTAATCGGTATGGATGGTCTTATCTATAATATGAAAGATTATAAATCTGTAATGACTAATAAAGATACTATCCGTTCTTTAGGAATACAGAAAATTTCCCAAGATCCAACTACTTATAGAAAAGAAGCAGAAGCTGAATTGAATAAGAAATCTACTAAGACTAACATTCTTAAAGAGATTCAAAATCTTGTAATTCTTACTACAGTATATGAAATCTTAGAAGAAGATGCTGATAAAAAGAAAGACGAAATCGATGAGTATGCTGAAGAGAATATCAAAGAAAATTATATTAGTGAATTTGATATGATCTTAGATAAGATGGAAAGCTTATTCCCAGATGATGACGATATCGAAATCACTGGTGTAGAATATAATGGTAAGAAGATTAGTACTGATGAATTTACTCAAGAGCTAAGCACTCATAGATACCCTGGTTATTATGAAAAACAAATTCCTATTGAAGACGCATTAGATGATACTTATGTAATCCATACAACAAGAGGAACTGTTATCAAGAAACCTTCTACTGATATCTATAATATGGATATCTCTATTGAGACTAAAGAAAACTAAATATAGTTATATACTATATTTATGATAGCATTATAAACTAGTGCGACTTCTACTCCACTACAGAAGTAAAATGTGGTTACTATAGGACGATATTTCGCATATCAATCCTAGCAGTGTAAAAATGGTATGCAAAAGAATACTACTCAAAAGGTGTATTCTTTTTTTGTTTAAATCATATTAAAACAAAAAGGTGGAGTAGAGCTTAATTGCTCTACTCCCTTATTTTTTTAATCTTTAAAATCAGTTAAAATTTCATTAAGCATTCTTGGTTTAATACCCAAATCTTCTTGACATTGACGAGCAGTTTCAATAAGAAGTTTATTCATTAAACCTTGAAGCATAGCAGATGGAACCATACGACCCATAACACCAGAGATTGTTAGGAATGCATTTACATATTCATCTTTTCTATAATCAGAGAATGCTTCATCACCTTTAGGAATGATATAGGAGTTTACACCTTTAAGAGCTTGAGAGAATACTAGTTTATCACCAATACCAAATTTATCATTTACTTCGATATAGAATTCAATACGAACACCATCAAGATGTTTTAATTTACCTTCTGCAGGAAGTTTGCTTGTAGATTCTAGAGTATACTCTTTATCTACACCATTCTTTTTCATGATCTTTTTAAGTTTATTGATCTTAGCATCATAAGCTTTTACGATCTTTAATAGAGTAGGAGATAATTCTTCATCATCGCAAGTTCTATAAATCTTAATATTAGTAATCCGACCAGTCATCTTAGCTCTTACTGGCTTACGTCCTAAATCAGATAATCCTTCGGCATTATCATCTGTAATATTCTTCAATAATTCATTAGCTTCTTTTTCATCAAATGCATCTTGGAAGATTAATAATGGATCACCTTCTTGAACAAAATCTCCAACTGATACCATATTATATACATTGGAGTTCTTATCAAGAGACACATCTTTTTGAACGTCAACTTTAGATTCTAGAGCTTCAGAAATAGAATTATCAACTACACAAGAGTCTTCATAACCCAAGTCTGTATTCATAATAGCAACTTTAGCTAGAGTACCCATATTGTAAGATAATCCGAATGGGTTACCACCTTTTCCGCCATTACCAATTGCATTAGAGTAAGATTGTTTATTATAAGCCACAATATCGTTACCTTCTAACTTTTGACCTACTTTAACAATCGGATCTAATTTTGTGGTAATATAGAAACCACCATCAGAGTTCTTTTGGATAGTTGTGCGAAGATCTACATAATCTTTTTGTTTAGTTTTAGTATCTTCGATGATCATATAATCTTTAGTAACTTCTTTTACTACAGCTTTTTCAAATGGGCATTTATATGCAAACTTATTAGAAGTTAGATATGGTAATGCCTCATCAGCACCAGTAGTAATAAGAGATGGCATAGATTTCTTAACCAACATTTGATGTTGAGATGTTTGTGTAAATGCCATTGCAGTACGGAATGGATCATCATGATTAATAGCTAATGGAGATAATGCTTCCATCATAGAGAATGTATTTAAGTTATTTAACTCTTCAGGTTTCTTAGGAGTGATAAAACCGCGTTTATTTCTAACACCAGCATCAATAACAGTTTGTCTATTAATACCTACTGTAGATGCAAAGCCTGTAGAGATACCTAATACACCAAGCATAGATTTATCATAACCACGTTTATCAAGACCAAAAGATCTTTCAGAGTTCATACCAGATAAACCTTTAAATGTTACTTTAGAAGCTGTTTCTGCTTCAAGTAATGGTGTCAATGTAGATAAATCAGAAGAGGTTTGATCATGAGTAAGGATAGAATCAATAACAGCAGATCTCTTAGCAGAGAATGTAGCTTGACCCTTACTTCTTTTAATCATGGTTCTATAAGCACCAAATGCTTTAGCAAGTACTTGATATAGATGACCAACAATAACTTCATTAGTTCTCAATCTATTACCAGTAATATCAGTATGACGATTGAATTTATTATCAACTAATAAATCATTACCATAGATCATAAGATCTACATAGTTATCAGGAACATTTAAAGTCTTACAGATTTCTTTTGTAATAGGATCTATCATTAGATCATAGAAGTTATCGAAACCATCAGCTTTAATTCTACCACCAAAGTCATCTAAGATATCTAACCACATATCTTTAGAATTAATTTGTTTAATAGAGTAATCATTAAAATCACATTGCATCAATCCATTCATAAGCATATTATGACCTGGATCATCAGAGTGGTATACTAGATAACCATCTTCGAATTTAATATAAGTATTTTCTCTAGATGGTCTTGTTTCTTGGAATTCATATTTGATTCCTACTCTATTTAATAATCTTTGCAAGCCAATGTTATAAGATAAAAGAACAACTACTGGAATCTTTGTATTCATAATAGAAGCTTCAGAATACATTAATCTTTTAGCAACAGATACTGATTGGTAAATTTTATCAAATTCTCCAGATTTATCATGAGATCTTAAGATATTCAAAATTCCCATATCAATGCTAGTGTCTATAAATGGAACCTTTTTACCATTTACTACATAACAAGCTAGATATTTATTAGCAAGCATTTCATCAGTAGCTTTAGATTCAGGAGAACCTGGTTTAAAGTAAGATTTATCGAATGGAATTTTAGATAATTCATCCATATTGAAGGAGATATAAGATCCATCTTTAAATTTGATCTTAGAATACATAGAAGCTAGATCAATAAATTCCATAGGAAGTTCGTATCTAATACAGATCTTTCTATTATCGCCATCGATAACTTTGATATCTTTACCTTCGTATTTGGTTAAAGCTTTTACTAGCTTATTAATAATAGGAGAAGATTTGGATAAACCACTAGGAGATTTTCTATAGATAAAGATCTTAGAATAGTTAGATACTAATTGAACCGCATCACCATCAGTTTTTACTACTGGAAGTAGCATCAATTGTCCAATAAGAGATTTTTCATTACCTCTTAATTTCATAAAACGATTACTAATTAATCTAGGAATATCTAGAGTCATTGTAAACCGTTTACCAGTTTCAGCATCTTCGTAATTACAAGTCCAAGTATCAATGTAGTCTTCAGATGTAGATGTATTTTGAGATTTAATATCTACGATATTCATTGGATGTGTGACATGCATAAAATGCGTAAACATCGCTACAATATCTGGATCCATATCATACTGTTTATTGAAGTTAGCAAACTTTACTTTCTTCCAAGATTCATCCATAGAATCGATTTTAAGATCCATTGGTTTAATATCATCATTCTTTTGGAACTCTTCCACAAGTTTAGCAACAGATTTACCATTAACTTCTTTTGTGAGAAGTTTCTTTTGGGTTTCTTCCATTCTAGACTTACGGGCTTTATTCATCTTGATACCATCTTCAGATTGAAGATCAAGAAGTACATCTTTTAGCCATTCATTGTCTTTATCATCAGGATCGTTCTTTTCAAGAGTTTCCATAGCATCTTTAGTAGTGGTAGACTTGGAAGCTATTTTGTCAAGCTTATTTACAAGAGCAGCTTTCTTAATTTCAGGGTCCTTGGTTAAACTAGGATCATCTAGTACACCCATTTTCTCTAAATCATCTTTTGTTAACTCTTTTGTACCACCAGTCAAATTAGTTAGAGTGATACCACCCTTCTCTAATTTATCAGATAATTGAGCTACAATAGCTTGTCTGGAATCATGATTGATCTCTTCTATACCGGTATATTCACCACTTAGGATATTATTTGTAAGAGATACAAATTTATTTAAATGATTCATATCCATAGCAGCAAAGTCTACTGTGAAATATCCATTCTCCCCAGTAAATAGAATAGTATAATCTTTCCATGCTTGTAATTTAGATGGATTGATTTTAGCAGTTCTATAAATAAAGGAGAATGGGTTAGCAGAGTTTTTATAATCAAAGATACTAGTATCAGGAACAGCTTTCTTCCAATCAGTTACTGGAACAACAATTGTTTTCTTAGTATAATTAGAGAATCTGGAATCCATTAGGAATCTATTTAAGAATGTAAAGAATACATCTAATCCTCTATCCCCAGTAAACTTAGTATTATTCTTATAGAATATATCGGTATAGAATGCCCAATCATAGAACAAGTTTCTATTCTTATACAATCTTAAATCAGTAAATGAATATTTAAGATATTTTACTTCATTTCTGATCTTTTCATAGAATTTCAAACACTCTGCTTGGGATCTCATTCTATTATTGAATAAGATTTGTCTAAAGATTGTAGTATAGTTATAAGAACCAAATTTTGTAGTTTCAGATTCTTCATTAATAATAGAATCTACAAATTCTGGATAGAAGAGTTTATGATATTCCTCTCCAAGTTTTAATTCCATACCAGTTTCATTTAGAATGATATCATTATTAGAAGATACAGCTTCATTCAGTGCTAAGTCTTTTAAAATAGATGGGTTATATGATTCATTATTAATAGAAATATCACCATCTTTATTTAGATCATTATTAATAATAAGATTTACATTCTTTTCAATAAAGTAAGAATTAAAAATCATATTGTTTAATTTAGCAAGTCTATTGTTTAAGATATTAATACTAGATTCAGTATTAGGTGTCATTAGATATACAATAGAATTATGAGTTCTATCTTTAAGATCTATTGGGTAGTAATATTGGCCTCGATATAATCTAAATGGAGTCAATTCATTTAAAAATATTGCCACGTTGGTATCCTCCTTATCTATTGTAAAACATTACCTTGATGTAATCCTCGCCAATAAATATTATGGTTGTATACTATAATAGTGATAAGATGAAGATATACGAATATAAAAATTTATATTCTTCTTTCGACTTATACTTATATAACTAAACTACTATAGCAAGATAACTCCCTTATCTTGTTATCGCCCTCACAGATCTTCATCTTATCAAAAAATAAAAGGGATTACAGCCCCATGAGTTATTCAACGCAATATAAATTTGCTTGGCCTAAAAACAACACAGTGTTTATCTCAATCAATAAATCATCATATAACTCATGATTTTTTCCTAGCATATATTAACTTCTTTCTTTTCCTTTCGAGGTTAGTATGTGCTCTGTAATCCCTTTTATTTTTTCTTTAAAATCATAAATTATTTGCATGGGAACAATATCGTAATTCAACGACATAGGCTTGAATAAAGTAATTAGAAAAGGTATTAAGAATATGGAAAGAACAAAATTCCTTAAAGAAATATCTTCTATGACCAGAGAGGATATAGACAAATATCTTCTAAGAAATTGCCATAGAAGAAAGAAAATTTATCCAGTATTGGTGTTGAAACCTTATTCAAAAAAGGAGAGTACTAGTGAAAGTAATGGATCTAATAAAGGAGATTAATGAACAAAGGTCTCCTAATGATAAAAAAACTTATGATACCAAATCTCAAAAAGATGAATTGCTTATTATGAAAGCAATGCTTAATGATAAAGATTATAAGGTAGATGTTTATAAGGGAACTGGTATTGATTATACATTCTCCCCATCAGAAGTTATCAGAAATACTATGAGTTCTGTTATTGCAAATACTACAGGCATTTCTAATCATGAAGCACATCGTCTAATGGATAACTATGAGTTTAGAACTGGAGAAGCTAAGAATATGATTGAATTCTCTAAAGAGTTTATCAATACATATTTGCAAACTGGTCGTAAACTTCCATTAGGAGGTAGAGAAACTTCCAATATTTCTTTATTGAAGAAATCTATAGCTCCAGGATATGTAAAATATCCAGTTAAGATTGGTGTAGATAAAGATGGCAATGCTATCTGTAAATCTAAAGATATCTTTGTAAATGGATATGATTCGGTAAAAGTCTCTGCTCCTTGCCCTGTATGGGTTAAAGATAAAAAATAAAAGGACTGTAAGTAATAGTAAATAAGTTTGATAAGATACTCTGTAGAAAAATATTTAGATATATCTTTCTCAAAAGGAGGAACTAGAACATGGCTGAACTAGTTGGTGAACCCTAAAAAACAAATTTTATGATTAAATATAATATCAAACCGGATGAGATTTGAACTATCATATCTAATAAATATTTATTCATTAGAATTCTCCTTTCAGAGTATCATATCATCATAATTATTTATAAAAAATAATAAGAAGCTCAAATAAAATTCTATTAATTAGATTTTATTTAAAGGAGGAAATAAACCCATGGCAGAGTTAGAAATCCTTATTAATCAATTTTATAATAAAATATAATATCAAACCAGCGATTACCTGGCTGATTATATTGATTAGTAAATCAATCATAAGGATTACTCTCCTTTCTGAGCTTCTTATCATAATTATAGTATATAATTATTTTACAGAAAGATAAGAGATCGTTTAAAAATTATTTCTCAAAAAGGAAGATAATATACGGCAGTAATATTAATCTTTACTGATCTCTTATCTATAATTATTTATAAAAAAATAAGAAGCTCTAATAAAATCTATTAATTAGATTATATAAAGGAGGAAATAGGTACATGGCAGTACCATTAACAATCCCTATTAATCAATTTAATAATGAAGTATAATATTAGACCAGATGCTACCTGACCAATTATACTGATTAACAAATCAATCATAAAGATTCTCCTTTCCGAGCTTCTTATCATAATTATAGTATATAATTATAGCTTATTTACTAATGATCAAATATATCATTGAGGAGGTATATTTGATCCATTTGTGCTAATGATTTTAACACAAAAAAAGAGTAAGGGATTAACTCCCTTACTCTATTATTTTTTTTTAATGATGATCACAACCACAATCACATCCATCATGATGATGGTGTTCATGAGATTCTTGAATAGGATAGTTAGCATAATCAAATACCGTTAGATTATCATTAATCATATCATATGTAAGTTTACACATCTGATCAGTATAATATTCTATAACAGTATCTAAATATTCTTGCATATTAACAAACAAAGGATCATTCTTACCAATAACAAATTCATATACAGATTTCTTAAATTGTTCGAATTCTTTCTTTTTATTTTGATATCTGATCTTTATAATTTCTAAAGTTTCAGCTATTTTTAAAGAGTCAAAATTGCTATAAGCCATATCCATTATAAGGAAGAATACGAAATCAATATTAAATGGATCAGCATCTTCAGCTGGATACTGTTTCAATAGTTCTTCTGTAAGATTACTAAAACCATGCTTTTTAAAGACATTTAATGCTGTTAATCTAACACATAGCATTTCATTTCTTTTCATAAGCATAGATAATCTGCATAATCTTTCACTCATAATACCATCTTGATTTAATAGATATCTAGTATCTTTAATTCTTTTAAGATTGTCTTTATAAGTTCTAATAGTACCAATACCATTACCAACTGCTTTTGCGATGATATCAAAATCTTCTTTAACATTGACTTCTTTTGTTTCATTATCTACTTCGCTAATAAGACCAGACTCTGAGTCATATCTTACTAGTGACTCTTTAAATCCTTCTCTGTTAAGATCAATAAAATCTTTATCAGGGTAGGTTTTGAAGAATATTGTTTTATCAGCTTTATCAAGAGAGCCAAATTCTTTTATATTTTTTTGTATAGAAGTATGATCATATGCTAAAGCATCTTGAAACATAGTTAACTTAGCATCAGTAGTTCTAGATTCTGGAATAAAATGCTCTTCAATATGATTTTTAATCTTATCCACAATCTCTTCAATAGTATAGTCTTTTTTCATAATAGTAGTCCTTTCTAGATGATACCAAAGTAGGTTTCATCTATATCAATTAGATTTAGTTTATGAGCACTATAAAGTGCTGCTTTGATAAGAGGCTTATGATCACCTGCTACATCATTAGATTTAAGAGTAGTCTTATAATCTCCAGGGGAGATGCTAACAGCTTGTTGTTTATAGTTGAATAGTACTGGAATGGATGGGGCCACTTCTGCCATTTTAAAAGTTATATTCCCATCATTATCCTTATGCATAAGAATACCAACTTTTCTTTGATCTATATTTAAACCACCATCATCAGTTTTGGTTTCTTTATCAATATTGATTAAAAGAATAGTATCTTCTCCATCTTCGGAATCAAATTTTCCTATAGTTCTAAATGGCTTAGGGCCTTTGCTAACAGTAAATATACTATCTCCAGATTTATCAAGGATCATCATTCTTTCTTCCATATCTTTTTCGTCTGGTCTCATATCTTCATATGCTTGTAGATACTCTCTAACAGATGAATGACCTACATGTGATCCTTCTATTCCATTTTTACTAATATTTAATGCAGCATAAGCTCCTGCCCCTATAATCAAAATCAATATACCAGATACTATAAGTTTCATATTCCTTCGTATTCTTGGTTTACTTTCTAGAAACCCTATAAGAGAACTATATCTCTCATCATGATTTTTGATAGGTTTGATAGGATCAAGTTTTATCTTTTTATTATTTTTTACTCTCAGTAGATTTTTATTGTGTTTATTTGCATCATACATAAATTGGCCCAATTCTATATTAGATTTATATTTTCTCTCATTACTATATTCAGAAACATGCTTAAGCATATTTACTAAATTTTTATTTCTTCTCATTGCACCACTATCCCTTTAATTAGAGCTAACTATACAATAAAGGATTATTAATCTTAAAATGTCATACATTTTCGTCCATATAAAATAGACCGTATTGTTTTGACATAGACTCTCTCAATAATGACAACAAACCTACATTTACGATATAATATAGACTTGAAATTAAAATAAACTTAAATTACTGTAAATCTTTTCTTACCTCTCTTCAATTACAATAATACTGTTTATTTTATTTTCTAAAGAATGAGTGTTAGTATTACATTTTACGATTGTCCTTTTACATATATCTCAAGAAGGGGATCAATCCTCTTCTTGAACATTTCTGTGCTTTGGAAGATATTCTATCACACACTCAATAGACCCATTCGGTTTTAGATTAATTGGTTTTACAGATACTCTTGCGATACCATTTACAACGTCTGGTATCAAAATTCCACTGTATTCCAATCTACTTAAATATTCAGTATCGGGTTCTGTATAGAATCCATTTTCTTCCATTATTTGATTCCTCCTTTGTTTTTTATTAATAACGACTACTCAAAAATATAGTATATAATCATTCACCACATTAAAGTAATTTTCAAGGAGGTGATAGTATGGCATCTTTTAAAGATCATTTCGATTTAAATCTCCCACCAATAGTAGAGAATGATACTGATAAAATGGGGAATAATTATTGCATTGGATATCAAGAAATGAATGAATTAGCTGCTGTTAAAGGAACTAATAAAAATAGTTCACACTTAGCTATAGGAGTTGATGATCCTAATACAAATTATAAATCAGAATATGAGGATAAAACAACCTTTAATAAAAGATACTCTCATAACAAGTTAAAAGAAGTAGACACAATGCCAGTAGGATCTAATTATAATCCTGATAATGATCTTATAGAGTTAAGAACTTTTGAGCATAAAAATAATAAGACTTATATTTTACTTCAAAAGAATACAACAGATCAAAGAGGTATTTATATTACAGATCCTATAATGATTACATATCCATATAATGAAAAATAATAGAGTAAGGGAATTAATCCCTTACTCTCTAGTTTTGTTATTCTGGAATCTTAATTGTAGCGGATAATTCTTGTACTACAGTTGTAGGAACTTTTATAGATGCATCAATATCTTGATCATAGAATGTACCAACAATAAATGTTGCATCCATATCATAATCACCATTTTGTGGATTTACAGCAGACTTAGATTGTAATTGGATATATTCGGTAGTAGTCTTATCTTCAGATTCTTTATTATACCAGAATAATTTCTTAGTTTTCTTATTATACATAAGAACTTTAGACATCATATGCTCTGGTATTCTACCACTTTCTCTCCAACTAGAATCATTATTATTTCTAATATAAACTCTATTACGTTCAAGATGGTATATTTTATCATCTTGAATAAATCCTTCTTGAGATATAATCCTAAATTTACATGGGTTTGATTGAGTACCAAAACCAACCTTAGATTCTGCAGTAAGCATATTTCTTACATTGAGATATTGTGCTGCACTCCAATATTCTGGAATAGCGTTTGGTAATTCATATCTAAAGTAAGTATTACTATTACCATAATCTATAGAGCCTCCAGGATTGCATGATCTAGCTTCTATAAATGGAACACCTTCAGATGTTTTACCTCTAACTATTTCTAGTTGAACTTCTCCATCTTCCCAGTTCATTCTTCTAAGATCATCAGTATATTCAAGACCTTTTAAAATAAGCATTTTATAATTAGGAGAATTATGATCAGCAATATTATTAGGGGTCATCTGTCCTTCTCTAGTACATAGATATGCCATGGCATCATACATCAAGAACAAAGGACCAGATTCATGTTGTCTATCAGGACCAGCACCACCACATCTTACAACAGAAATATCATGTTGGATTCCTTTATCATCTGTCATAAAACCTACTATCATAAAGATAGGGTCATCATCGTCATCATAACCATTAAGACCTAATCTAATTTTAAATCCATTATAATATTCTTTTGATAAGAAAGCAGATGTCTCATAACTGTTTCTACTATTAATGATCATTTGGGATGCTTCATCAAATCTATATGCATTTCTTGCAGCAACTTGTCCCTCAGTATTTAAGTTTTGCCATTTATAAGTGGTAGGAATTTCATCATCCCATCTCCCACTTATACGATCCCAATTATCAAATACATTTTTTAATGAGAACCTAATATTTTTAATAGTTTCAAAATCCTCATCTGTATTTACTACTCCACAAACATGGAACTCATCATCATATCTTAGATTATTAATTCTACCATCATATTTTAGTATCTGCCCATCTTTTCCTTGTGAAGTATATTCTTTTAATTCTGGATGCATGGATACTTTAGTATAATCAAATATATCATTATACCAATACAAAGTTTTCAATCTAGGATTGTATAAAAAGATTTTCTTAGAGAAGTTTTTATTTTCAGAAACCTTCCCTATAGAATCCCATCCCATTGTTCTAGGATTAAATTTATACTCTTTATCTTCATATAATGAATAAATATTTTCATCTTTGAAGATACCTTGTTGTTCTATAATAGTAAATCTAGGTAAACCAGATCTGCAGCCAAACCCAATATGAGATGGTTCTAAACACATCTTTTGAATGTTATCATACATCTCATCGGACCAGGTAGCTGGTTTCTCTTCTGGGCAGGAGAATTCAAAAGTGCCTTGTGGTAGAACAGTATCAGCAGATCCATCATCAGACCATCCAGTTGTTGTAAATTTAAAATAGTTCCCATCTCTTTGTGCTGAGATATATGCTATAGTATTACATTCATTGTCTGGACGGTCTGGACGCCAATTAGTAGGAAATGGGCAAGGCCCTACCTCGTCTGATAAATCTGTTATAATAAACTGAGTATCGTTGCCCATATCATATATAAGACCCCACCAGAAGTTGCAGTCAAATACTGCTCCATAATAAGGAGTTGATTTTGGAAATACTTGATCACGTCGATAGTTTAGCCAAGCATCTCCGGTTAGATATGATTCTTGTCTAGTAATATCATGATTCCAACTATCAATAGAATTGAATGCTGTTCTAAATTTATCTCTAGGATATGTGAAAGTAGGATTTCCTATAATGAAATTATCTCCATCATTCTTAGGTAATACTCTTGCTGGGATATTATATAGGGTTCTTTTATATAATTTTTTGCCATTATAGATAAATGATGATATCTCGTCCAATTTACCATTTAAAACATCGTCATGTTGTTCATATGTTTGAGGGAATGTGCCTGCACCTCTTACTAAAGATAGAGTATGTTCTTTACCCTCATAATCTACCATATAACCAATAACGATCATGAGATTATCATCATCCCAACCAGTATCAACCATTGTTTTGAGATAATAGTTAGCATAATCTGGTGTTGGAGATATAAAACCTGCTGTAGCTACACCATCTTCAGTAGCTTCAATACAGTTAGTAACTTTATTAAACCTCCAACCAGTTTGATTAGGATCAGTATATATTTTATAAGCAGGATGATCTAAATTTTGTCCTTCTGGATATTGATTTGGACTACCATAATTCGTTTTATCTAATAACATTGTAGAGAACCTATCAAAATGAGCATATCTTTTCCATGTAGTAAAGATCTTCTCCATAGTATCTGGAATCTTACCCATTTCATCTTCTTTTTCGTATTGATCTGATACAATACGCTTAGGTAAAAACTCATCATGTTGATAGAGTTTCTTTTCTTCAGGATTTATTTTTAAAACCTGACCAGATGCAGAAAATCCATCATCATTATCAGTTAATTCATATAAAGAATTTAGTTTATCATTCTTTTCTAATTTAGTAGCTCTACCTTGAAGATTCTTTATAAGATCAGAGTTACCTTTTATATATTCAGATTGTCTACCTTTAACTTCTCCATCTATTTTCTTAAATAATTCTTTTAGACTAGGAGCAAGTTCTTGATAGCTAATCTTATCTTCATTATTGAAGGGCATATCGCTATTTCCCCCTTATTTAGTACTGTTTGACATATTAAGTAATCGATTACTAAGTTGTCAACTGGAGGTAATTACCCGTGTTTAACTCAGAATATACAATTACCTGGGATGAGATAGCTCCTTCATTACAGTTATTATTTAAAACACTACAGTCTGAGATTGTAGATAACCATAATAAAATAATGAAGAATAGAGATGATATAGAAGGGCTTGATAAGAGAATTCTCATCTTAGAAAATAATGACCCATTTTCCAATCTTTGGTTAAATGGGCAACAAGGTCAAGTTGTTAAAATTAACAAAAAGGATAAGAAGTTATATCCCCATGATGAATGGTTAGGTCTTAGAGTAGTAGATAATAATGAAGATTTAGAATCTATGAAAAAGACCAAACCTAATCTAATAGATACTATTAGAGATACATGGGAAGGATATGCTCATTATAACAAAACAGCCATTCCTATTATAGATAATACCCACTATGATAATAACCTTCAAGATGGGCAAAATCTTGCTGGTATTCCTTATACAAATTACACTAATAAAAATGGTGCTTGGAGTATAGATAATCAGGGTATTATAACTTGTAATTCAAAGACTGTAATAATTGGTGGATTTAAAGATCCAAAAGCAATTTATTCTGATTTTGATTTAGAATATGAAGTTAGTGTAGATAATACATCTGCAATGGTTGGGATTTTATTAGGATTCTATACTGATGATAACGGTGTTCAACATACCTTATCATTTATTAGAGGTCCTAGAAATGACTCTACAAATAATATTGTATCATTTGCACTAGTATATGATTTAGGTAATGATACGCAAGAAATTTTATCTGATCATACTTTAGATATTTTAGACCCTAACTCTGCTCCTAATACTAAATTATATGCTAGAATTAAAGCTAGTAAAAAAGGAACCTTATTCAAACTTCAAACTACATTATTCGATCCTAATAAAGATAATATCGGAAGTTATGTAGGATTTGATTTTGAATTTAATGTATATACAGGAAGTTATACTAAAGAAGTAGTAAATAGTCTTTTAAAGATAATCAATAATCCAACACCTATTGGTATACTTGTTAGAAACACTACTGCTTCCTTTAAATTAATTTCTCAAAAAGGTATCTTAGATAATGATGATATTTATGATCTAAGTACTAATAAACACTACACTTATGATTATATTACTAACGCTTGGAAAGAAGAAGGAACAATAGATTCTTATCTATCCAATCGTATTTTCTTATATAATAAAGATACTAAAAAATTCTTCTTCTATAATTATCCTGGAACTTATACAGAAATGGATTTGTTCCAAACAAGTATATTTAAAAATGCTACTGATGGCCAAGTTATCAAACTTGATAAGGCAAAGGGTAAAGCATATCCAAATGATGAATTCCATATTTTATGTGGATACTTAACTGCAATGGATAAAAAATATATTCAAGATAATATGGTTAGTGGAAAGATTCCTAAAGAACCTCTTTATGATTTCCAAAGTGGCAAAGTATTGGAATATAAAAATGCTAAATGGGTTGAAGTCGGAAATATCAAAGATCGACTAGCTCCTAAAACATTAGTATACAATAAGATTCTCAAGAAACTATTCTTCTATAAAGAAGATGGTGTTGGTGGGAATAACGTAGTCTATATAGAATTTTAAATAAATCGGAGGTTATATTTTGGCTGGTACTACTACATATAAAGAAATTTATAACTTAGCTAAAGCTGCAAAAGCAGATTTATGGGACTTAGCAGAAAGTAGAGGTAGAGATGTAAAACTCTACCTACACTGGACTGCTGGTGGATATTATACTAACTTCAGAGATTATAATATCTCTATCAATGCTGATGGTGGATTGTATTTATCTGATGACGATCTATCTGAAACCCTAGATCATACATATTATAGAAACTCTGGTGCTATTGGTATTACTATGAACTGTGCACATAATGCCACACCAGAAAATTTAGGAGATTATCCTCCTACTAAAAAACAAATTGATGGAATGGCTAAAGTGATCTGTGTATTATCAGATGCCTTGGATCTTTCTATTGATAAATATCATGTATTAACTCATGGTGAGGCTGCTGATAATGAAGATGGATTAGATATTTATTATCCAGATTATAGTGGTTATCCTAATAATACATATGGTCCTAAATCTAACGTTGAAAGATGGGATTTGGAATATTTGGGAACTGCAGAATCTCCTATTTATAACCCATATGATGAAACTGGTCACAGAGGTGGAGATATTCTTCGTGGTAAAGCAAACTATTTTAGAGCTCATGGATTTACAAAATCGGTATTAGAAGATAGAGAAATGCAATCTGAAGAAACTGGTCCTAATGGTAGACCTTATGCTAAAAATGATATCAATTATCTTGTTAAAGTTGGTTATACAAAAGAAGCAGCTATTAATCTTTTAAGCACTGTTGATAAATATACCAAACCATATGATCCAACTATGGTAGCACCTAATGGTATGGATTATGAACAAAATGATATTGATTATTTAGTAAATAATGGCTATACTAAAGAATCTGCTATTGAGTTGCTAAAGACCACTTCTAAATATAAAGCATAGTGAGGGAAAGATATTATGAAATCTACAAATCCTAGATATATAACAAATCTTACTAAAGATCTAACTCTTATATATATGGAAGATAAATCTGGTTTGCCAGAACTCACTGATATGAGCTTATGGTTTAAAAATAATATTAAAGATCTTTCTAAAGTAACCAAGATAGAAGAGTTACCAGATGATAAAAGAAAAGTATTTGATAATACAATTTATGCATCTTCTTTAAATGGATTGTTTAGTGACTGCAAATTATTCAGTAATCAAACAGTCGACTCTATTATATCCAAAATCAATATCAAATATCTTAGTGATAAAAATGCGTTTATTAATACATTCGCTGGTTTGGAAATCATCACTAAACTAAATTTAACCGTATGGGATTTTTCTAATCTAGAAATTAAAAATATGAAAAATATGTTCTATGGTTGTAAGAATCTTAAAGAACTTAAAGGTATTAAAAACTTGGTCAACTCCAAAACAGTAGATATAAACACTATGTTTGCAGACTGTTCTTCTTTAGAAGAAATAGATATTTCCGATTGGGATACAAGCGGAGTAGAAGATTTCTCCAGAATGTTTGATGGTTGTTTCAATCTCAAAAAAATAACTGGGGTTATTGATATGAAATCTTGCAAACAATATGCTGGAATGTTTGGTGTTAATCAAGGAACTGGTTGTAAGAATCTTAAAGGTTTAAAGATCAAAAACCCTCCTAATGGATTCTTCTTATCTGGTTTGGATAAAACTCAATATGAAATCATTTAAATAGATAAATAAGAACAAGCACTTTTTATAGTGCTTGTTTCTTTTTAAAAGAAAGGATAATATCACAATGAGTTTTAAATTCGATTTACAAACTTTTGCAAAAATAAAAAATCATAGCAAAACTAAATTACTCAATACTAATAATGACCGCATTATATATGCATATACAGATCCAAGAGATCCTTCAGTAGTATTTATCTCATGGCTAGTAAAAAATATTGCAGATATTGGAGATATAAATTCTATGGCAGAATCTGCATCTCCGAATAAAGATTTTTGGAAACAAGATCGAGATGTAGAAGAAATGAATAGTGTATTTAGTTTAAGTAGTAATAGTACTGCAGGTGTCCCTAGTGAAATTTTACATAAACTAAACAATGAATGGCGTAATAAAACTTTTATGGATATAGATTATTTCAATACTGCATTGTCTCATATGAAATTAAGAGATGATGCTATATTAAGCTATGCATTCTATCAATTAGGGAAGGCACCCTCTTGGTCCCCTACTACTCCTACTGTACCAGAAACTCCTTTGAAATTAAATCTTTTAGATTTTGAAAATGCAGCTAATATAGATTATTTAGTTTATGAAGCATATGTAAATATCGATCTAACAGGAATAGTTTTAAATCCTAGTGTTAAAACTTTAGACTATACATTCGCATGTCATGGTTATGCTAAAGGTATTCTTGATATAGATTATTCTAATATAGAACGTGGCAGTCAATGGTTACCATATGGATTCTATGAAGAAGCAAACCTTAAAGCTGTATTAGGAGAAGATAATAAGGTTATTAAATTCTCCAAACCTCCTAAATTTAAAGGACATTCTTCTTATGGTCTTTTATATAACCAAGCTGGTAGTAATACTATAACTGATTCAGAATATATTTTAGATTTATCTAATTGGGACTTGTCTAAATTTGATCCTTCTTACGATCCTATGCATGGTGGTAGTAATCTATTAGAAAATGCATACGTTAAGAAGATTATATTCCCAGAAGGAACTATATTTAAAATCAAAGGAAGTCAATTTTCTGCTGGTATTTCTACTGATGCTAATCTTAAATCTGTAGAAAATTTAGCATATGATTTTGATGGATTTGATACTACTGAAAATGGGTTATACTCTATGCAACAGATTCTATCTGGCGCTGATTATGAAAATATGGATGAAGGATTTAAAGTAAAACTTATAAACTTCCCAGAAACAGAATTATATAGACTATATAAATCTCCTGATAATGGATATGATGGAGATGAATACACATTGGAGACATTCTATACTGATATTATAGGTCTTCCATTAAAACATATTGAATTTGTTAATAAGAAATAGAATGGAGGATATTTATGTCATTCTTATTTGATTTGCAATTATTTGCTGAAACAGAAAATCCTCATACGATACAAGGCACAGAATTTGAATCTGGTCATACAGAAATGACTGCTTTTTTGAAATCATATCCTACTGGTTTTACTAAAAACTATAATAGATATGACGCTCCTAGTGGAGCAAGAGTTAATCTAACTCAATGGTTTTCTAATAATATTCCAGATATTAAAACTATTAATTCACTATATGATTCGATATCTCCATACAAAACATTTTTTGATGATAAAGTAGTAACTGCTAATGTGCTTAGTGAATTATTCTTTAAAACTAATTTCACCAATACAGATGAGATAAATAAAATCATATCAAGAATATTTACCCATAGTGAAGATTCATATAAATCAGTAGAATTAGAAAGAATCTTTATGGGTATTAATATGGATTATAATGAGACAAATAGTACCTATCATGTAAAAGAATTTCCTAATAATTTTAAATTAAAACCTAAACTTAATACAGAATTAGAAGGTATCACTATTAGATATTGTATGAATGATAATGAAACATATTTCTCTACAATTTTTGGTGGTGCATTTGTAGATGAGTTAGATGTTTCCGAAATAAAGATTAATAAAAATTTCAGTAGGGGTCAATTTGTAAACTGCTTATTTAGAGGATGTATAGCTCAAAAAGTAAAAGGTTTAGAAACTTTCCCATTTGAAAATTATAGTTATACTACAGACAAAACATTTGAAGGTTTATTCAATCTAGATAGATATATCGATAAAATAGATGATCCTGTATTAAAAAAGAAAATAAAACAAAGATACTATAATAATATCGATGTAGATAAAGAGAATTATGATCCAATATTTGAATATTGGAAGAATGATAAACCATTAGTAATCAAATCTCTAGGTAATTTGATGACCAAAAGTGATTTAGCAGAAGACTATGATAGGGTAGCAGGTTCTTTTAGTGGTAGTAGAAGATTATTAAGAACTTTTGCTAATGCATACATTAATACTTTAGAATTAACAAAAGATGTATATTTGAGATATTGCTATTCGTATGAAAGTATGTTTGAAGGAGCATCTATAAGAAATCTAAAAATAGGATCAAAAATAGGTGCTGTTAATAGATATATGGGCTCTTATAAAAATATGCTCAAATTATCCACTAAAGGTCCATTTAAATTAGAGAGTATAAATGTTACTTTTGTATTCCCTGATAAAAAATATCTTTCAGATCTTCCTAGATGGGCTAAGAGGGTAAAAGATCCTAATTGGCGTCCTACCGAACCAGATACTGCTAAACAGGCTGAGCTTATCAAAGATATGCTTCCTAATAAAGATGCAATATCTCCTGGAGCATATCCTAGTAAAATTAATATTAAATTGATTAATTTTAATTTTGAAGATATGCTTAAATTTGTTCAAGATAATGGTTATCCAGAAATAACAACAGAAGATCAGTTGTTAGAATTTATGGGTGGATGTCCTAGACAATATTTACAATTTGAAGAAAAAACAAGATCAGACTACATGATAGCTGATCATGAAGCTCATGGTTCAGAAGCATAATATAATGGGTAGAGACAATATGTCTCTACCCTTCCTTTTTGTGTTTCTTGACAATGAAGTAATGTTTCGTTGATATAAGAGATTACTCTCTTTTTATTTAAGATATAGGAGGATAGCAATATATGGCTATAGTAAATAATCCTCATGATATACAGGATATTGATAAACAATATACGACTTGGACAAAATTAGCAAAACAAAAAGGGATTCTAATATCTATGAATAACCAATGGTTTGCTTCAACATCTTCATATTTTGCTGAAGAGTGGTTAGCAGATTCTACAGATCCAGATTCTGAAGATGATCCTGTAGTTGGTAAAGCTGCTAGAAAGAAAAATGAATTAGCCGAAAGCATCATTTCCAATTATTTTACAAATAGGACAATAGATTTCACTAATGATAGCAGATTTACTAAAGTATTTACAAAAAATGATGATAGAGAATATTATTTCCAATTCCATTATTATACAGTAGATGAACTTATTAAACCATCTAATACTGATGGAGGTTTATTATATAATAATGGTCTATTCGAATTAAGAATTTTAGATGGTGACTCTCCTTCTGCTAATATTGTGGATACAATAAAGGTATGCTGTAATGACAATTCTTCTGGATTTAGAAATAATGATAGAGACTCAGAAGTTCTTCCAGGAAAATTTGTTATTTGCTATATAAAACCAAATGGTGAAAAAGGAACTATCAAATCAGATATTATATATCCATTGGATACACTATACTATTTCGTTGGATATGGTCTTCTTGGGGATTTTGTTAATGTTGCCTCTAATAGTAAATATGTTGCTAGTCAAACAGATGATATAGGAATTCCTAAATTTTTATCTCTGGTAAATGATTTCAGCGCTGCTCACCCAGAATCTATGCTAACTTTTACAAGTACTAGTTTAGCAAAAGTTCCAAAAGATAGTAATGCAACAAGTTATGATAGTGCACCTTATTATTTTGAAGATAGAAGCAAACAAAGAAATGGTCTTAATGTAGCAGCCAAGGGTGCTGCAGATTATGTAAGAAATGTTTGGTTTACTACAGATGAGATTCCTACACTAAAGGTATTTGATTTGTTTACAAAATTCAAATTAAATACAGAATTTATGATAAACATTGTTGGACCTTTTTATTATGAAGGATTAGATCTTAGACTTATAGAAAATGATATTACTGGAATTAATATGAGAACATTTAGATTTGATAACTGTAAAACTGTTAAAAATCTATTCTCTGGTATGAAGAAACTAACTACTATTGCAAACTTTAAATTTTTAGGCGCAGATAAGGTTGAATCTATGCAAAGAATGTTCTATGGGTGTTCTGCTCTAGAAGAAATAGATTGGACTAACTCAGGAGTTCCTAAAAATTGCAAAAATTATAAAAACTGTTTCGAAATATCACCAAGCTCGTATAATCCTAATACCACTTTAAAGAGAATTAAATTATCTAGAGAATTTGGAAACAATATCTCTAAAGTGGAAGATTTTTCTTATGTATTTAATAATAATGCTGCCCTAACATCGATAAAAAATCTATCTTTAAACATGCCAAAATGTAAAACATTTGAAAGAGCATTTAGCGAGTGCAAAAAATTACAAGATGTAGATCTAACTAACATTTCTTCAGATCCAAATACTCCTACAAATTTAGCATATATGTTTTATGACTGTAATAATATTACAGGTCCTGTAGATTTATCCAAAATCAGTAGAATAGGAGATATGAAAAGTATTTTTTACTATGCTTCTAATCTTACGTCTGTTAAATTTAAAAAAGGCGCATTAGATTTCAGAACAAATCCTCCTATTAATAGTAGAGGTAGAGTAATAGAAGATAATCTTACAGCGGCATTTAATAATTGCAGTAAACTAACTAAAATAGAAAACATAGAAGATCTAGATGCTCCAAATGCAATTACGCTTAGCGACTTATTCTCAGGTATGGAGTCTATAGAGTCACTATCCCTTCCAAAATTAACATTTGAAAATGTAATAGATGCATCCACATGCTTTGCTTACCAACGTAAGGTAAAATCTATATCTGTGCCAAAAGCTGTATTTGGACCTAAAACAGGAGATATCTCAAGATTATTTAATTTTAATACAGAATTAAAGACATTAGATTTTCCACCATTAACCAAACCTAATAATCCTCAAAACACTACAAATCTAACAAGAATGGTATGTGTGTTCTATAATTGTAGTAAATTAGAAACTCCGATTTATATATCTAATATAAATACTTCTAAGGTGAATACAATGTATGGATTATTTAGATTTGGAAATACTTTGGCTTCTGACAATCCTGTTGAAATTCACGGAATAGAAGATATGAATGTATCAAAAGTTAATGATTTCACAGAAATGTTTGGGGTTAAACTAAAAGACAAAACAACGTTAGATCTTTCTAGATGGGACGTTTCAAAAGGTGTTACATTCACAAACATGTTTTCAAGTTCTAGAATCGATAAATTTAATCTTACTGGATGGAATATGGCTAATGCTAGGGTTATGGACTATATGTTCTCAGCTACTATGATTACATCAACTGATGATATTATTGGTTTGGATGGATTAAATCTTACTAATGTAAGAAATAAAATTGCTTATGATGGAAGAAATGGTGGGGGAATAAATGGATTATTTAACACTAATACATATCTAACAAGATTGGCCCCTCCTAATAGTATTAAAAATATTCCAAATATTGTAAGCTTAAGAGATTTTGTTAGTGGATGTAATAATCTTAGATCTTTAGATCTTAATGGTGCTAATTATGGAGTAATCTCTGATATAGATAGAATTGCTAATGACTGTAGATCTTTAGAAACTATTGATTTTACTGGTATAACTTTTAAAATCAAATATGCTCAATATGCATTTATGGATTGTAGAGTACTTAGAGAAATTAAAGGGGCAGTATTTGATTTCTCCGATCTTACTGATATTGAAAATATCCGAGATATGTTTAAATATTGTAATTCTCTTAATGGGGTAAAGGTTAAAAATATACCTAATAATAATAAAACTAAATTCGAACAAGTAACAGGTTTGAGTTCTTCTCAATATACAGTAGTATCATAATATGAAAGGTGAATAATAAATATGTATTTTAAAGAAGTAAATCCATTGAATGAATCATCTTACTCCATCTTATCTCTCTTTGGTGGTAATGCATGGTATCCAATGACCATGATCCAAAGTAATAAAGAAATTGCTAAAGCTAGAGAATCTTTTTTAAGCAAATTCAAAATTCCAAAACCAGCTGAAGTTAAATTAGAAAAAGTATTGGATAAGATCTCTAATGGTGATATTAATAAACTACCACCAATCAATCTAATTGATATTGATGGATATCTTAATGCTAGACGTCGTATGGATGTTGCTATTAAAGGTTATAGCAAGGCTGCAAATAAAACAGTTATGGATACAGAACGGAAAGATTTCTATGGTACTATAACTTATCCGTTGATGAAAGAGATGCTTAGAAGCTATACTTATGATAATGATCATGTTACAGATGCTCAATATCTCCCATATGTATTGAAAGATAAGTATCTTCTATACTTTACTTTTAATAAATCTGGTTTATTAAGCATTTCTTATGTAGGTTCTGATAATTATAGAGATCCTATGTGCCCTATTGCATTAGGATTAATTGTAGATGGAGAACCTGTAAAATTTACAGTTTTTAATAAGTAAAAATATACACTCCATACCCTTATTTGGGTATGGAGTAATTCTTCATTTATTTATATACTATAATAATGAAAATAGATTTTTATTATGAAGCATATTTAATTCTTATTTTAACAAAGATATATTATTAACAGACTAAATTATTTTAAGAGGAGATGATTTTTATGCCGAACCAAATAGAATATGTGGAAAGATGGAGAAAGCTTATAGATAAAGATATCAGTGATCTATTTATAAAATTCGGAGCTGTGCTAAGCTATATTCAGCATACTCTAACTTATGATCCAGAAGCTAAAGATCCAGAACTAGTAAAAGCTAGCAACATGTCTAGATTAGAAGATGATAAAGAAAAAAGTAATAAAGCGATGTTCTTTATCCTATTCTATAGATATGATATACTAATGACTCTTATTGATAATAATAAAGATATTTCCGAATCAAAGGAAAGAGAGATCTTTGCAGTAATGGTCGATAATCAAAAACTTAATAAGTTTTTATCTAAAATTCATGAGGTTAGATCTAATAAAACATTAGATGATTTTAAATAAAGGAAAGTGAGGTACTATGTTCTTTTATAAGAATGCTGTAAATGTATTTTCAGACGCTTCTACCAAGATCATTAATCCTGGAACAAATAAGAATAAGTTTCTTACTTGTCCTGGATTTGTGACTACTATTAATGGTAGCATAATTAATGAAGGTTATGATATAGTGGAAGCTACTGTAAACTATGCAGAGCTATATGCTATTCGTATGGGTATTGCAGATTTGCTTAAGTATAAAAATACTGATTTGTTTTTAAATATCTTCTCTGATTCTAAAATTTCTGTATTTGGTTTGAGAGAATGGTTCTTTAAGTATTATAAAAATGGTAGAGATTATACTCTAATGACAAATAATGCTCGTACTGGTAAAAAGCCAGTTGCTAATCAAGAACTCATTTTAGATATTGTAAGAATGATTCTTCAAGCAAATGTAAATGTATCTATTTATCATGTACCTGGGCATATTCAAGCTAATAATATAGATAGCATGAATAAGTTCCACTACATGTTCCACAACAATAATTTCCCAGATAATCAAAGGGTAACAGTTCCTTTAGATACTGAGATTGAAATTGCTGAATTTAATAACTACGTTGATAATCTTACTAGAACCAAATTAAACCGTGCTATTAAGAGCGGTTCTTTAGATAAGTTTGATATCAAAAGAAAACTATATCCAGCTATCTGGTATCCTAAGCCAGAAGATGTAACAGACTATTTACACCTAGTACATCAGGTTCGGTAAACCTGTACTAGATTGCATACTATAATTATGAGGAGGTATTTAAATTATGGAGTTCTTAAGCAAGATAAATGGAACTTGCTCTAATCCAGTCGCTCCAGTAGAAGACCTATTTGGATATACAAATATTGCAGGAGAAGACTTTATTGGAGTAGCTCCAGATATTAGTATAGAAAGATGGTTCAATGACTTAATTGAACAATATGGATTAGAACAACTAGTTCAAATGTATCCTTATCAACCAATGAAAGTTAATAAGGAAACTGGTATTATAGAACCAATCAATCCAGATTGCAATTATAATGCTAGGGTAACGAACTGCTTCCACGTTCTTTACCAACGACGTCGTGATAAAATGATTCAACAATCCGTTCAACAGGCCAGTCCTGTTGAACAGATTCCTTTCCAAAATGCGAATGTAATGAATCAATCTTTTTTACCACAAAATCCAATTTTAGCAAGTGGAAATGTAATGCAAGTATCCAATAACACACAAGCTGCTATGAGTAGTAATTTACAACAACCAGTTGTTCAGAATCAAGGGTACTCGCTTAATTTACAATCACAATTCGATAAAACTGATCATGTAGAAAGAAGTATCGAAGTATTACCAGAGCATATGATTGCATCTGAGGACGATCCTGATTTAATAAGATTCAATCCTACTGAAGATATAACTATCAAACCTGTAGAGCAAGGGTCATTCCATCCAAATAAGAAAGATGGATATTATATAGACGATGATGGATCTCTTATAGGTAAACCTTTAGAGTCTATAAATCCTATATTTAACAACCCTAACTATGGATCTTATTACAGTCAGCCATTTGCAAGTCCTTATCCAACGTATCAGCAGTATTACCCGTCTGGTATATTCCCAAGTAATAATTCCTATATTCCAACTTATAGATCGGTGAAGTGATGTTTGAAATGTTTGATAAAAAATATAAAGTCAAAACTGTTCAAGACAGTATTGATCAAGTACTTGCTAAAATGGAAAAAGAAGAGGCAATGCAACAAAACCCATCTATGTATGAACCACAACCTCAGCCAATATCTATGCAGCAAGAGGTTATGATGTCTATGATGAATGGGGGAAATCCAGCATTAGCTCTTATGAATCAACAGCAAGGGTTTAATGGTATGGTAGATTTTAGCAATCCAGCATCAGTTGGTAATATGCAAAATAATCTACAAAATGATCCTAACTTCCAAGCTAATCAGAATGCTGTTTTAGCTATGATGAATCAAGCTTTAGGATCTATGCCAAATGTACATGTTAGTCCAGCTGGACCACCTCCTCCACCTCCACAGTGGAATGGGTATTCTCAGCAACCATTTCCTCAGATGGTTGGAAATAACTTTGCATTAAATCCTAATTTACAGCAAGCACAATACCAGAATCCTCTAGATGGTGTTGTTCCTGCTGATCCAAATGCATTTAATTCTAGTGCTAGTTGGTATACTAGTAATCCATTTCCTACTCAGCAAGGATTAGGTATGAATCCTAATGTTGGTGGATGGAATACAAATCCAAGTTACTACAATTTATATATGAATGATCCTTTTAATAGGGAAGCATATATGAGATTTACTGAAGAAGAAATCCGATCTGGCCAGGGATTTGTGGTAAAAGTAGTATCTAAAACACAAGAGGAAATAGATAAAGAAAGAGAACAGGATATACTTGATGAGCAAGAAGCTATCAGGAATCATCCTACATGGGAAGAGAAACTCAATCCAGACTTTAAAGTTGTTATAAAGACTGTAGATAGAGAACTTCCAGAGCATTTGAAAAAACAACAACAACAAGAGTCTCAGGTTGTTGAAGAAGAGGTTCAAGAGGAAGGACCTAGCCGTGTTATAATAGAATGCTTAAACTCCGAGATAGATATCCTTAAAGGTTGGTTATATGAGATTATGCCTAAGGATATCAACGGATTAGATAAAGAGAAAATCATAGTGCCAAAGCTTAGGAGACTATTCTTCAATAAACGCGATGAAGAAGCTTTGAGGAATCTATGTAAAAGATTGCAAGTTTATAATCCTCCACTCGCAAGAGTAGTATGGGCTAAAAGACATCTAAAATATCGAGATGACTATCAGCTATTCATAACTGCAGCAGAAGATATTCTAAATGAATATGAGATTGCAGAAATGTTCGACAAAGAAGATGAAGGCTATTACGATTATAGAGTTCCTATGAGAAATAGGAAGCTGCCTGAATATACCATAGATGAAAATGGTAAAAAAATCTTTGATGAAAACTATTATGAATACCATCCGTTCAGAAAATATACCGACGATACTTTTGAGTACGAGTATGATAGAGGAAGAGAACTTACAAAAGAAGAATTTAATTTGTTCTGTGAGTATGAGGAGACGTGCCTGGTATATAGCTTCCACCAATTAAGACTCAAGAACTTTTATGAAGTTAATAGAAGACTTCAAAACCTACCTCTTTCCTATAGCGTTGATAGAAAAGAGTTAGCAATTAGAGAAGAAAAGCTAAGAAAGCTTTTAGAAGAGCGCATCAGTATTAGAGAGAATGCTGAAGCCAAGAAGAAAGAAGAAATAGAGCAGCAATGCAAGAATAAAAGGGTATCTGATCCTAGAACCCTAGAAGAGATAGAAAATGAGTACTACAATAGGTTTGATCCAGTAGAAGCTCATTATCATGAAATGCGGGTATTAAGAAAGAAACAAGAACAACAGTATGAGTTATATCGAGATATCTTCTCTTCAAAATCCCAAAAAGAATTTGATGCATGGTGGTATGGTAAGAATTCATCTCAGTATCAGCAAGAGAACCTACCTCCAGAAGAGTTACAGAGAAGACAACGTGAAGAATACGTCGATCGTATGACCGAAGCAAATATAGCTTTACTCTCTAAGGCACAAGTGATAGATCCTGTACAGATTACCAATAATTTCCGATATTGGCAACAAGCTGAGTTGCAAAAATTATTTGGTAATACAATGAATGAGGCAACCTCACTTAAAGATGTATTTGAGAAAGTAATTCCGCATGCATTATATGAAATCTCTTGTGAAAATATAGAAAAGCAAAGACGAGAAACTGCGAATAATTCATATAATCATATGGCTTATAAAAGAGCATTAATCGAACTTGCTAATAATAAAGTGCTTGCAGGTAATGAAGATCCAAACTTCAAACCTGGGCCAGTAGATCCAAGATTCGGATATCCAGCAAATTGGGTAGATCCTACGAATTCTAGAGAATACGAAGAACGTAAAGCACGATTTATGGAATATTGTAAAAACTCCATGGGTGTAAATATGCCTTTGAGACCTATTTATAGATAAGGTGGTGGGCATATGAATATCAAAGAACGCAATGCTTTAATAAGGCAATCTCTAGATGCTGCTAGGTTTGTTAACTTTGATTCCGACGTGTTTAAGTTTACAGAAGAGGATTGGGATAAAATGTCTAAACCTCCTCTCACTACATACGTTCCCGCCCCTGTTATAGATCAATTAAGATCTATAGTAAACAATGTTAAACTAATGAACAATCCATCTAAAAAGTACGATCTGGTTAATAAGCTATTTTATAATATAGGATTAAAACCATTAGCTTCTGGTACTAATAGAAGAACGTTTTATTGTACCTATGATCCAACAGTAGTAATTAAAATAGCATCTGATAGAGTTGGTAAATCTGATAACTTGTCAGAATTTACTCTTCAGAAGCTTATCAAACCATTCTGTACTAAGTCATTTGATGTGACACCAGATGGAGTTGTTGCATTGGTAGAACGTGTTGAAACAATGAAAGAGGCAGACTTTAAAAAAGTGTATGCTAGTGATGTATTCGATTTTACGTTCGAGATTCTTAGAAGAGGATATGTAATGGAAGATATAGGAGGAAACTTCTATAAGAACTGGGGTATAAGATTCGGCTTTGGTCCTGTTATCCTAGATTATCCATATATATTCGAATTAGATTGGACAAAGCTAAGATGTAGTCATAAAGACGTTCATACTGGATATCTTTGTGATGGATACCTTGATTATGATTATGATAAAGGTATGTCAGAGATTATCTGTACCAAATGTGGTACTAGATACACGGCTAAATATTTAGCCAGAAGAATAGAAGCTAAAACGTTATTAGAAAAGATTAATAGAAAGAGGGACAACGAAATGGCATTATTAGACACAGATTTCAAAGTAGTAATTAAAAGAGGCGATCAAATCGTCAAAAGATGTTATAATGAAACTGATACAGTTGTAGATAGCAGAACAAAACTTGGTGGTCATAAAGAATCCGAACAAGGTTTTGTTTTGAAATCTAATAAAACTGAACCACAAAAATTTACAGTAAAACGTAAAGTAGAAGATCACGATTCTAATCAAGATAATCATAGTCATGGTAATAAGAAAATGTATCCAAACTTTACTGATCAACCATTGACTACTGATAACTTAATCTTCTACCCAAGAAGTTTGAAAAATGATATCATCTTCTTCTTAAAGAAAATGGAAGATAAATATGGTGCTGAAACTGCTGTAAGATTAGCGGCTATTGTAGGTACTGTATACAATCCTATCGATCCTGACTTTGTGATTCAAGAAACAGAAGAAGAAAAGGCAGACCCAAAGCCTGAAGCTCCTATCGAAACTAGTTATGATTTCGATAAAGGGGAGCTAGAACCAAATGATGTACAACCTATGGAAGAATTAGCTAAAGAAGCTATTGAAAAGATGGATCAAATCAAAGAAGATGAAGAGAATCCACAACCAACTAGCTTTCCAACTGTAGCTCGTCCATATGAAGAAGTAAAAAGCATGAGTATTGAAGATATCATTACAGAATCCATCTCTAAAGATGAATTAGATATCTTCAAAGAAAGTGATGCTCCTAAAGAAAATCTATTTCCAGTAAAACCAATCTCTAAAGAAGAAGAGGAAGCTGCGGCATTAACTTCTAATACAGAGAATGTAATTAATGGTATCATTGGATCTTCTTTAGTAGACACATTGAAAGAACGTCAAATGGCAGAAGATCTTAAGCTTAGAGTTCTAGCTAAATTTGATAATCAACTAGTACCAGATGTAGATATTGATACTACTATTAGAAGATTGGTTAATGAGATTACAGAATTGATCAAAGATGATATTCAATCTATGAGTGAAACTACAGAAGGCTTGGAAGTAAATGTTTCCAAGACCGTAGACAATAGAAATAATGAATGCTTCAATGTGGTAGTAAAGAACTTTACTAGCCCAGTATTCGATTGTACTATTTACCCAGCTGCTGCTGAGGAAGTTACTGACAAAACTGAAAACGAAGGTGGAGAAAAAGCAATGGAAAAAGCTATTTTTAATTTCTTAAGTGCAAAAGTAGATGAGATCGAACATGATTATTCTTCTGAGGAAGAAGCGAAGACTTCTATCGCCACTGCATTGTATGGCGCATTTAAAGATGAGTTTAAAGATAAATTCACTCCAGCTCGTATGATGGAAATCTGCAAAGAGTATGTAGATAATTATGTAACCTTCAATAATGATGAAGAAAATACTGAGGAAGAAGTTCACACAGCAGCTGATGAATTATAATTTCGCGAAGGGTGATAAACTATGATTAATCAGCAACCTCGTTTTAATCAATTCTTAGAAGGCGTTCTATATGGTTGTAATGACGCAGGAAGTATTCCAGATGCACTAGCATCTGGATATGCTGTAATAGCAGTAGTAGATATAGAAGAGGCCTACAAATATGCTAATATTCCAAACTTAGCAATCATGTCTAATCTACTACCCCCTCCAGAAGCAGTAACTGCTTATATTGATGGAGAAGCAGCTATTGGTCATCAAATCTATTATGAGTATTTATCTCATAAAGAACGTGAGTCTACGATGGTTACTATTTTGCAAGCATTGTATGGTCACAGGCCAAGTATTAGATTTAGAAACTTCTTAATCTATACAGATTATGAACCTGATGTAGAGTTCAATATTCTATATACTCTAGGAGAGTTCTTTAAAAACACATTTGGTATTGTAATGGCCCCATATAAACAATCTCATGCATATAATATTGGTACAGACCAATTTGATTATGTTATTGCTAACCTACTATTCTCTAATGGTAAGATTAACAAGTATGAGTTTGTGCGTATGCTTCCACAAGATGCAATGCCTACAGATATATCTTGTGGTGTTCTATTATCTGATATCAACTATCAACCATCTGGATTGGAAGATGGGTATAGAATTGTATGTAATTATGTAGCTCAACTTAGAGAAGAGATTGCATCTAACTTTATCAAGAAATCTCCTATCATTCAATTGAATGATAAGCTCAATAAAGAAGTGGAGCAAAGTATCAATAATAAGATCTTTGAATCTCAATCTAGATTTGGTAATAAGTAAAAGATGAAGAGAACTCATAACGAGTTCTCTTTTCTTTTTTGTTTGGAGGATTAAATTATGCCTATAGTTAGAACTGAAGAAGAATTAGAATATGCAAGACAACTTATTCTAAGTGATTTTATGAATTTTGGTTGGTTTAAAGTAGAGAATACTAATCAAAAGATTACTAGAGATCAATTAGAATCTATTAAAGCTGGAGCTTATCAAGATATGTATGGAGAAGTTCAAGCATTCTTTATAGCAAAGGCTTTATTAGATAATAAACAAAAATCTACTGAAGTGGAAGAAGTTACAGAAGAGATGGAGCCATTAGAATATTCTGTAAAACAAGAAGTTGTATCAAAGAATTATACTGATGAAGAAGATAAGATGCAAGATAATAAATTTGTAACGTATTATCTTGTAACTCAACAATATAAGAGTGGTGCATTCACTGGAAAACATCTTCCAACTCAAGATGATATTGATAGAAGTGTTGCATTGAATAAGAGTAGTAAATTCTCTTATTTATTCCTAGATAATAGATGATATAATCATATACTATAATCTTGAATAGAAGAAAAGGAGTGTGATTATATTGAAACTTCAATTCATTAATATTAATGATATGAGATTGTTGGAATATGTAAAGGATAAAGTAAGAGTAGAGAATGCACCAGTATTTAATTTCTATTCCATGTTAGATTTTGGATATAGAGTAGAAGCATTGAAACCACTTCCTAATATTATGCAGTATCTATCATATGCTAATTCTTTTAATGATGATAATTATACAGTTCAATTTGATAAGGCTTATGCATATCAGATTCTATATAATGAAGCATCTTTCCTAGATCTTATGAAAATCATTAGTATGGTAGAGAATACAGAAACAGTTATAGTTGTAACCAACCATTCCCATCCAATTGTAGAAGCTATTGTAGACTCTCTTATTAAATTTATCCAAGAACGATATGCTCTTCAAAGTTTTATTATAAATGATTTAGATGATATCGACCAATTCGCTACATCTACTTTTGAAACAGAAGGTGGATATCTAAATTATATTGATGATCTCAAACGTATGGGAAGATATTGTGACCCACATCAATTATTAGAAGAATCCGAATATTATATTTAAGGAGTATATATGGCTATATGGGAAAAGGATAGATATGTTGCTCCATATGAGTGGCTTATAAATAGACACTTAAGAGAGTATGATTTATCTAAAGCTAATATAAGTCTCTTATTAGAATATGGATTCATAACCAAAAAGAGATATGATGAAATATTCCATATGCCAAGAGAACAAAGGGAAATAACAGTAGGTCTAATGCAACGAGACGATCCTGAACTATCTAAAGGTTTGTCTAACTGTTTTAAAGATGCAAGAAGAAGATTCTTTGAAATAAATCAGCTAAATCCTGATAATGTATTATATATAGATAAAGATTCAATAACCACAATAGATACAGAGGTCCCATATACAAGATTATCTAATAATCTTGAGTTTAAACTAAAGAATGAGTATAGTAGTTTTTATAGATTACAATTTATAGATTTTCTGTATTATTGTAATGGAACTGTTGAAAGGTTTCGTTTAAAAGGAGCTGGGAAACAAGTTCCTATTAAACACAAAAATCATTTAATGCAATTCTTATTAGCTTTAGCTTATACTGCTCAAACTGATAATATAGAAAATTGTATTCTAATGATAAAGGATTTCTATCATCAGTATACTCATAGAATGTTAGAAACTAATTTCTATAGAGAGTTAAATAATCGTTGTATGTATAAAGTTGTAAATACTGGATATCATACTTATTATACAGATGCATTAAATAGTATCGGATCTGAATTTATAGATATATCACACAATGCTGATATTTTAAGAATTCTTTATAGAATCTTTACTACCGAATATTTCTCAAAAAGATGAGGGCTATGGGAACTTAATCCCATAGCCTTTTATTTTTTATCATTATTATTGATAGGTTTTTGTTGATAAATAACGCGATTATTTCCAGCTGCAAGAAGAGTAATATAGATAAAGCACTTACTAGATAAGATACTACCTAATCTATCATCACCATAGTATAGTTCTAACTTCTTTCTAAATGCTTTAGACATGTTAGAAGCTACACTATCTTTAAGTTCTTGCATTAGAGCAATTTGTTCTTTTTCTGAAACATAATCGTTCATGATATTTGGATGGAAGAATCCTACGTCTCTATTATAACATTCTTCAATATATAAATCTAATATCTTATCCAATTCTTTGAATTGATCAAATTCTATTAATTCTAATAACTCTTTTTCTTTTTTGTGATCTAAATATTTATAAGCTAAGGTTAAGATATATAGAACTGTTGCCCATACAAATGGGAAGATATAATCTCCACTAATAAGGAAGATTATAATAGATGCTAATAAAATATAGATCCCTTTATGATCTAGTATATTTTTTATAATAGAATCTGTACCAATTCTTATATTTAAGAATAGGTTGTTAAAGAACCATTTTATATTATTTCGAAAATTATCATATTTGGAATAGAATTCAGCCATAGTTAAATTACCTCTCTAGTATTTTAGTCTGTTAGTTCTTTTCTAGTATACTCCCAAGCATATAAATATGCTATTTTATTATCCCCATACTTATACATAAGTGGTTTATCTTTTGCTTTACCAACAATAATTTTGCAAAACGCTTTTATTTTAACTGGATTTACAACCCATAATTCTTTAGTATGGTTCACATCTGGAACTTGTGATTTTGAAGGATGTATAATTTTTAAGCTATTCATATCTGCTGGAGTATGAACGTAGAATTCTTTACCCTCAAGATTTTGAGATAAAGCTATTAAGCATCCATTAATAGAAGAGCTAAAACAAACTCTTTTAGTTACAGCATCCTCATAACCATTATCTGTAAGGAAATTTTTTGGAACTCTAGGAGTTAAGACTTTTCCATCCATATTATCTTTCGATACGAAATATATCTTTTTATATAGCGCCATTATTTAAATTACCTCTCTAGTTTAGTTGACCAATCATATAGTTTGTCTCTTAGTTCTAAGAGCTTACTTGCTTGTTCTTCCTTAAATTTATATTTACCATCTAGAGAGTTATTTAAATACATCATAAGCTTATAAGCAATATCTCTATTTAACCCATTAGGATATCTTTCTAATAGAGACCACCATTTACCAAAGATCATTTCTGGATGAACGTATAGGTATTTATGATGATACATTTGGTGACATGTTTTACAAAGCATTACTACTGGAATATTATTTTGAGTATGCTCATATCTTAATAAGTCAGATAAGTCAAACTCAGTAATAGCTCCATATGTATTAAGTATATGCTCTGTAATAATAATAGCAATATCATAGATATTAAGCATACAGTGATGCATTTCTAAAGATGCCATCTCCTCACCCTCATCATTACCTGCTGTAATATTAGGATGGAATTGGCAGCAATCCAAACCAATAGAATATAGATATGCTTTATAATGCTTATAAGTTCTACTATGTCTAAATTCTCTAATAGCTGAATCTAGAAATGCTTTATATTCATCAAGGTCATAAGATCCTTCTTTAGTTAATGCAAATTCTACTGCATACTCTGAATTTGGAGAGGTTAAGAGAGGATTATGCTCTGCGTTCTCTACAAATACATTTGGAAATACATTTGTCTGTGTATACATTCTGTTTAGCTCCCTTTATAATACTAACGGAATTATTTGTATGTTGCCCGCTGCAATTAGGACATATCCCTATAAAACTGCCCATCTCTGACATTAGATTAATTTTATAGGAATTTAGAAAGGAGAAGCTACTATGTCTTTACCTTTTTCTGAGGCTAAATTGACAACTCAAAATCCTTTCATAGATTTGGTGTTATATAATCTTAAGCTATTGGCCTTTAATTCAATTATCAAAGACCAGGCTAAAGCAGATAGATATGAAACTACTGAGTCTCTAAGGAATGCATCTTTATATATTGCATGCATAGAAAATCATATCGAATTAGATATGTTTAAAGGCATTCAATATCCTAGAGATTTATTAATAAAAGCTGGGTTAGATGAAAAAGAGCTTTGGGTTTATGAAAACTTCAAAGACAACTATTATATCCCAGATGAATATAGACCTAAACTTACTGAATTATTAAGACAATGGTTTATTGATACATATATGGATGATAAGGAGTTAAATCCTTATTATCGAAATCTTGTCGGATATCCAGCTATTGATCAATGGGGTATTCCTGTAAGAGAGTTTGAATATATGTTCCCAGATTATCTAGAATATGATAAGACTGCAACATATATGCATGAACTTTCAAACGAAGTAATCAAAGAGTTATCTGGATTAGGCATTTTAGATGCCATTTTATCTCAATATCCAGATCATAAATATCTTAAATATAAAACTTATGGTATCAATATTTATGAAGCTAGAAAGAAATTAGACTTCCAAATATTATGGTATCCAGAAGGTTCTGATGTAGACTACAGTGTTACCGAAGAATTCTTATTGAAGTATACTCAAAACCGTAAGTTTATGCTAGAAACAGTATACTCTTATGCTATGGAATTAGAAGAGAAGAATTATCATGATATGATGATTATCTATCTTATTATTTCCGTATTAGTAGATATACTTGTAGATATTCAATCTCATATCATTAAGAAAGATATTCTTGATAGACGTTGTATTGAATTTATCTTCTCTATGTATGGGGTTCCATATTATAGGGTTATTCCTATTGAATATCAAAAATCTTTAGCTAGAAATATTCATTCATTGTGTAAATACAAATCATCTACTACTGAGATGCTTAATATTATTAAACTCTTTGATACTAAAGATAAATATGGTATTAAGATCTTTAAGTATTGGCTTGTTAAAGAAAGAATTGCAGATTCTTATAATGGATTTGAATGGAAATCTAAGAAAGTTCTTAAAGGGAATTATAACCAAAATATCGAAGAAGAGCATATTACCGTAGATATTACCAAATCTCCAGAGCGTCAAATTATACCACATGATATTCTCATGTATAATACAAACGTTAATAAGAATATGGGTAAAAAGAATATTCTTCAATCTAAAGAATATAAACCTTCTAATTATAGCTTAGAAGCTAGAAGAGCAGCTGCATCTACTATTGCTGCTATTAAAGGTATTAAGTTCGACCTTACTTTATTTGGCGATGCTTTAAATACTACTTCTGGTCTTGGATATGCTGCTATTAATGGTGCATCACTATATGATATTGGCGGTAATTTAACTTTAAAGAATAAAGAAACCAAACAAGACTTCAATGCTTCTGTTAAAGTACAGACTGCTTCTTATGTAAACCTTGCATTCCAAGAGATAGTTGGTAAAGATCTAACTTTTGTTCCTAATCATCTTGGTTATGATTTGAATGGTGATCTATTAGTAGATTACAATGGTGGACAATCTAAAGATATCAATGGTCATTTATATTTTGATTATATTGGTATAATTCCATTCCCATTTGATTATTATCTTCAAAAAGGCAATGTATTATTCGTTAGATTAGAAGATAAGTTCTTAGTTGAAGGTGTGGATTATGAGATCTATGATTATAACAAGATAAGATTCTTTAATGAGATTCTTGATGGTAAAAAAGAAATTACTTACGATTTCTATTATGATAGATCCACTAAAGATACTAAATTTAACGTTGATAAATCTTATAACTTCCAAACTAAAGTTAAGACTTATGAAGGCGCTAATTCTATTAATTTAGGAACTTTGCCATTTGGTGATTTCTTCTTGAAAGAAAATCAATTAATTGTAACAGTAGACTCCGTGTTCTTAGCTCCTAATACTTATCATGTAGACTTAGCTACAAATGTACTTACTATTGATAATAGAATAGATACTGTCGGTAAGAAAGTAAATTGTATATTTATTTACTCAACTTATTCTCAAGCTAGATTCTTTAAATCTACTACTATTACAGAAACTGATAATCAAACCAAAATCTATATTGATGAACCATTTAAGAATTATTGCTTAAATGGAAATACTTTCTTTGTAATGATTGGAAAGCGGTTCATATCTAATAAAGAATATGATATAAATATCTCTGAAATAGATGGTGGTTCATATATTACTCTTAAGAATAGCAACTTCGAAGCTGGAACTGCTATTGACTTTAACTTCATTTATTCCACAAATGCTATTAATGAGGATATTGAATTAAAGCGTAAGGTAATTAAATTAAAAGCTACAACAGATTACCAAAATGAGTTTAAGGTAACATATCCATTCAAGAACTATGTAGCTACTAAATATAAACACTATGTAAAATATTTAGATAAATATCTACCAGACGATTGGTATAGTATTACTAATAACTCTCTAGTCATTGTAAATGATACTCTTGCTCTTCATAAAGATGATGAGTTAGAATTAGAATTGGTTTATATTGATAAAGATAGAACCAAACCAGAATTTAGTAATATTAAAGTTGCTATCAGTCACTTAGTAGCGGGATCTGATAATCAAGATAGATTTCCTATTATCTTCCCAGTAGAAAACTACTTTACAAAAGGAAATAAAGTATGTGTAGATATTGAAGGTTCTATGCTTACTGAAGGGATAGATTATACTGTAAACTATAATAAGAAAAATATAAGATTACTTAAAAAGAAATTGTTCTTGAAAAAAGGTCAACAAGTAAATATTACATTCTTCTTTAATGGAGTTACAGAAAATACTTTGGTATTAAGCGAAGAAACTCACAAGATCTTTAATCATGGAGATCCTAAGTTTAATATCAACTTCCCATTCTTCCCTTATATACAAACAGATCAAGGATTTATCACTATTAGTGAAAATTCTATTCATTCTAGTGATGATATGGGTCTAACTAACCAGTTCCATGTTACTATGAATCCTAAGATGGTTTCTAATGCAGATATTAATGAAAACTTCTTATTCATTTATAATAAGCATTATATTGATAATCCTAATCCAGCTCTTACAGTACAAACTTTAGAAAGTCCTATAAACATATCTTCTGATGGATATATGGATATCAAAGTACCATTCGATTATTACTTTGAAAATAGATGGCCATATGTAGTTATGGATTCTTATGGCAATACTATAGATGAATCTGAATATAGTATCTTTAATGGAAGTTTCTATTTTACCAATCCTAAGAATGTATCCAAATATGGAGATAAGATCTATATCAAATACATTTACAATACCACTGGTTCTTCTACAGTAGGATATTCCTATGAAGAAGATTATGCTTCTACAACAAATCTTAAATTCTGTAAAATTCCTATCGATAAACTTTACGTTACAGATAGAATGAAGGATAGTTCAAACTATAAAGATTATGATGTAATGGTTAAAGGTGATGGCTGGTGGGATGGTGTTGATTACAAAGAAAATAATCATCAACTAGTAAAAGATGCTATCTATAAAGAACCTTGGAACTATGCTAGAACCAAATACTATGGAATTAGTCAGATGATGGATGTATCTGCATACTCTGCTCAAATGAGTTATTTCTATAGCATGTTATATGATGATATTATGCTTGAAGAGAAATTACTAGTTAAGGTTCCATCTATCTCTACTTCTCACCAATTTAAATTAGCACATTTATTTATCTTTATGACATCTTTGACTTACATGTTTAATGGTATTGAGGATTTCATTATTGATAATCCTGCTAAGACAATGCTAGTTCAAGGATTTAACTTTAGAACAAGTTTAGCTGATCTAAAAGAATATCTAAGAAAGAAACACAGAGAAGAAAAAGAATTCCCTATCTGGAACTTCATTACTCCTAAATCACAAATCAAAGATTTAGCAGAGTTCATGAATATCTATAAAACAAATATAGAAGTTCGTAGAACTATTTGTCAAAGAATGATTGATGCTCAGGATTGGGAAGAATATAAAGTATGGAAAGATCTTTATGATTCTCTTATGACTTGGAAACTCACTATGAAATACTTTACTTTAAGCAATGGTGAAATTGCCAAGACATATACTGAATTCTTAAAGGACAAAGATTCTGTATTATATGATACTCTTAAAAAGGTAGATAAGATTATCTCTTCTGATGAAAAGATCGATACTATTACTGGATTGATAGATGATATTATTTATATCTTAAATGAGTATATGGGTGATATGAGATATATCTTTGATGGATATGCTGGTCATTCTGGTACTGAGATTATGAAGTATATTATGCTCATGATCGAATTCTTCAAATCCTATAAGATTGTATTCCTTACAAGAAATACTACTATGGAAATAATCTGGGGTAAAGATAGAGATGAAGATACTACTATCAGACCTAATGATATGGCTTATATCAAAGAAATCGATAAACGTCCTGAATATTATCCATTAGTAGAAAAAGTTCTTGATACAGAAGTTAATCATGTGGATGATAGATTTGATAAAGTGCCTTGGATGCGGGAAGATTTAGTTATTAATTACAATAATGAACGTAAGTATATTACTATAGATCTTCCAGGCTCTTCCTATTTGTGGTCTGAAATGATTACCAAAGAAATTGATGGTACTGTAACAGCTCCTAGTAGAAAAGACTTCTCTATGGATATTATCAAATCTGATGCATTTACTTACGTTAAGAATCTTTTAAATAAAGATATCTTGACTGGTAGTTTAGCTCCTTTTGCATATGAAGTATCTGCAATCATTACTGGTGATACAGATATTAATAAGAAAACTGATGATGATTCATTTGTTGGTGATTTAGCATTCATTGGTCAGGATCTAGATCCTATCGAAATTCCTGGTAAGTTAAAACTAGGTACTACTTATAAGGAATGGGCAATTAATCTTAATATCGCTGTAAACAATGAATACAAGGACCTTTCTTACTATATGCAAAAGACTCTTAGAGATACTTTGGCTACAGAAACTGTATTAAATAATACTATTAAATCAGATCTTAGATCTATTGATAAAGCCCATAATATCGAAGGAATGTTTAAAGGCTGTAAGAGCCTAGCTAATATACCTGGGTCTGATATTATTCATATAGATACTTCTAAAGCTAAATCTGCTCTAGATTTATATGCTGGTTGTAGCTCTGTTGGCACTATCGATGCTAGTTGGGTAGATACTACTAATATTACTACTGCAGAAGAAGCATTTAATGGTTGTTCTAATGCTATCTCTATTGATATCTCTAGCTGGGATACATCTAAGTTTAAAAACATGGCATACATGTTTGAAGGTTGTACGAAATTAGTCAATATTGAAGGTATATTAGATATGAGCTCGTGCAAATCTTATAGAAACATGTTTAGCGGATGTGATAACTTAGTTGGATTGAAAGTAATCAACCCACCAGATGATTTTGAAGAAAAGACTGGTATTAGACATGATCAATATACAGTAGTTTCTAAAACATCTATTGATAAGGACTTTAGATTATCTATTATGATCAATAATGATTATAAAGACTTTACAGGATACTTTGCTAAGAAAGATCCAGATGGAACTATGAATACTATTCCTAATAATATCTTAACAGAGTTAAGAGGTTCTAAAGCATCTAATGTGTCTAGAATGTTTGAAACTTGTTACTTATCAGCAATTCCTAATCTTAGAATTGATACTTCTAAGGTAGAAGATTTCTCTAACATGTTTAACTGGAGTACTGGTATAACAACAATTGATACTACATGGATTGATACATCTTCTGCTACCAATATGAATGGTATGTTTACTGGTACTGGTATTAGAACAATAGATATTTCTAGATTTGATACTTCCAAAGTTAAAGACTTCGGATACATGTTCAATAGATGTGATTATCTAGATACAATTACTGGTGTTATTGATATGAGTAGTTGTACTAATTGCGAAGGAATGTTTGCAGATTCTACTAAACTTAGAAATGTAAAAATCTTTAATCCACCTCTAGACTTTGCAGAAAAATGTGGATTATCTAATGACCAATATGTAATAGTAAAATCTAAATAAAGTATGGAGGAATATTAACGTGGTTAATGATAAATACAAAATCCAGGAAGAGGTTATCTCTAATTCTGAAGAATTGGTATCTTTAGTAGAGGGCCATCCTAATGGATTAAAAACAGAAGTTATTATTAGAGATCATGATACTGGGTTAGAACTATTCCGTGGTAGTAATAAAACTCTCATCTCTGGATCTGAATTTATTGCAATGCGAATGTTTGATCTTCATGATAAATCTTTTGTAACTCCTACATATAACAACCGTTTACAATTAGAAAATACAATCAATAATCCTAATCAAGAAGAGATCTTGAATAACTACTTTGTTCATCTATTCTGTTTAGGTACTTCTGGTTGTAACCGTGAATCTGCTTTAAAATATGAAGTAGATAATAAAAAATGGATTGATCCTGCAGACATGGTACCATTCCAATACGTTCCTGAAGATAAAGATCTTGATGCTGATCAACGCCAAGTATACTTTGGTCGTAAAGCTCTTAAAGATAAAAAGATGGTTGCTTATTACTTTAAAAAGTTTGATAGCGATCCTACAGAACGTAAACAATTAGAAGATGGTACCCCTATTGATGCTACAATTTATGATGACCAATCTGAATTACCAGCACAAATCATTGTAGAAAATACTTTGGTTATTACTAAAGATGACTGCCGTGATTACTTTATTAATACTACTGGTATTAATGATGCTAGATTCAATTGCATCAGCTTATGCTTAGCATACAAAAAAGAAAGCGAAGATGGATATACTTACTATCAAGATATCCGTCCAGCTACTAGAATCAACTTCCCTAATAAGTTCCTAAATGACTTAGGTGCTTCTTGGGATATTATTTACCGTATCTACTTCTAATGCACAAGAATACCCCATAGGATTAATTTCCTATGGGGTTACTTTTATCAATCATCGGACTAAGAAGTAAATTTGAAAAGGACGGTGAAATATATGAGGGACGCATTAAGAGAGATGATTAAAAATCTCGCTTTTGAACGAATCAAATCTGATAATGAGGAGTACGTCAAGTATAGATCTTTCATAAAGAAAAACCCAGAAGATAAGAATTCAGATTATATTATTGAAAGTAAACCGTTAGATGAATATGTAGATGATATCTATACAGCTATAGATATGGCTTTAGAAGAAGAGAAAACAGAAACTATTACATGGGCTGTAATCGTAGCATCATCTATAATTCTTTGTGTTCTAATTTATTCCCTCTTATTTTTATAAAAAGAATGGCCCTACTGGAGTTATTCCAGTAGGGATCATTTTATTTTTCGTATCCAAAGATTTTATTAAAACCATATTCTTCCATATCAAATACTTTAACAGTACTATCATGGAATGTTTTCATTGATTTAAGTTTAATGGTTGCTGGGATTACATAAGTTGCAACACCAACATTTTTAATACCTAATCTAGTAAATAAGTTGCCAGCACATTTATTACAGATGCCTTTTTCAGATTCACATAGACCAGAATATCTAAACTTAACAGTTTTTCCAATATAAGAATCTCTATTATCAGAAGTAAGTTCTACTAATCTGCTACCTTCAACGATATAGCTATACATCCAATCGTCAATATTGTCTTTTGTAAGAGCTACTTCTTTGAAGCGTTTTGTTCCACAATCAGAACCTTCGTCTAAGATAGATAAGTGCTCTAATGCCTTAACGAATATCTTTTCCCATGCACCACCATCAGCAGTTTTCTTAGCACGAGCATAAGGACCACCAGTAAGAGAGTCAGCAAATGCAGCATATTCTTCTGGTTTGATACCAGTAGTTAAATCAGATTTGATTACAGTATATTCGCCATTAGGATTTAATGGGTCTGGGTTTTTAGATGCGCCCTTCATAACAAACATATTTTTGAAGTTATTGTTCCAGTCAATCTTAGCACCAGAATCTATCATATCTACAGATGGATCATCTTTAAGAAGCTTCTTACATTCTTCCAATAATTCTTTTTCAATCTTTTGAGATGCTACTGGATCATGCTCATTTAACTCTTTTTCATATTTTTTAAAGAGTTCTTCTTTTTTCTTAGCAATAGCTTTAGGAATACTCATCATATTTTCTGTAATAGAAGCCGATAAGATATTGCAATAAGGTTGGAACTTTTCTGTTTTCATAACAAGTCTTTTTAATGCATCTAATGGAATCTTATCCTCCATTACTGCATAAGAAACTTGTTTATTAATCTTCTTAAAGATCTTATTTGTAATAGGTTCATTGATATAACCAAATAATTCAAATAAGTCTTGTTCAATAAAGGCTTTATTAAATACCCAAATACCAACAGTGGTTTTGATAATATTAGTATTTTTATTACCCTCAGGACCATAACTTCCTACTGGGATATCTACTAGGTCAAATGGATTGAATCTTCTTTTATCATCAAATTCCCCAAACATATCCATTGCAAAGGATAGTTTAGTACACTCTTCCTCTGTTATATTCAAGAGATACTCAATATCCTTAGGATCAGTTATTCTATTGGATTTCCGCTTTACAACTTTTATTGCCATAAAAGGTTAAACTCCTTTCATTTAGAATCTTTAAAATTATATGAATGTCTCCATAGTATATTTGGATAACTCTGACATTATAGTGACAATTCTTGTCCTTAAATTAGATGCAGATCTATAATCTATTATAAGCAAGAGTTTTTGACCCTACTGTATTATTTGGGGACAACAGTAGATTGTATATTTGAATAATATAAGAAGAACAGAAGGAAAGACTATGAGCACAGGGAATTTCAAAATAACAGTGGAAGACAAAGGTAACTTCCTATATATGGTAGAACTTAAAAAAGGGAGAAAAGAAAAGGCTGTCGAAGTAAGGTTTGGAGCTAGTATTTATAATCAAAATGATGCAGTTCGTCAACGTATTATTGCAACATATGATATGATTTGTGATAATATTATAGATGAGAACTTCATATCTTTCTTAAGAAGCAAACTAGAATTATCTTCTAGAGTAAAAAGTATTGTTCTTACTCTTAGTAAACTAGAGTGGATTATTCAGAACTATAAAGGTATTAAAAAGTCTGCAAGTTAACAATGGATTATATACTATAATTTTGATAAATAAGATTCACTAAGTACTAGATGTACTTAGTGGGTTTTATTTTCACAAACCTGTTTACTTATTATTAATTCTTTTTATTTCAAATATCATAAGGAGGAGAAAAGTTAATGGAATACAATGGCGCCAATGCATATCCAAGGAGTGAAGAATTTGATTATTTCACCAAGTTCGAAATGATTAACTTTGATGAGGAATGCCGTAAAGACCTCACTAATGGCCATGGGTTTATTATTAAAGAACCTCAGCCAATCAACAAAGCATTGAAATCTGATGATTCTATCTTTAGTTCTAAATATGGGAAATCACTACAAGATAAGAATCCTTACTCCAATAGATACTCCTGTAAGTATGGCTGCACTCAAGGTGCCTTCTATGCTGTTCCTGGAGATCAAAATTGGGTTTGTCCTATATGTGGTACAGAAGTTAAATCTGTTGGTGTAGATTTCACTTATTTCGGATGGATTAAAATTAAAGATGAGTTTTGTCTTATTCACCCATTACTATATCTAACAATCTCTAGTTTAATTGGTAAGAATAACTTAGAGGAGATCATCGAACCTGCTGTAGAGTTAGATGCTAATGGTCAACCAATGACTCAATATGACAAACGTATCCTAAAACAAAAATCTAAACGTGGGGGATATGGTAAACGTAAGAAGGCATCTCTAGATACTAGATTTGCTGGTATTGGTTTAATGGGTTTTAGAGATCACTTTGATGAGATCATTGAATACTTCTATAAGAAGAAACCTGCTAAGAAGGAATTCTATGATGAGATTATGAAGGAAAGAGATAAAGTATTTATCCACTCTATTCCTGTATATACCACACAACTTCGTATTGCTAAAGTAGAAAATCATAGATTCACATTCGAATCTACTAATGCTGATTTTAACCTATTAGCAAAACTAGCTGCTACTGTAAACAAGAATAATCTTTCTATTTACAGAAATAAGAAGTATCAAAACCAATTACTATGGGATATGCAATCTAAGTTGACAAACTTAACTACAGAAATCATTGCTATCTTATCTGGTAAGAAAGGCACTTTAAGATCTATTATCTCTGGACGTACTGCATTCTCTGAACGTTCAGTTATTGTGCCTAATCCTAAATTAAGAATGGATGAAATCACATTACCATACTTTGGTTTATGTATCTTAATGCAACAAAGACTTATTAATATTATTAAGAAATCTTATAATATTACATATGCTCAAGCATATAAGATTTGGTACTACGCATCTCTTAAAGTAGATGAACGTGTATTACAAATTATCAATGAATTGATTAATACTAATAGAGTATCTGTATTAATCAATCGTAACCCAACTATTTTCTATCAATCAATTGTATATAAAAGAGTTGTAGGATGTACTCTAGACTATACAATGGGTATTGATGTATATACATTAGATGGGTTGGCTGCTGATTAACAAAATGGTCCCTATATATGGTAACATGTGTAGGTTAACAAGAAAATTGCTTGGACAGGCTAAAGCTATAGATACTACAACATAATGAGCAATCATAAGTGTGAATTGTCGAGGAAACTCTGAAAGAAATCTATAGATGATCTATGCTGAAATAAAAGCCTTATATTGATTTAAAGTGTCTCCATCTTTATAAGGTGCTAAGGGTTGATTATAATGTCTGATAAGCAGCTGTCTTAATAGGCTAAGGCTATTAAGAGGTTCAACGACTATTCCGTAGCGGGAAGTAGGATATAAGCATATCCGAAGTACTTGTCTCCATATATTATGGATGTGAGATAGTCTGCTCTCAATTTAACGATTGAGAAGTTCATAAGAGAACTGGGTGAATTAGCGACTCACTTGAACATAAGGTTTGACGGAGATACATTAAATATTCTCATGCTTTATAATAAAGAATTTAAAGAAGCATGCGAAGCAGTATATTCTCCTAGAAATGCTTTCTGTATTTCTAGAGATGATGGTAAGATGAATCCTTCTATCAATGTATTTAAGGATATTCTTATCAATCTAAACAGTTTGGTTGGTATGGGTAGATATAAATACAACCAAAATCAATTATCTAAAATAGAAGAATTTAAATCTAAATATGGTGCTAGTGTAGAATAAGATAATAGAGATGGGATTAATTTCCCATCTCTTATTTTTTGTAAAAAAATGCTTTCAATTATATACTATAATAATGGAATCGTATTTAAAGATTTAATCATTAAGGAGGAATAATAATGATTCATAGAAGTATTTATCAAATTCCAGAACTTCAAGATGAAATTCAATGGAATGATGAGATCACTGGTGAGTTAAGAAGTGGTATTGTTGGTAAGGTGGAGTATTTAGATAAAACCACAGCATTTGTTTATGTAATTGATTCTTTTGATCTAGAGAATAATAAACAGATAGAACCACAAACAGGAACTCCTGGGCAACCTGGTTTTATGCCTGGATTTACATATGTTGATATCATAGTATTCGATGACAAGCCTAACAATATGGAAGGATGGGCTAGGGATTCCATAAAAGAAAACTATGATAAATATACTGATGGTATCGACTATGATGCTATAGCAAAGGAAGGAAATTAAGAATGAAGTACTACTTATATTTGGAAGCTGAGGATAAGGATGCTATTAGATTTATAATTATGGATATTGTAAATCATTATGTTGGAGGATCTATTAAATATCCAGAATACAGACAATATTGTCCTATGGAAGCTAAGTATGATATAACTCTAACGGAAAGCAATGATTATGTTAGAACTACTTTCCATCTAAGAAAAAATTATAATGATGATAAAAGATTCAAGCTATCCAAGAATAGATATGTAGTTTATGCAAATAAAGTATTAGGCAATAAACGTCCACAGACTAATGAGGAAGTTTTAGATAGATTTAGAGAAATCTGTATTAACTTTGCATGCTACTATATTTATTACTTTGAAGAAGGGTTAGAAATAGCTCCTAAAGATTGTAATACTTATGCTAGATGGAATACATTAAAGCAACCAGTATTTACTTCTAATATTAGAGAAATGGCAGAAGAGTTTGTAGATAGAGTACTATTCTCAGATAGAGGTGAAAAATAATGAAACAATGCTACATACTCACATCAAATGAGAAAAACTTTTTAAAGTATACTATTATTAATACTTTGAGATTAAGTACTAACAGAAAAGGTGCATTTCATTATGCTACTGATGTAGTAATTACTGATAAACCAGAATATGTATCTGTACGAATTACTATTAAAGAACTTAGTAGAAAGTACAGAACTTCATATAATACCTTATTCTATGAATATAAAAAGCATACAGTGACTTGGTTCTATAAGAAAGAAGATGGAGATTATAATAAACTCTTACAAGAATTGACTACCAAAGCTACTGCCAATTATATGAGGTTTGAAAATAAGGTAATCTTTAAGAAAAATAATGCATCTTCTAACTATTCTACTTATACCAAACTATCTGACTGGTCTTCCGATAAATCTGTTCAAAGAATAAAAGCTAATGAACAGATAATGGAAAATTTCCAATATGTCGTTGAATTCATGACTAAGAATGATCCTAAAATATTAAATGAGAAACTCTTGTATAAAGATAACTTGAAAGAAATAGAGTTGACTCCATTTGATAAGGGATTTGAATTTAATACTACGACATAAGAATATCAAAGGCCCTCTTATGAGGGTCTTTATTTTTTTTTTCACATATGGGTAATACACGATCTTATTTTACTTTATAGGAGTTATAAGTTATGGCTAAAAAATATCTAAGCAGAAATGCTAGAATTGCTAAATACAAACCAAAGAAAACTGAACTTAGAGAATGGCTTAGACTTATTAAGTGTAAAGCCATAAATAATAAACTCTTCTTAGATAATGAAGATGATACCAAAGAAGATATAAAATTCGATTTATCAGATATTGGAGTTATCTATTTCAATATAAAAGAAGAACGTTCTAGCTTCTCACCTTTATATGCTTTAAAACTAATATCTACTGAAAAGTGCTATGATATCAATATTAAAGATAGTGGAGTTTATATTGTAGAATTACCTTATACTGATCTTGATGAGCAATTTAGAAAAGAATATCAAGAACTAATCACCGATAAAGAATTCTTATTTGATTTCTTTGCGGATAGATATCTTCCTAATGATTATATGAATCTATTCCCTAATCATCTTGATTGGATCAAATGGATGAAGACTGAACAGTACACAACTTTCTTCTACTATGTACCAGATCAATATAATAGCCTTGGAAGATTACATCATGACGACATCATATTCTTTATAGAAGAATACAATACTTCTAAATTCTATGCCGTAGCTGGTAAGAAGATGTATCTCTTAGATAATATGAGATTCGAAGATGGAACTGGTTATGATACTAGAATAGAGATTATAGGTAGGGAATGTGGAGAAACTTTAGAAGAATTTGAAAAATCTCATAAAAATGACCTATTATACTATTTTCCAATAGAGGATACTACTCTCTCTAACGACCCTTTAAATGATAACTAAAACAATATATCTCCTAAGCCAGATCTAGGCTTAGGAGGTTGAATCTGATTTGTAAAACTATATTATTTTGATTATATACTATAATAGTGAAATAGATGTGAGAATCTATGAATGAACAAATATTTTATTTTAATAAAGGAGTAATAAAATTATGAAACATTTTAACGTATCTTTCGATCAAATTAGCAACATTAATGATTTTCTATCTGATTATTCAGATCTTACTGTATTGGGATATAATGATGATGAATTAACAGTATCTATCAAGGACAAAGTACTTCCAGGGTCGAATAGACCGAATGGAGGTAAGGTTATGAACAATTATTCTTACAGATACCTCGAGGTATCTGTAGATAAAAAAGGCAATGTTACTAAATTTACCGGTTATATTCAGGCCGGGTATGGCTATGAAGAATTTACTAAGGAGTCAGCATTTGCTACTCCATTATGTAAGAAGAACTTTGTAAATATTGATGATCTCAATTTAAAGATCTTCAGTTTTTTAGAAAGACAACAAAAGGCAGTCTAATGACTGCCTTTATTTTTTTTTTCTAAAATTGGTTATAATTATATACTATAATAGTGAATATAGATAAGGAGGTATGAACTATATATGATACAATCTATATTAAAAGAGATTGATGCCCATATGGGCTTGTGGTTTATACCACAATCTAATTTAGTTTTTAACGATAACAATGATATCGTTGAAATAGGTTCAATAACTGATTTTAAAGTTATTGGAGTAATTGATAAGAATGATATTAGTGGTGAGAATATAACTATAGCATTCTCTCACTATGGATTAGATAGTGAGAATCTATTTATCCATCTTATCAAAGAATTCTTTTTTAATGAATTTGGTATTGAAGAGATCATCATAAAGGAAGGTGAAGAAAATATAAATAGATCTCTTTATATTCAGGAAGAAGATGAGAGTAAATTATCTTTGATACTGAAGTTTTATGGGATTGATAAATCTCAATTATCTTCTCTAGTAAATAATGAAGAAAGAACTTATTTTGAATATGTAAAGGATAAAAATTTATTAAGTTCTATTCTAAATATAGATAGAGAAGATATTAATATCTTAAGAGAGGTTACAACTAATAGAGTTCTGGTAATAGAACAAGTTATAACAGATTTTCTTAAGGTAAATTCTGATAATGAAAATTATCTTACAAATCTAAAATCAATCGCTAATGAAAGTGATTGGTATTCTGAGCTAATATCATTATTAGTTAGACAAATCAATTGGAGAAATTGATTATCTTTTAAACTTTATTTAAACATTTAAAACTTTAAAATTACAAGGAGATTAATCATGGAAAAACTTATTAAATTTGGTAAATACGCAATGTCTTTAGTATCTTTATTAATTATCGTATTAGCATTTGCTGCTTGTGGTGGCCCATCCGAACCTAAATCTTATGTGGACGTTACCGCATATGAAATTATTTCTGAGATGACAGATGGTATTCAACCACCTAAAAAGAATGAAAAGCTAACAAATTATCTTAATAAAAATAAAGGTCTAAGAATCAATGGTTATGTATCAGCAGTAAATATCGATGGTGATACAGCAGTTGTTAGCATTGTACCATTTATGCAATATAGTTTAGCAGATGATAAACAAGTTCGTATGTCTGAACGTTTTATTGCTATTGAAGCTGCTAATAAAGACGTTAACTCTGTTATGAAGAACCTTCGTCGTGGCGACTTCGTATATATTGATTCAACATTCTTAGGTTTTGATGATAAAGACAACACAGTTATTCACTTTGCTGGATTCCATGTAGATCGTCAAAAAGCTGGTATTAAATAATTAAACCAGCATTTACAATATAATACTTTAAACAATTTATACTTTAATCTAAAGGAGATTGAAACAATGACAAAAGAAAGCATGACAATCGCTGCATTGATTGCAGAAAGCAAAAAAATTACAAAGAAATTAGAGTCTATTATTAATGATAATAACTTTAGTATCATTAATTACTACTTTGACTTCAATAAATTTATTGGAGCTCAAACAGTTGAGCAAAAAGAAGATTTGATTAAAGCAGATTTTGATAAAATCTGTGCATTGCAAGCTAGATTAATAGCTGTTAATACCGCTCGTATTAAAGCTAATAGCGAAACATATGTGGAAGTTCCAGAACTTCTAGATATTAAACAAATCTTAGCTAAAAAAGTTGCAAGTACTGAAAAGGTTACAATTGCAAACGCAATTCTTCGTAAGAAGTATTATGTAGACTTATTAAAACTTGCAAATGCTATCATTTACAAATACAATCTTGACGTTCAAAAGAAACAAAAGTTTGATGAACAATCTATGATTGCAATTGAACAAGAATTAGATCGCAAATTCCCAGCAGATTCTAAGCGTGCTTATTCTGCAGATGATGTAGATAAAGCTCGTGAAAAAGCTCGTAAAGCAAACGAAGTAATCGTATCCGACCCTATTGGTTTGGTTGGTACAAATGCTTTGACAGAATATGCTACTCAACTTGCTGATTATATTAGTACTATTGATACTATCCTATCTGTAGCTAATGCTTCAACAGTAGTTGAGTTCGAATATTAATAATACTATTTAATAAATGGATTTACCTATTTGCTAGAGAGGCGTTAAAAGTATAAAGGATTTAGGAGAGCACGTTGACTGAGGACCACCGGTTCTTGGCTCTCTAAAAATATTAGAACCACAGGTCTTCATCATATAATAATATTGGAAAATAATGATTCCTCCAATGTATATCCTGTTAAGATATATATTAAAAAGATAAGATGAAGCGACACTTATCAGTTTCGGGGCAACTGATGCAATGTAGCTAGGAGATAGTGAGAATATCTCCATGAACAATAAACTGTAAAATTTAAAAACTTTTAAAAGCCCCATCCTAAACTTTTAACTCTTTAGCCCTGGCCACAGGCACTGATAATAATGGAGTGGCATTTTAAATGACAAAAGATTTAAATATTAAATCTTTAAAAGTCTAATCGGTAAAATAAATCTATACTCAACACACAAAGAGACCGTGAAGAACGGCTACTGAGTATCTAAGTCCACTTAATACACTCTTGTATAGTCGCTAACTTTAGCAAATAACAAATTCCAAAAATAATTTAAATACAATGGTGATTAAAACAATTCCTCCCAGAATTGGTTTATTCATATTATACTCCTTGATGTTAATAATATAAACATCACAAACACTTTGTTTAAATAGTCGTACTGAGTCGTACTGACGTACCTTTGTTTATGTGGCTCTATTTAAATCGTTTAGAGCCTCCATTGATAAAATACAAACAACAAATAAAAATAAACCACTGCACTCAATACACTCTCTACTCCAGCAGTGGTTTATTTTTTGTTTTCATGTATTCCAGAACAGAAAAATACATCTCCAAGCTTTCAATAATAATTTCTTAAAGATGTATGTTTTTCATAATAATTTAAATCTCCTACATTATGAGCATACCTGTTGCGGGTATGCTCATATTTCTATATCATCATAGAAATAGAGAAATTTAAAAAATTGAAAAAAGTGTAAAATTTTGAAAAATGAAAATTTCATGAATTTCTAATTCTCTTAATTTAACCATATAAGGTTAAATTAGGATTTTCATTTCTTTCAAAAATGCCAATCTAATATGAAAAATAATAATATATTATAAATAAAAACGAGTATTTACTTAGTACTCTACCTTTAGCATTCAAAATCGTTAGATTTTGATTCTAATGGTTAAGACTTAATAGTCTACTTGAAACCGTATCCTTACAGTAGGATTTAGACTTCGAGTATTTATAGTGGGGTACGGGGGTATAAGCAATTTTGCTACCCCTAGGGCAATTGGGAAATCGACCCTATAATAATAATATTTTATTCCAAAAGGAGAAAAGAAATGGAAAATTATTTGAAACTAATACCTGTAATATTTGAAGAACTCCAAGAGGGAAATTCAATAGTTAATGATCTAGAATATGATTATGATATTCATAAGACAAGAGATACTGAATTTGGATTGACTGTAGAGATATATGATATCCTATCTGATAAAGAATTTCTATTCAATATTCCTGTAGGAGAAAAGGATTTCAATATTAAGTATATGGATAAGTTTATATCTCTAGAAGAGTTAGAAGATAAGAATTCTGATTATTATAAAGAGACTACAAAAGTTCTATATGATATCTGGGAATATTTTGATAATGTAAATATGATCTGGTAAGGAGATATTAAATGTATCCATGTCAAAAAAGAGATAAATTATTCAGTATAAATCCAGATAGGTTATTAACTGAATTAGAAGTATTGGAACTAATAGAGGTAGGAATAATTCCTGATGATTGCAAAGAGACCTTCTTCTCTAAATTGAAGAAAATATTATTTGGTGGTAAAAAGAAGAAGTATGATTATGATTATCATATCATAGTAGTAGATGAAGATATTCATTACTATTACGATATAAAGATTCTTCATTCATTATATGATGCAATGTTATATTGTGATGAACTTACTAAGAATAACAAACTCATGGTATTCTTATATTCTGTTCCTAAAGGTAATAAAGAACCTCTTTGTGAAAGATGGTCTGATAGAAAGCTTATGAATATGCTATGCTGTTATAGGCAATGGAGACATAGTAAAGCTGCTAAAAGAGTAGAGTATATGAGTCAAGCTAATAAAGAATTAATAGAGTATATCTTGAAAGAATTACCATCTAGAATTGTTGAAAGAATGTAATCAAAACCAAACAGAGAAGAGAGAGGAATAATTCCTCTCTCTATCTTTTTGTAAAAAAATGATTATGATTATATACTATAATAATGATAGCATGTATATCATTAGAACAAAGCTATCTATTATTATATTTATTTTTTATATAAGGAGATTTGAAATGAAAAGAACAAAGAAATATTTATTGATGCAATTGAAGTTTAAACGTGGTAAGGAATATGGTTATGAAAATTGTGGTATAGATAAAGACGATACCCATTACCAACCAAAACTTATTGAGAAATTTAGTTTGGAAGATAGTGATTATATCGATTACTTAGTAGAACTTATTAAACGAAATGATTCTATTAAAGGTAGAAAATATGATACTATGTATTATTTAGTAGAAGGATCTTTCTATTATAGTCAAGATAAAAAGAAGTTTATTAGTAGAGAATATCAAGAAACTTTAATGGAAGATTTCTTTGATACTGATGAATATATCTTAGCATTAGGTAAATCTGAAGTATTGAAAGGTGTCAAACCAAATAAGTTATCTACTAATATCCATATCAAATACTCTAATTTAATCCAACCATATCATTTTACTAAATTAGGTATCTATAGATTAGATCCAATGACATTAGATGATATCAAAGAATCAATAAATTCATTAATGTTTGAAGACTCTATTTCTACACTAAACTCTTGTGAAGATGAGATTAGAGATTGTTTAAAACCATTAGATTCGAAAGCTATTATGAAATCTTTTAAAGCATATAAAGATGCTAAACTTAAATTATTTGAAGAGTTAAATAAGCTAGTATCTAAATTAGATGATGAAGGATTTTATAAATAATAGGAGGAGTAGATATGGATATTATAGATAAGAAGTATGAAGGCTTGTATATTAATAAAGAAACAGGAGAACGAGAAAATGACTACAGAAAATAAAAGATTTATTGTTCCAAATCTTCGTAGAGCTAGAGATATCGAAAAACTGAAAGATCAATTTTGTAATGAGAAACTATTAGGTTCTATAGTTGATCTTATGAACAAAGCATCTTCTAATGAAAATAAACTTAAGATGAAGGAAGCTACTGAAAAGTTTAGCAAAAGATTCTATGATGATATTGTTAATAAATTAAGCAGCACTATCAATAATCAAGCTAAACCATCTGATTCAGATTCTATATATTATATTATAGGCATTAATTATTATAGAAACAATGCAGAATTGACTTCTAAAGATTATGTAGTGTATCCTCCTAAAATCGTTAATAGTATTGAAGGTAATTATAAAAGTGCATTAAGAGCATCAGTCTATACAATGGAAGAAACAGAAGATAGATTAAAAGATTCTTATATGAAACAAATTTGTTATCCTATTAAAGTAGATGAAACTATATTAGGTGGTATACAAGATGGATCATTATTTAATAGGGAAGAAAATATAGGAAGAGCAAAAGAAGTATTAAACTCTGATGAATATATAGATGCACTAATAAGCTCTGACACTTTCAAATCTTTAGATGAAGAAAGTTTAGAAAATAGTATTTATCTATTATTAACGGATAATCCTATTGATCGGATCAATGCTAAATTGAAGAAGATGGAAGACAGGCATGAAGAAGAGCAAATATTAGAATCTTTAAAACTATCCACAGCTAATGTGAAAGGAGAACTCTATAGTGTTATCTGTTTAATGCTGAACGTAATTGATGAATATAACTGTTATAGAGATAAACCTTCTATCAATAGAACATTGGATATACTTAATCAAATAAATAAAGAGTTATCTAATATTGAAGAAGAATTAAATGATATGACTCTTAAATCATTTACAGTAGATGATATTAATACTGAACGATAAGTTATTACAAATAGGGGGATTTAAACTATGAATATTATACAAGATTTTGAATACGGTTTCAGTAGAGAAACAGAAATCAATTATCTTATTATGCAATTGAATTTCTTTAAAAATGGAGGATATAATCAATTCATTAATTTTAGAGAAATTACTAATAATCAAAATGCATTCATTCCTAGAATCGAAGGGTATGATTATGGAGATTATGAATTTGCAGTTCGTTATTGTATCAAGTTAAATGAAAATTATAGGCATGTGGTTGATAACGAATTTGAAACTATTCACTATCCTATCAAATTTACAGAGGATACATATGACGATTTAAGATCTGGTAAATTATTCTCTAGAATAATGCAAGAGGATTTAATGAAAGACTTCTTTAATTCTAAAGAATATATTGATGGACTAGCCGAAGCTATCAAAGAAGGGCATATTTCTGTAGATACTTTATTATCAAGTGTTCATACTAGATATAAATTAAACTTTACTCCTGATGATTTAAGAAAGTTAGGAATCAAAGATATTAATTATAACTATCTAGATTCTATCGAAGCAGTATTGAATAGCATCGATGACGTTAAGCGTTTATTAGAAGAATATAAAGAAAGAGAAATCAATTGTATCCTATCTCCTTCTAAGGAAGAATATAATGTAATGAGAATTCTAGTAAATACTCTAAGAGTAGATCTTGGTAAAGTTATGAAGAACTGTGTAGAATATGAAGAAAAGCCTGGTTATGATAAAGATGAAGTTGTTAAAGCTTTTAAAAATCTAAAAATTCCAGACGAACCTGTACTCTAGGAGGTATTATGGAAAAGTATCAATTGTATATACTACGTTTAGAAGATGCCAAGATTATTCCTTCTAAAATGTGGTTTGATGATATCTATACTGCAATGGAGTATTGTGTATTAAAGAATAGAGCTCAAGTAGAGCTTAATGTAGAGCAGTATTACTATTTCTATTTCTTAAACACATCATACTTTGATAATGACGATCAGATTCAAGATGAACTTGGAGATAGAATTAGATTTATTATTGATATGGAAAATAATTTAAGTGATAGACTTAGATCATTGAGATCTAAGTCTTTAGAAGTTTTAGATAATAAAAACAAGGAGAATTAATATGAAAGTTACTGAAGCTATGCTAAATAGTATTGACCGTTTAATGACAGAGTGGAGTGCTGTTACTATCAATGATATGAATGATGACTTCATCTACATGAATATCTGTGATAAGGTAGATATAGGAGCCATTCTTCCTAGTGGTAGAGTTTTAACTAATAAAGATGATAATGGTTTTAGGAGTTTGAATTTTAAAATCAAAGAATCTGGTGAGATTTTAGACTTTAGAGGATATATTAATACAAAGAATGGTTTGAATGAATACTTTGAATTAAACTCTGTATATGCAGTTCCTCTATATAAGAAGACTCATCTTACATTAGAAGAATTAGAAAAGATTGTAACAGATTATATTGTATTGAAAAAGAAATAAACTTGTATTTATATCAATGGAGACTAAAATTATGAAAAGCACAATATACACGATTTACTTATATGATTTTGATAAGAAAACATTTACAGATCAACAATTCTATTTCAATAATGAGAAAGATGCATTGAATTATTGTCTCATGCATAATATAAACTTTATTTTATTAGGAATAAAAGATTTATATATCCATATTGAATGCGAAAAAGATTTAAAAGAAGAGGATTTAAATAAAATGCTAAAAGACTATGCTGTCTTTTACAAAGACATTGCATTTCAAATTGTAAAGAGATGTAATAATATTCAGGATTCTCTAAAAGAAGAAGAAGTAGTTTAAAGCTACTTCTTTTTTTGTAAAACTCCTTTAAATCAGTTATATACTATAATAGTGAAATAGATGTGAGAATCTATTATTAATCCATTTAGTATTTATTTTTAGGAGGAAACAAAATGGAAAAAGAATTAACTTTTAAAATCTACAAGCTTGAATTAGCAACTGGCAAAATCCATGAATGTTATAGAGAATTTGAATCTATTATGGATGCAAAAAACTTCTGTTTTACATTAAATACAAATAGTGCACAATATGAAAACATTAAATGTTTTTATTTTTATAGTTCCTATAGCGATTTTAAAGCATTTAGCTCTCAAGATACCTTGAGAGATATTGCATTGAACAAGCTTGAAGTTTGGAACGATGAGTTAAATAAGCTCAAAGCCTTGTATATGGTGACTACTAAGTCATTATTGATGCAAGGTGGCTTAAATAAAAAGGAAGCAGTTTAATACTGCTTCTTTTTTTTGTAAATATCACTATATTCAATTATATATTATAGTAGTGAATATAGATTGTGTTATAAATTTAATAGGGCCCTGTGTGGCCCTATATCTCTTTTTTATTTTTTTTTGCTTATTTCAACCACATCTCTATAATAGCGAGGTGACCTTATGGAACAGAATGAAATTAAAGTATTATCTAATGATGATATACAAGAACTTGCAGGTAAAAAAGATCTTGTTAGATTAGAACTTAGTAAAAGTTATGAGCATAATTTAAAAACGAATCTTATTGTCCCATCAGTAAACCAAGCATATTCTTGTTGTGTAGAATATATGAGAGCTTGGTTCTTTGATAAATTTGGAGATAAATTCTTTAAGACTCAATGGTTAGATAGCGAGCATATGCTAAACCCATTTAGACGTAGAAGAACTAAAGATTTAGTAGTTGTAAATAAACCAGCTGTAGTTATCACTCCTGAATTAGATATGAACTTCAATAGAGAAAATATTGATCTTCATAATATGGGTATGCTTTTATATACTAACCGTTGTACTTATAAAGATGCATGGTTTGTGGATAGAGATAAATCATTATTCATTTCTATGACTATGGAAATGCTTATGATGAACTTTAACTATAGAATGAAGTTTAATGGCAGAGGTATTCAATTAGATATTGCTAAGATGTGCCAAATGGCTTTTAGAGCTGGTGGTACACAAAAGCACTATAATGATATAGATTATCCTCTTCCTAAAGAACTTATGAATCAATTAGCAGAAGATGCTTTGGGTTTATGTATTAGAGATGGGGATATATTAAATGTAACTAGATTCTTACACTACGTTAATTCCCACTCTAGATTACCAGTATTATATAAATTTAATGCTGCAACTCATAATATGGAATACTTCCTCAAAGTGCCACAGACAATTGTCCATATTAAGACAAATGAAATATCTATTGATGCAGGTAATGATATTGGTATGGCTAAGTCTGATTATGGTGTATCTTTTGATACTAATGTAAGATTCCCAACTCCTAAATTCTATGCTTATTATTCCTTAAAAGTTAGAGACAATATTCAATGTACTACTCTTGACAAAGCTTCTGCTTTAACTTCATTAATGAATGCATCTAGAATACCTCCTCATAATGAAAAGGGATGGCAATGGAATATTAAATCTGAATATGAGTTTACTGATGAAAAAGAAGTTCAAGATATCAAAGATGGTAAACTTATGAAGATTAAGTTTGATGGATTGATTGGTGATCTTAGAGATATTATAGATTACACAAAATCTATAGCTATTTCTCCTGAAGTATTCTTAGATATTAAGATCTATAACTCATTTGAGTTTGTAGATACTGAGATTGATTGGATAAACTTCGAAATCAAATTTAAACAACCATTGAAATCTACAATGTGTTATTTCATAATCTATATAGATAATAACTACTTGAATGAACACTTGACTCAATTGAGAGGATACATGGAACAACGTGTAAATCCTTCTCATAATGAAATAGGTCCAGAATTATCTCATGATACTAAAACTATGATTTGGTAAAATAACCCCTAGAGTCTAATATGGCTCTAGGGATATCTTTTTCTAATAAATGATATAATTATATACTATAATAGTGTAGAGTATGAATAAACCCCCACATAGTAAGTACTCCTACTATGCGTTAATATACTAAAACACCCCCTATTAATATATCACCACTCCACACCCCCCTTGATATATTAATAACTAACAACCAACCATTCATACTCTACACCCCCCATTTTATAGTTTACGACGTTTATCAGATAATTCCTTATGAGGTATAGAACCATTATGTAGCTAGAATGAATTTGATAAATTAAGTACTATAGATTAAGGCGCATATGCTTTAATCTAGAACATTAAAACAGGTTTTGTAGCCAAAATTAATAATTTTTTGTAATTTGTAAGGAGAAGTACAACAATGGTAGGAAAAGTTATTGATGTAAACATTGCAGAACAATCTCGGCAAGATTTACAAGACTATGCTATCTATGTAGCAAGAAACCGTGCTATCCCAGAAATGGTTGATGGTTTAAAACCAGTTATTCGTAGAATATTATGGTGTGCAGCAAATGACTTTAAAGGCCAAGGATTTATTAAGACTTCGAATATCATGGGTCAGGTTATTCGTAAATACAATCCACATGGCGATGCATCAGTTCAAATGGCGATCAGAAATATGATCAATGACTTTGCAACCAAATATCCTACAATGGAAGGTTCTGGTTCTTGGGGTTCTAAAGCAAATCCTAATCCAGCAGCTCCACGTTATACAGAATGTAAAATTAGTAAATTTGCAGTAGATGTATTCGCCAGAGATATCTATGAAGATAGAAACTCTACAGACTGGGCTGATAACTATGATAAAAGAGCTGAAGAACCATTATATCTTCCAGCAAGAATCCCAGCATTGTTAGTATTAGGACAAGTTGGTATTGCCGTTGGTATTAAATCATCTATTCCATCTCATAATCTTGGTGAAGTAATCGATACTACTATTGCTTTGATGAAAGATCCTAAACATAAATTCTGTTTAATTCCAGATGAATGTATGTCTTGTGAATTATTAGATACTGATTGGCAAAAGATAAATGAAACTGGTAATGGTACTTATATTGCTCAAGGTATCATTGAGACTGGAGAATATCAAGGACATCCAGCATTATTTATTAAATCTTTACCAGACTTTACTTATTTTGATTCTGTAAAAGATTCTATTGTAAAATTAGTAGAAACTAATAAGATGCCATATATTCATGACCATATCTCTAGAACAAAAACGGTTATGGTTAAAGGTGAACGTATTACAAACTTTGATGAAGTAATCACTCTTAAAAAAGGAACCGATCCTAACTTCGTTAAAGAATATTTATATGCCAATACAGCTATTAGACAAACACGTCAAGTACGTCTTATCGTAATCAAAGACAACAAACTTTGTTCTATGAACTATAGAGATTACTTGTTAGGCTTTATTAATTTTAGACGTATGACTGTAACAAGACGTTTAAATTCTTTACTTCAAAAATATAAGACTTCTATTCATGAAAGAATGTTCTTATTGCAAGTTCTCTCTAAGAAGAAAGAATTAGATACTATCATTGCTACTATTCGTAAACAAAAGACTACTGATAATCAAGCATTGATTGACTTCATGGCTGATAAATTAAAGATTACAAATCTTCAAGCTAAGTATCTATTAGAAACTGGGTTGAATAGACTTACTGAAGGGCATAGATTGCGTTATGAAAGAGAATTGAAAGAGCTTGAAGCTAAAGTAAAACAAATCATGGATATTCTCCTTCATACTAATAAGATTGATGAACTTATTATTCAAGAAATGCTAGAGATCAAAGCTAAATACAATACTAAACGTATGTGTCGCATCATTTCTAAATCCGAAGCATCTGGTATCGCTCCAGGTACATTCAAGCTAGTATTTACTAAAAATAACTATATCAAGAAAATTGGTGAGAATGAAGAAGTAGGTTCTTTGAATAAAGATGAAGTAAACTTCGTTATCAAAGTAGAGAATGATGAAGATGTAATCATATTCTCTTCTATGGGTAAAGTATTTAAAATGCCAGTTCATAAAATTCCAATTGCAGCCAAAGGTTCTAATGGTGTAGATATTCGTGTATTAAACAAATATGCTACTTCTAATATTGCTTGTGCTGCTAGAGAATCTACTTTAAAGAAATTAGTTGATTCTAAAATGCACAACTACTTATTCACTGTAAGTAGAAAAGGATTTATTAAGAAGATCGATATTGCTGATATCTTGACAGCTCCTCCATCTGGTATTATTTATAGTAAACTTGATGAAGGGGATTATATTAAAGATATTTTATTCGGTCCAGACAAGATGGATCTATTAATCTATTCTGGTTCTAAGGTTCTTCGTATAAGTTCTAAAGAAGTTCCATACTTAAAACGTTCTACAAAAGGTAATAGAGCATCAACTGCTTCTAGTCTTATTGATGGTATGAGCTTCGTATTGCCTCAAGCTACTAGTTTAATTGTAGTAACTAAGGATGGTTATGTAAATAAATTATCTTTAGATATTATCAAACGTTCTAACAGAGGTAAAGCTGGTATTAAAGTAATCAAACTTAAGAAAGATGATTCTATCTTAAATATCTGGCCTTGTGCAGAAGATGCAATATTATTATCTTATCAAGGTAGAAAGAATGAAGAAATTCCAGTAGTTTCTATTAAAGAAGGAAGTACTATTGGATCTGGTGAAAGATTATTGAAATCTCCAACTAGAGTCGTATTAACTTATCTTTAAAAATAACTAATTTAGGATATGGATTAATTTCCATATCCTAAATATTTTTTTGGTTATATACTATAATGGTGATGAGGTAGTAGTATACAACTAACATTGAACTACTCATAGTAAACAACTTTGTTTTAAAACTCGATTTGGGTATATCATCGGTAGAAAACTGACTCCCTAATAATAGCTTTACGACCGATGATATGTGTAAAATTAAAAATATTATTTCATACTAATCCTAATACAAAATGCTAGTATGAGCTTTTCTCGCAACAAAATTTCTCTATTGTTTTTGTAGGTTGAAGTATGAACATGGTAGAGAAGCCTTTCTGAACAAATAAATATAACCATTAAAAGAAAGCTCATAATAGATTCTCACTGAAACTTTGTTAAAATGAAATCTATAACTGTATCTAACATTCTAAAATCAACAGTTATAGATTACAAATATCATTATTTGTTAATACTATGAGTTCCCTTATAACAACAATTACAATCCAAACAAATCATATTATACTACTATCTCATCTTTCCCAATGAACACTCCTACTAGCTTCCCACTAGTAGGAGTATCTTCATTTTATTTCTCCTTATTAAAATAAAGAGGTACCCCTATACCTCTTTATTTTTTTTTATCAAATGCATAAATTGAGTATAGGAGACATTCATATAATTGGATAGGAGGTATGCTGAAACAATGCCTAAAAAACAAAATTTTAATACAGAAGCTATTCTCAAAGGAGTGTATCCTATTATAGAGAATAGTATGAATAAGAATATGATGGCATGGAAGAGATGTATGTCTAGCTTTATTCAAAAGAGAAATGAAATGCTCTTCGATACTATGCCTTGTGATAGAATCTTATATAGAGACAATGATAAAGAAGAATTATATCAAGCTCTAAAGATTACTATGAATCAAATTAAAGAAAAGATGCAAGATACTTATTATGCTAGCATTCTTCACTTTAAGCCAAACTCCGCTAAAGATGATCTAACTATAGTAGCTCTTTGTATTGTTAGATACTTTTCTTTAAAGAAAGATAAAAAGAATTTAGAATTAGCCAATATATACTTAGCTTTCTCTGCTAAGTTCTATCCATTGGTACATTATGAATTCTTTAAAACTGTTGCACCATCTAAGTATAGACACGTTATGGAATACGTTATCAATAATAAGCTCTCTCAAAAATTCGATTTAAAATCTAAGGGAAGCGTTATTGGTGCAGTAAAATCTATTAATGATACTTGGGCTAATTCTTATACAAAGATGCTTAAAGATTTTGATGATGAAGAAGTTGTATATGTAATAGAGCAGTTATACAACCGCATCAAATCTTTTATGAAAAATATTGCTACTCTTTATTATGAAGCATATAAGAAGAGAGAATATATCACTTATGAAAAAGACCAAATCCCTGAAGAAGGATCTGGAGATAGTACTTTTAATCTAGCTACTAACGATTCTTTCAGATTGCAACAATATGTAGAGAAAACAATGGAAAGAATCAATACTTCTCAAGTAGACTATAAAACTTGTACTATGTGTGCAGATGCTAATGTAAAGACTGAAGAAGTTAGAAGTATCTTTGAAAGTATTTTCAATAATGGTAATAATGTTTCTCTTGTTAAAGAGTTAATCACTCTTATGATAGCATCCTATATGGTTCAAGCTACAAATAAAGATGTAGCTTCTATAGCCTTCTTTAAATTCTCTACTCAAGTAAAACCTAATACTAAAGATGAAACTCTTATTAGGATTAAAGATATTATTGAAGAGATGCTTAATGATAACTCTTTACAATATAGAAAGAGAAAGCATAGGGTTGCTACAAAACTCTCTTATCAAAAAGCTTTCCTTAAATATTTTGCATTTATGATTATTAACGCTAATAAATAGAGGTATACGATGATTCCATTAAATGAAGTTTACTTCGGTAAAACAAATGAAGTTCTTTGTATTGAAGATCTTCTTATGAAACTTAAGAAGAAATATGCTAAAGATCAACCATTGAAAGATTATAAGACTTTCAAAACTATGGTGAAAGACCCTATTCTGAAAACTATTGAAAAACAAATCTGTGAAGCATTTGGTTTCAATGGTGTAATTCTTACAATCAATCCAGATCCTACAATCAATGCTTACACTATTCCATTTGTATTAGATAGAATGAGTGATAAAGCCTATGACACGAATGACAAAGAGCATGAGTTGGATAATCTTAAAAACTACGTTTCCATAACTTCTCGTGGAGCTAAATTTGATAAGAAAAGATTCCCAGTAAATCTTTTAGTTTGTTTAAACCTTGGTGCTATCTTTACTAGTTATATTACTATTCCAGAATTGATGTCTTTCATTCTTCATGAAATTGGTCATACATTCTCTAAAGCTATTTTAGATAGAAATACTAAGTATGGTAAAGTAGATGAAAAGTTCGCAGATCAATTTGCAGCAATGTATGGATACTCTTCTGAATTATCATCTGCATTTACAAAACTTGGACCTCAAGAATATAAGATCACTAAGACTTTAAAACAAGTTCCTATTGTAAATATCTTAGTTGGCATTGGTAAGATTATGGATGATCTTTCTATGAGAGCAAATATCTATGATCCTCATCCTTCTAACCGCAAACGTGTTATCTATCAAATCGAACAAATTGAGCATGAATTAAAGAATACAAAAGACCTAGATCCTAAGATTCGTAAAGAATTAGAAGAGCAATTGGAAATTTGTAAACAACAACTAGACAAGTTTGATACTCCTACTGAAGATGATACTGTAGCAGATAAGATGCTTAAATATTATAATAGAAACCTTACTAAGTATCATGCTGGTGAAAAAGATACTGATGAAGTAGTTGGTAAATATGGTAGTACAGATTTGATCAATC